AAAGTGAACAGGAAGAAGAAGATGGTGAGGAGGAAAGTGAACAGGAAGAAGAGGAAGAGGAAGAGGAAGAAGAAGATGGTGAGGAGGAAAGTGAACAGGAAGAAGAAGTTGAAGAGGAAGAAGGAGATGTAGAAACTGAGGAGAGTGGGGAGGAAAGTGAAGAAGAAGAGGAACAGGAAGAAGAGGAAGAAGAAGAGGAAGAAGAAGAGGAAGAGGAAGAAGAAGAGGAAGAGGAACAGGAAGAAGAGGAAAAAGAAGAGGAAGAGGAACAGGAACAGGAAGAAGAGGAAAAAGAAGAAGATGTAGAAACTGAGGAGAGTGGGGAGGAGGAAGATGATGAAGAGGAGGAAGTTGAAGAGGAAAGTGAAGAAGAAGAGGAAGAAGAAGATGGTGAAGAGGTCGAAGAATATGAATACAAAGGGACAAAGTATTATGTCACCAATAGCAAGAATGGAACCGTTTATGAATGCCTAGATGACGATGATATTGGTGACGAAATTGGAACAATGAAAAATGGAAAATTGTTTCTTCACTAATAATATATACAATTAATACAATATTTGATAAAAATGTCCCTTAGATCATTGTGTCCACCAGCATTAATATATTTAGTATTCTCTTTCACACAAATTATAATAGACACATACAACCAACAATTAAACAAAGCCTTGCTTAAATCAGGGATAACAGTTATTTTCACCCTATTATTGAATTACTTATGTTCTCTTGGTTTAGGCGTAGTGTCTTGGATATTTGTCTTCATCCCATTTTTACTGATGGGTCTCATCATAACAATCCTTCTGTATTACTTTGGATTAGACCCAGCTACTGGACGCACAATGATAAAATATGATGACGGTTATGGACCTGCACCCAAAAAGCCAATTGATCATCGTGCTCAAGTAGAAAAAGAGAACATTGTTAAGCGTGCTCAAGAAGATATGCGCAAAGATGATCTTCATAAGAAAACTCACGAAGACATCGCAGCACATATGTCAGATGCATCCCGTCACGTAACCACACACTCTAGTTCAAAGAATACACATGCACCAGCAGAACATGCAGCCCCCGCATATTTCGACAACGTAAATGATTCAACTGTAAATACTATGGTGGAAATAATAAAAGCCAAAACTAGTTAAAATCGTATTCTGTAATATTTACTATATAATACGTTTCATTCCAACTATAAGCGATTACAATAACAAATAAATAATGTGCATCCTAGATTTTTTATATCATAATGCAATTGGTGCAACACTTTCTCTCTGTACATTTCTTGGACTAGAGTATATTTCTGATCCGGATCATTTTATTGAGCGCATTTCTGGATATAAATCTAGTGTATTTGTTTGGACAGTAGACAAAGTAATTGCGTGTAAGATGCTATATGATGACCATATCTATCCAGCATTCATAGAAACATATGAGAATACCATTCTAGATAAGAGCGGTCCACAGTGCATTACATTAGGTAAGAGACAATATGTACCATTTCGTATTACGACGAAGGATAAAAACACATATTACCGGAAGAGAGAAACACCCAATGATGATAATGCTCGATACTGTCCTAATATAATTAGTGCTGAAATAGAGATTAATAATGAAACAACTGATATTTATGAACCACTCAAGTATTTCTTTATCAATGGGAACACTCTAGACCATGCATTTGTAGTAGACTATATGAATAAATTCCATGATGTAGAAATTGATGATGATGTAGAATATACGATTAACATGATTGATCACGAATGTAACTTTATCAATTGTTCACCTCTCCAATATATCGAATGTAAAGAAGGAAATATTGGTGTTCATAGTAAGATAGAATAATCAGCAATATTTTACGCGTAAAGAATATAAAAATTGATCGGAAATACATACTATAAATGGCTTCTATCAAACAAGAAACCATGGCGACATCTTCAAGCGAGGGAGCAGCATTTCATCCACTATATGATACATGGACAATGTATGCTCACCTCCCTCATGACACGGATTGGTCTGTCCATAGCTGTAAAAAGTTGATAACTTGTAAATCAATCGAAGAGGCTATTACACTATTTGAAGCAATCCCAGAAAAGATGGTACAAAACTGTATGTTGCGAATGATGAAGCAGAATATTCAACCCGTCTGGGAAGATCCTAAGAACAAAAATGGTAGTTCTCTTTCATTCAAGGTCCAAGGGCACTCAGTATATCGTGCGTGGAAAGAGCTATGCTATGCTATGGTCAGTCGGACGATTTCTCACGAACCAGACATTTTGTCAAAGATTAATGGTATATCTATATCACCAAAGCGGAACTTTAGCATTATTAAGATCTGGCTAGAGGATCATTCGGTAAAGAATATGAAGAATATCAAGGATCTTTATGCTATGAATGAACAGAATGTCATTTACAAAGGACACGGTAACTAAGTTAGAAATAAATAAAATAATACTTATAATTACCTTACATAAGAGGTTATTATAAATACATATTCAAATCATCATATGAGTATGCGGTTTTGAATGTTTTACAAAGTATAATAAATTTTTATTCAAACTGAAAAATCCGATAGTGATCGATGTCTCTGACGAAAAATTCGTGTGGGAAGTTCAACAAATCCTTCATATACATTTTTTTCAATGATGTCAGAATGACTAATATACTGACATATGGTGTCTAGTATGTCATCAGACAAGTAATATTTTTCTAATAGAATTTTTCTCAGAATTTTTCGCGAAGAAACAGTCATACTGCCTATACTACTCTAGTAAAATAATATTCCCAGAAATAATAATAGTAGCGAATATAATAATGTATTTTTATTTATGCATTATTATATTTATGAATTATAATATTTATTCATTTACAAACACCAAAACATAAATATCCTACTGACTGGGAACGGGTGCCAAACAAAGCTTAATATCTCCTAAGGATGCAACACTATAACGGACAACTAGTGGTATATCATTTTCCAACATTAGTTCTATAGAGTTGCATAGATTAGTGCATTTAATGAAGTAACTCAAATACTTTAGCGGGAATTCACCTTGGATCACTTTAGTGGTATCCTGTTTTTTCACGTATTCGAGATTTCCATCACATTCAGAGCGTCGTATCTGAACTGTAGCAAATGGTCCTGCTAGACTGAATATTAGCTCATCGCCAACACATTTGATCTCTAGTCGATCTGATAATGCAGAGAGATCTCGGACGATCTTTTGAAAGTCGCTTGATGGAAGAGTAATGACAGAGGAGAATTTCACATCAGGCACTTCAAGTTCCTCGTGATCGGGCTCAATGAGCTTCAGAAGCTGTGTCTTGCATTGTTTGATATCGCCATTCTCAAAGCGAAGACCAAGATAGTTTACAATACCGTCACAATAATGATCCTCTTGGATGTAGATAGTGAGGGTATCATTGTTATCGATACTATTTATCAGTTTAAACAGGTGGAACATATTCACGCCGACTACAATCTTTGGAAATTTACAGTAGTAGTGTTCAAAATTTTCAGCTTTGAGATGAAGATGAACCAAGATAGTATGGGATTTGTCCATATTGATGATGCGAATACCGTCGGGTTGAAATGTGATGTTCGTCTCCAACAATATATCTTTCAATGCAGTCATTAGTGTGCGAAATGGTGCAATTTGCACAGTTTTGATTTCTAATACATTCTCGGGCATTATCCAAAATAGAAGCTTGTATATTCAATAAATAACTTATTTATATGGCGCGTTTATTCTTTAACTTGATGAATATAATTATATATATATATATTAAAAATGCGTCTATCACACGTATTTATGGTCTAAAATATAATAGGGAATGTGAAATATTTACATCAGGGTAGTATCGTAAGGGTAGTATCGTAAGGGTGCTTATTCAACTTCAACTTCAACTTCAACTTCAACTTGGAAAACATCTTTGATAATTATAAACAATATCAAACATATTTTGTGTTAAAAATCTTGTACTGAATATGTATATATGAGTGATCCACACGTATTTGACCCCACACCAGTTGTCTTTACACGCAAAAAGACGCATATTGCACACCCCGTATCACAGCATACTATCAAGCAACGTAAATTAGAAAATGGAGATATCACAAAACAAGAGATTATACCAAAAAAAACATCTCAAATTCTACAACAAGGACGTTGTGCAAAGAAATTATCACAAAAAGATCTAGCAACACGACTTCAAATACCAGTGAAGACAATACAACTCATTGAACAAGGAAAAGCACCAAAAAACCGCGCATTATGGCAGCGAATTGCAAGATTTTTAGGAGTTACAATCTAATTACATTTCATGCTTGTTGAGATAAAAGTCATACATACCTTTATAATAGAAACAATCATCCGAAACCTTTGACTGTTTTCCGATAAAATACTTAATGAACGTAGCAACATATTTTTCTTCGCTATCTTTTTTATTCAATCTTAATTTGTATCCGTTTGTCCTTGTAAAAATATAATACCATTTGTCACTCTTAAATAATTTTGATAACGTTTGATATTCAAGGGAATTATATGATATTCGTTTATTCATAATATGCAAATGAAATCCGTTCGTTGTTTTATATAAGCAAAATGATAATTCCGGAACTTTTGTAACAAGATCTGTAAACTGTTTATCAATATCTTCTAATGTAATAGTATTAGTAGTGTTGTTCATTGAATAAGTCGCATCTATATCAAACGAGCACCAGTCATAAAACTTAAGGTAATATAGCTTCTTATCTGTCATTTCATCATTAATATATCTATATTGGTAACCATATTCATACATAAAATTATATTCCAATGGGTAATCAATAGAATGTATAGAAAAATTTTTTGTCTTTTCACGCAATAAATTAATATCGGGATAATGTTTATAAATTTGCTTCATATCTTTCATCTTAATAAAACTTAATAATATATGTGTTTTTACATCGTTGATATCATCTTCTTTATCTTGCGGAGAATGTTGTTCGTCATTTATGTCAATATCGTGCAACTCTAGCTTATTCATAACAATGTCATTATATGAAGGAAATATCTCTATAAGTTTCTCATATAATGTATCTCCAAAATAGAAATGTAACACATTTTTATCCATATATGATATTACATATTCATTCTTTGTAATTAGATCCAACATATAATGCTTGAGTGAATATTCGTCGCTTACATTGAAATTCCGAAATATTTCATATTTGTCATATCTATTTGGAACAATCTTATGAAATAAATCTACTTGTTTGTCATTAATATACGGACAGTCTTCTTCAAACTGTCTCCATATATCCTCTAATTCATATCCATTTATCAAATCAAAATTGTATTCTTGAACACTTTGTGTGTTTCCCATTGTTGGTTATAATACTATGATTACGTTTATTTCATTTTGGATAGATTATACTTTGCATTATCTATATATTCAACTTGTTTATGAAATAAATGTCGCAACTTCCTATTTATCTTCTTCTTGCTTTTATTGACAAGTTTAATATTTGTAAATAAATCTTCTTCATTTGCCTCCTTTTTATTAAATCGTATACTAAATCCACGCAAATAGCAATAAAATTTATAGAATATATCGCTTTTAAATTGTAATAAAAAATCAATCGTTTCAATTGAATTATGTTCTCTGGGGATATCCATCAAATATATATGGTATCCATTTCGTGTTTCGACACACATATATGGTATTTCTTGTAATTGATCATTTTGTTCCAAATACGTGAGAATTTCATCTTTTGATTTAAATTGATACTCACTAATATCAAAATCTAATACGCATAAATCTTTAAAACATATATACTTTGTATTTGTTCTCATATCAACCGCAACATAATAATCTTCTTCATCCTTTATCAATTGTTGTGGTTTATTAATATATGGTTTCAAGTAATTTGTTATCATAGATAGTAATTTTTTCTTATCATCTGCAAATGTATTATCATTATATTTATCTAAAAAAAACTTGACTACATAAGTCTTAAAATATCTATTATAATATTTCTTTTCTTGAATTTGATTATGTTGAGTATCGTGTTGTATATTTTGTATAAACGATGTATAAAAGCTCATTATATGTAATTAATATTTGAGATATATCTAAATAGTAGCTATATATCTAATAATTAATGGTTATCATTTGAATTTAATATATATATATGTATAATATATAAAATGGCTGCAGCAGGTGAAGAATTTGATAATTTAGCAGGTCAATCACAAGCACCAGTGTCTGATATATCAAATATAATTGTTAAAGGATACAATTCATTTTTTGATACCATAAAACAGCAATTAAAACGTGGTATGAAATCAAAATACGAGAATTATTATGAACTAAGAAGATATGGTTATGATAACTACTTTTCCTTATTTGAGACATACGCAATACAGTGTAAACCACGTGATGCAATAGAGGAAGATATGGAAGAAATGACAATCACGTTTAAGCAAAATGAATATTTTGTCGAGAAACTATTATCAAAGGAGATTAGTCTGGAAAATATTAATACTATCAGGGAGTTGGCTCATTCGTCAGATGGGATTGTAGAACTATCATCTTTTATGACTGAAAATTATCCTAATTGTTGGACGCATGGATCTTATGAATATGAAAGGTATAAATTACTAGGAAATCCACAATCGAATGTAAAAAGTAATTTCAAAAAATTATTTTTTGATTATCCAATTTGTATGTATACATTATTATTCATTAAAACATTATATTTTTACGTTAGTAAAAAAACCACGTTGCCACGTGATATTACACAACTGAGTATATTAGATTTCTCTAATGAACCAACCGAAAGTGTAAATGAAACACTTGCTACATTGCGTAAATTAATACAACAGTATATTTTACTGCATAAAATTCCAACTTTGGAAAGAATTCCTAAAGAGAGTGAGTTTTTTTCTACAAACAGAGGTGTATTAATAGAGATTAGTAAAAATGTTATTCAAGCTAATAAAAATATTATCGCTACATTAAAACAATTTGATATAGATGTAAGAGAGCCTAAAATAAATGCAGTTTTAAAATCTATATTATTCCATAAAAATTGGAATAAAACAGTTATTGCAACATTCGGCAATGAAAAGGTTTCTGATATCGAGACATATATGTTTGGAACTATATTCTCTTATTTCACACAGCATTTAGCTAAGAATGAATATAAAGTATTTGCAGAAAGAGCAGGTGATAATCCAACATCTATAGATGTATATCCACGTAGCTTGTTTTATCTTGATTTAGAACTATTTCAAGTTGCTGGTGTTGATACCACACCAGCTGCTGATAAAAAGGTTTCAACACTTCGTTATTTCTCCTTTAAAGATGCAATTGTAGATATGTTAGAAGCATTTGCAGAAACTGCTAGACCAAATAAATTTGAAACATTCACAAAATTACCCATTGTGAAACAAAAGGCGTTCTATACAAAATTATTTGATATTGAAACGGGAAAATTAGATATTGAAAATGTAGATAAATTATATACAAAGCAATTAATTAATATCAATACAACAAAAGATGTTAGCAATACAGAATTATTCTATGAGAAAGATATAGAAGAGTTTGATGTTAATGGAGATGATATAGTTAAGAATACACAAATGGTAACTAGACAAGTTTTGAGGCAAATGATACCCTCTACAAGTCCATATTTCGTAGCGTTATCGGTTAAATTTGATGCATATGGTGTTGAAAGAGGTTTGACTACAGGACCTACAAAACAAATTATGTTTTATCTCTCTAAAATGTTGGAATATATGATACGCGAAAATAAAGAAGGTGGAATAGAATTTGTAATACCAAAATGGTTGGGAACAGGTGATATAATAACAACACAATTTTGCACTTTCTTAACTCATTATTTATTGATTGATTTACAAAATGAAACATCGACCTTTAAATTCCCATTACCATTTGCCATTATAATTCCTGGTTTAATTGGATGCTTAGAAAACAGTAAATGTTCACATGATACCTTGGATAAATTATTGGATACATTCAAAGATTTTGTTGGCGTTGATGATAAAAAGTTATTTGATGCAAGTGGAAATTCTAAATATGATAGCGGTAAAGTATTTGCAACAAAGGAGGAATATATAATGAATTACAATAAGATATGCCTTTACTTAATCAATGATTTATTTACGGGTGGAAAACAATATACATATTTACAAAATGAGGGTAGCATAGAATATTTATTAGATCCAGAAAACGAATTCTTAGCTGGTGTCCAAGAAATGTATCAGGTTCCAAAAGGATTTTTAGATTTTGATAGTATAGATATGCTTTATAGTATTAAGGGACGCATTTCTATCGATGAACTATTATTCAAAATTTATGTTACTGTTAATACACAGAAAACTATTACATCAGAGATGATGATCAATGCAATTAAATTTATAAATATGGTAGATCCTAAATATGATTATTTACTTGGTTATATGAAGAAGTTATTAACTGATTATACTGATGGTTTAGATGAAGCAACTGTGAAATCTATAAAAGAAGATTATCCTACACAAGAGGATTTCCTTGAAGCATTTTTACTTGCATGGACTGCTTCTAGCAAACTCGGTTCTGGTGAAAAATTAAACTACATAATTTCACAACAACCAAATATTAATATATCCACGTGTTTCAATCAAATACTTTATCCTATACCTTACGGAACTGATCCTGACTATACATTCAAATACGAAGATTTCGTATCTGTAATATTATCAGCTATTACTGGTGTAGGGTTTGGATTAACTGGTGGATACAGAAAGTCTTTGAAACTCAAACATAAAAAGGTGCACAAAGGAAGAAAATCAACACGAAAACAGAATAAAAAGGGCAAGGCAAAGAAAGGAAAAAAACACACAAGAAAACAGAGGAAGTAAATAAGATGAACCATTCTGTCTTACGTTACGTATAAAAATTTGCTAAATACCTTGTCATTTTATCATAATCATAATGAAATGAATATGATAAAATTATACAATAAAATTATACAATAAAAGGAATATCAAGGTAATACTACACTGGATATTTACTTTCTGCGGCGGCGGGTCTTGCTGATCTTAACGGCACCGAACTTACCCTTCTTGGCAGTGTATCCGTGCTTTTGCAGGCGCTTCTCCTTCTTGGCGGTGGTGTGCTTCTTCTTGGAGACGATGCGTCCGTGCTTGTTCTTCAGCAAGTGGGACTTGATTAATCCTCCGCTTGTCTTGTGGGCAGTTCCGTGCCATACTTGAGCGCGGCTTCCTTCCAAAAGTTCAAACTTCTTTCCAGCGATGTGGTATTTTCCGTCTTCGTGTCTGCGATGTCTTACCATATTTGTTTTATATCCTATAGAGAGAAATTTTTTGAACGAGTTCGTAGATAAATGCATTTTATTTGATATGATAATATTCGATATCATAATATTCGATATCATATTCCTAAATATAGTATCGAATACTATGGCATTTATCTATAACGGAATTTATCTATAACGGAAATTATTTGCCCAACGAATGAGTTCTCTGCGTGTCATCTGATGTTTCGGTTTATTATAGACGCGTGCTTTTTTGGGTGGCACTAATTCAGTTTCTCCATTGCATTGCTTTTCTGTATAGAAGGGGTTCTTAGACGCGCAGAAATAAAAAGGAGGTCCTTGGTATCGTTGCATATTCACTATTTCACAATTAGTTTATTATAATACTTGCTAACACTTATATATATGTTTGCATTATAAATAAAGTAAATTAATTGTAAATCAAGTAAAATAATTGTAAATAGAATAAAAATTTAACTAAAAATAGACATGATTACTACGTTAATTTTGATTTAGCTTGAATAAGAGGAGTAGAATCGCTACTACTTACAGGTGTAGGTTCATTCATCCAAGGTGTCATATTTTCAATATAGCGAAACAATCTCGCGACATCTAGTTCTGTGACTTGTTTATCTTCTACAAATGATAACAATCCTTTTTTTCTGAACTCTTTACGCTGACTATAAAATAGAGATATTATATCACCAACCTCCATATCACATTTTTTAACAAGCTCTTGAAGAAACAATGTGTTATTATACTCTGTAGAATACTTAGTTAGTATTTTTGTGAAGCGTATCTCTTTAGGATAAAATGGTTTCTTTGGAGAATTTGATGTTGTCTCGTGTAAAATAGCATTCCCTTGCATTGTCTTCATCATTGATGTAATATCATTAAAAATCCAGATCTGTTTTTGAAATGTAATACGATCTATGTAGTCAGCTTCGCAAAAATGATCAAGCATTGACAAATATTTATCCAAATATTCCTTTGGCTTCTTATAATGTGCTAATGCATCAATGACATTCTCGTGAAATAGAAGCCCTACCGTTGTGCGGTCTGTCTCGTGAATAGTATCGTCGTGTTGATCAATGTCATATTTATTCATTAACAATTTCCTACATACATCTTTCGTATAATCATTTGTTATCTTATGACACATTTGGTTAACTATGTGTTTCTTCTTGAACAATTCATAATCTTTCTTGTATAAGTTATATAGAAATTTAACATTCCTTATATCTCCATTCACAAAATGTATCATATCTGCTTCGAGTGCTTCATCGTATACCATTAATTTACGCAATAATGTCTTCATTTGATCATATGTAGGACGCGATAAGGGATACACATTTGTTACTTTTATTAGCTCACCAATCTTTTTGTCAATGCAAGTGTTTCCTATGCAAAATACTGGAATAAGTGTGCGATCTTCCGTCTTCTGCTTCTTTGTTTTCTTCGGACGTATCATAGAAATAAGTGTTGATATTCCACTTTTATCACTTCCTGACATACCGTCAATCTCATCCATAACTATTACTTTCTCTCTTCTTTTTTTAGAAAACATAGAGAGAACACTCATATGGTTTGTATGTTTCGTATTTAGCGTTTCCATCACCTTCTTGTTTCGACTTGTAGATCCATCAAATGATATAATTTCATAGCCTAGTTCCTTTACAAGAGATCTAACAAAGTGTGTTTTTCCTATTCCTGTTTCACCATAAATATAAAATCCACGCTTAATGAGAACATTGTTAGGATCAGCTTGACACACAGCAAGTTGTGCCTTAATTTTATTCTTTATCTGATCCCTCCCTAAGATATGGTCTATATCTATACCTTCCATATATAAGTCTTCGAAAAAATGTCTTAAATTATACCTATATATTAGCTATTTATGTATTTATGTTGTATTTCTATAAATACATACCAGAATTAGTATTGTTACTATTTTGAATGAACCTATGATGCAGGTGATCATTTTAGTTCTATAGTTATGCGTGATCATTATTTGTTATTCCGTCCCATACAACATTGCATTTCTTTGCCCATTCTTTCTTTGCTTTCAGTCCGTGGGTGCCTTGATATTTAGCATCCGTGAAGTCGAATATTCCATCGTGTGCTGTGCACGTTCCCAAATTCTTGGTATTTTGGCACACTTGAGGTGCAACAACTTCAAAGTAGTCTGGGCACTCAGCAATCATTGGTGGCCAAACAGCGTTCTTTCTTGATTGACGCATCATAAAGCCAATGAATACAAGCATTACAAGGAGCAATACAACTGATATTGTAAGAACTGTCTTTTGGAAAGTCATTTATCTATACATATAATGATATATTTTTTTATCGTAGCATAATATAGATATACCAGCTAACAAAATATACATATATTTACCTCAATACGAAAATGAACAATGGACGTGTAAACATCTCTGGACCACCTAAAGATCAATTCCAACTGTTTGATAACCCAGGTGTAAGCTATAATGATGTCACTAGTTACCGTGACGCAATGACAGGAAACTGGAAGGATAGCCCTCTCTCTAAAGCATTCTTCTGTGTGCAAAATATTCAGCTTCTGCAAAATGGCATCCGCGCTGGTGTATACAAGAAATCAAATGGATTATATAATGTGGCACCCCAGGATCCTACCAACCTGAAGATTATTATGCGCAGTATCTTCCTGCAATACGCAGCAAATATGCCCCACAGCATCACTGAGCAAATTACTGCTCTTAACAAGCTTGTGATGGACTACTGCATCCCTGAAGTATACAACGAAGCTGTAGCATACTTGAAGTATAAGAGTGATGTCAGCACATTGGCAATGCCTGAAGCTCGTCCTGCTTATGTGAACAACAAGGGTGATAAGGTTCTTGAGTTGAAGCCTTGGTTCTAAATAATTAAATTTTTTCACATACAAAGTGTAAAAGTAACATACATATTAGAATATTGATATGTATGTTATGTTAATCTTATATGTATGACACTTTTAAAGGTTTGTAAACTTAATAACTAATTTAATCTCTGAAAAATCATAATCTCTTCCAACATTCACTCTGAAACGATATGTATTATTTTTATTAATTGTTTTTGCATTAGTAGCAGTATTTGTTGTATTCACAATATATCCTGAATTACCAAATGCTAAGTGAGATGTAGTTCCTTTTGCTACAGTTCTCGTATCGATATCAATAATACCCAATGAATTTGCATCTACACTTATTCCTGATAATTCGAATGTAATGAAATTAGTAGTTCCACCTGATCCAGCAGTTGCATCTGCGTGAACAAAAAATTCAACGTAACCTTGATCACTTGTTAGAACATCAGCAAAGGTGATATTTGCTGATGCTGTTGTTCCGTCCATAAAATCATATAATCCATTATTTGATGTATCATTAAAACTGAAGTCTAACACTGCTGTATCACCTGCTAGAAGTGATATATCTTCGTAGAAAAGAATAGCGGTTTGAAATCCTGCACCAGCAGGACCGGGCGGACCTTCAGGACCCTCGGGACCAGGCGGACCTTGTGGACCTTGTGGACCTACCGTTCCACTACTATCACAACAGGATTTGCAATCGCTGGATAAAAAATTAGAACTACGGATCATTTATAAAATATAGAATATATACTATAAAGCAATATTAGTATTTTTACATAGAATATACACTATGCATCGTTAAAACATCATACTCTACGATGACAACTCATTCAGCAAACATACAACATCGGGATCCTTACGAATGGCAACAAGCTTAGTCAAAATCTCTATACTCTTTGTAGGGTTTGTATCTTTCAAATCAAATGCTTTATTATAACAAGCATTATAGTCATACTGATCACTACCTATATTAGCTCTTTTTGTCTTTATGTAAGATATGTAATCATATACTCGCGTACGTTCACTCATATTTCTTCAATATGTCTATAAACAAATGATTTCAGTATTGCAATATAGTATATCGTTACATAATATATTGCGTATATTGATTAGGGGCGGAAAGGACGTTGGCTCTTTTCTATCACAAGTGGTTCAGGGACAAATACTTGAGGGCGTTCAAAGAATGAAACATCCTTGAGGTGCTTCAAGTTAGGGTTTACAGGTGCAGCTGGTTTCACCAGATTAGTAGAGTTTATTCCATAGAGAGAACTCTCAATATCAGTTGCATTCTTTGCAAGCTGGGTGTTTGGGACACTGCCTACGTTAATTCCAGCACAGGGGAGTGCATCACTGTATGCTATTCTACGATGCTCGTATACACGGTTGTCTAAAATGTGTGCAGATTGTTTCTGTTCTAAATAGTAATCACCGCAAGTATTCTTGTTTCGTGTGGATGCCATTATGTTTCGTCTGTTTTATGTATATTCTAATGCAGTAGTTATACTATGCACACATTAAATTTTACTCTCAATATCGCGTAGGATAGAAATTCTCTCTTCGCTATTTTCTTTTACATCTTCAGATAGAAGTGATACCCATTTGTAGATGAGCATCATTGTATCATAAGAAAAGAGCATTTGCAATCCCATTATTATATCATTTGTGAATAGTCTTTCGGCGGAACGAAGACATAATAACGTTATTTTAGATGCCTCGGCTCTGCCACTTACTCCACTGTTTTCTAAAGCACTTTTACATTCTTTGAATAATAGCTCCAATGTATCTGACATTCGCTTAAATGATTGGTCATCGCTCATACCATCTGTTGTAGTGATACGAAATATCTGTAGCAGATCTACTTTATATTGATAGTCACTCTCCTCATCATCCGATTTAGTATGGTATGTTACCTCATACGATGGTGTGAACTGGTTATATAATTCCTGTGAAAACATCCGTATACTGATATAGTATTCCTAATTCAGCTAATTGATACATAATAAGAGAGAATTTGCTTTAACTTTCTTATTATATTGCTTACTTTCTGTAATCTTGCATATAGTCGCCATCCCGGATTAATTCACGCGTGGGAAGACCACCTTGTACCCAACCTTCTGCTGCAACACCCTCGACTAAGTTTGTGGGGTTGGTTACAGTCTTTTGGAGAGAAGGAATGAGAGGGTAGTGGCGATAGTCAATGTGAGATTGCTCAGTGGTTGTGCTGCAACTCTTCTTGTTGATTACCATATCACCTTGTTGGATTACGCTCTCTTGAACAGGGTTGTGAGGTCCTCTGCCTAAATAAGGGACAGTGGTAAAAGGTCTGGTTTGGAGACTGATACGGCACTTGGAGTTAGTTTGGATGCTTCCGATGCGAAGGTTGCTGTCGTTATTGATGTTGCATCCACCAGCACCAGAGTTACCATATCCACCATTTACAAATACATTGGGCATACTTGTGGCAAAATCGATAGGTTGCTTCAGACCACAGTTTTGTGCAAAATAGTTAGTAGTGTTGTAGGTTCCATATTGAGAGTTTTGCTTTGTTCTCTCGGAAACATAGCATTTGTCATCTCCAAGTCTACTTAAGCTATCGAATAAATAATTATGAACACTAGCCATTTGGTATGTAGTAAAGTCTATTTATATATAGATAGAATATAATATTTCACGGATATAACATATTCTATAAGATATTTGCATTTAGGATTGACAGTCATATGTTAAATTATATAAACTATGAAAAGTATACAAGTATACAAAATATACAGGCTATTAACTATTGAAGAGTGTATCTGAAATTCTTCTTCTCACATTGAATAGGATCTCCTTCCTTGCAAGAAGGCATATTTCCATAGCAGAATTCGGCAAATGCCTTTTGATCATTAGGGATCAATGTATTGGGCATTGTATGAAATTGGCGCATTGATTGATCAAACAGTATATTATCTCCTAAATCTTGGAAAAGCTTAGGGTCTAAATTCTTCTTTACTTCATCGTTGATCTCTTTCTCCACGGGGGGTGCAAAAGAAGGGGCAGCTGCCTTTCTCTCTGGATTATATTTGATCTCAGGGAGCATAACATTCATAAGGGGGTTTTCCTTCTTTGGTGCAGTGAGGTTTGATTTTACACTGTCATAGAATATCTGGTTTGTCATTCCTTCCTTCAATGCCTTTGTCACCTTTTTTTGTGCCTCCTTCTTTGTATATTGTCTCTCTATGATGACAATAAAAAGAAGCGCGATTAAACCAGCAACTAATATTTTCACAGAGGAAGCTACAATGTATCCTAAAACACTCAAAATTAATATGAGACGTGTAATAGCATTTAGCTTTTCAGGATAGGACATTGAAGAAGATGGAAGGAGTTGCTTTAATGCATCCTTGTTTAATAATATAGATGGGTCTTTAAGCCAGAAAGAACGGGGTGTGTCAGATTTCATTATACATTAGTGTCATTTTTTATTTTTACAATCCACTCTTAATTATTTACGCCCTTTTTTCTTCTTCTTTCCATGTTTGGGCTTTTGCGATGATCGTGAGGATTTTTCTGGTTTATCACCAGATCTGAATATAAACTCGTTATCTCCTGTTTGTTGGATAACTGTGTTTGTTGGTGGCTCAGTTGTTTCAACAATCTGCATGCCACCGAATGCTTCATTTTGTGTATGTTCACGTCTCTTTGCAAGTTTTGCTAACATTCTCTCTCTTTGTTTGTTTTGTGACATAGCTTGCTGCATTTTATTATGAAATCCTCCCATTGCTCCTGCAGATCCTCCACCTCCTCCCTTTCCGAATGGCATATTCATACCCATACTGCTAAATATTTTTTGTGCCTCTTTCATACCTGGTAGTTTACCCATATTATTCATAATATCTCCTGCTTCCTGTAAGATATCTTCTTGATTAATTTCACCAGATTTTAGTTTCTCATCCATTTTTCCAGTAATACTCTGTGTTATTTTTAATATTTGTGCAGGATTGCCAATCATTTTTTGCAGAACATCTCCAACGGAGTTAATATCACCATCAGTATCATTAATATCTAGTTCAGATGATATTTCTTGAGCAATATCTTTTGCTAGATTACCAATCTTACCACCAAATATTCCTTCCAAATTTTTTGCATATTCTTCTGTATCAATATCTTCGTAATTTTCCGTTATATTAGATATATCTACATTGAGGGTAGTAAATTTTTTAAATAATTCATCAGTTCCACCTATTTGAGTAAATAGTTCATTTATTTGTTGTTCTTTACCATCTATTTTATTAAATAATTCACTTGATTTTTCAAAGAAATTTTTATAATTGTCTTTGGGAAGTAAAGAATATAATACTAATTGTAAATATTTCCAAATAATATCTCTAGTATTATCACTAATATTTTGTGTCCATAAATCTGAGAAATGTATACCAGGTATAAATTCTGTGCTATTATTCTCATTTGAATTAAAAATGGTATTATTCTTACTCATAATATCAACTGTATTCATCAAGTATACATCTCTACAATGCTCTATAACAGAAGAAGCTTCAGATGTATCATAACTTTCTTCTTTTATATCTAGCACACCTTTTGTAATTTTTTCATTATATTCAGGAAATGTTGTTAGTATATCATTTATAAATTCACGTAGAATACCATAAGTTTTACTTATATCATTTGTTATTTCTTGTTCTGACATTATATAATAGTATTTCTCTTATATAATGTTTAAATTGTTGTTTTCTTATATCTTTTTCCAAAAACAAATTATTACGAATACATTTGACTGAGCTTTGTCAAGTTCTGGATATATTTCATTGCTTTTTGCTGATTATCTTCACCCATATTACGAATAGGTCCACGCAGACGATCTACAGCACCCATAATTTCTCCCGCATTATCTGCTCCAGTTACATCAGCAGAGTAATCTTTGGATAAGAAGAATTCTAAATCACCTCCTGCAATCTCAGATGCATATTTATCCGCAATATGTGCACGCCAAATTTGAATGATGAGACGAGGGTTTGCCTTTCTCAACATTTCCAACGCTGTCTTTGCTTTCCTAATATCACGATCTTCTGGAAAAACACGGTGAACATCCTCCAAAAAATCAATAAAATGGTTGTTAAATGCCTTCAATACGCTCATTATACTCTGGTATAAATATAATCTAGTAAGATCTTATTATATTGTATGGTCTATCATACTATTTTAACTATTCTTTAACTCATTATTATTCTTCATTATTTGATGTATTTTCAGTATTTTCAGTGTTTTCAGTGTTTTCTATACTTATAGAATGATATTGTCTACATCCTTGGTGGTTGACGAGGGACATCACGTTCACGAGCTTGCAGCATTTTATCGAGAGATGTATCCTGTCCTATTTTATCTGGTTCATAATTATCTGGAGGAGTTTCTATATGATCCTTATGATCAATTGTAACATAGTTGTGCATTTGACGAAGACCACCCGTTCCTTTGGCAGATAATTCATCTGAACTTTGATCTAAAAAACTGTAATTATCACTCACCACAGATCCGAAATCACTTAGAGAAAATGCAGATGGTTCGCCATTGAATTGTGTTGCTTGTTGTGTAATTGCTTGGTTCTTTTGGAGAACATACTCGTTTACTCGTTCACCTTCTACCACTACATTTCCACGATTGAGAAGCAGTAAGGAAGGCACACTGCGGATATTAGGTGGCATTAGTAACTCACTACCATTCTCCAGTTGGACATACACAGCACCATTTCGTTTTGTCCTACGATCGATGCATACAAAGTGGATATCTTTTTTTGCACTTCCTCTGGAAATAGATTGTAGGAGACTTTTACAGTGATCACAATAATTGCTGTAATATAATATGGAACTCATTTATTATTTGATGATATAAATAGTTTTTAGAATTTTGTATTTGGACAATATATATTTTTTATATTTGATTGTTTATATTCTTTCTCTTTGCAAAGGTGTAACAAATGATTGTCTCGAAAAATGATAAAAATTGAAACCTACATAAATATTTTGTATCCATATATATAAACAGAACATTTGTGAATACCCAACACATACAAACATTTACCAGTTATAATGTCTTATTCTTATGAACCCAAGGTATCCAACAAGAATGAAGCAGATGGTGTTCTGCGATTTAATGTGGAAAAATGCAATGTTAGTGTAATTAACGCTATTCGCCGCATTATTCTATCTGACATCCCTTCTGTTGTATTTCGCACTACACCATACGAACGTTCTCTTGTGACAATCACAAAGAATACCACTCGTCTCAACAATGAAATTATGAAACAGCGTCTCTCTTGTATCCCCATCCACATCACTGATACTACGAAGGATTTAGAGCAATATGAAGTGGTTCTTCACGCAAGAAACGATACACATCAAACAAAGTATATTACCACAAAAGATTTCAAGATCCGCAACATAACATCCGATGCGTTTCTTACCGACGAGGAAGTGCAACGTATCTTCCCAGCAAACCCATTTACAAAGGAACACATTATTATTGGTCGCTTGCGCCCCAAATTGTCGGATGATCTTGCACCAGAAGAGCTCGCACTCACTGCAAAACTGACTGTATCTACTGCTCGTGAAGATAGTGGCTTCAATGTTGTTTCCACGTGTGCGTATGCCTGCTCCGAAGATCCCATTCAACAAAGGGAAGTATGGAACGCCAAGGAGAAGGAGCTGCGTGACCAAGGTATGAATGAGGAGGATATTGTCTTTGAGAAAAAGAACTGGACACTTGGAGCAGCAAAGCGCGTGATTGCAAAGGATGCATTCGAATTCTCTATTGAGAGCGTTGGCGTATTTACGAATGAAAGCATTCTGGAACAGGCAATTGATATTATGCTTGGGAAGTTGAAGGACACAAAAGATAACGCAGCGTCCCAATCACTGCCACTGGAAGAGCCGGACATTGTAATGAAAGCATACGATATTCGTCTTGACGGAGAAGACTATACTCTTGGAAAGGCACTCGAATATGCTATTTATACATTGTTCTATGAAAAGCAGTCCACTCTATCCTTTGTTGGGTTCAGAAAACATCATCCACACGATGATTACTCTGTTATTCGTATTGCGTTCAATGATGAAACCACCGATAAGATGGCAGTGTATCAAATTGTTCGCGAAGCTATCACATTCTTGCAATCCATCTATCAGGCGATGAAGGATCAACTTGTATAGCCGCGTGACGTTCTAGTTCAGGAAGCACGTGTGTATCAAACATAGTAATCGGTATTTTAATAGATTTACATTCCACACTATATTTTTTATGTGTTCCATTTTCATTCTGTGTCCGTTTTATCCAATCATATTTCGGATTTACGGGTGAACGTATCACATAAGAGATAGATACTTTATGATCATTTATATCAGTAATTCTGAGATTAATGAACTTTCTTACAATGCTATTGACATAGTATTTTATAGTGACGGATCCTTCTCTCTGCATCAAAAGTGCAATTGCCTGATAATACCTGAATTTGAAGTCAGAGAATTGAAGGTTCTTATGTTTCTTGTCTGCAACATTGCACTTATCGGCATAGTATGACAAATTGGCGAGTGTGAATTCCCTCGTGAGATTATTGTTTTCCTCTTGAATAATAGACTGAACACGATATGCTTCCTTTACCATAAAATGAACGATCACATCTGTTGCTCTTCGCAGCGGACTTGTGCTATGGGTATAGAGAGAAACACCTACTAATTCGTGCTTGTTTGCCTCCCGTGTGTAACAGGCAGTTATACCATTCGACACAATTGCAGTGAGCAAATCTTCTGCGCTTCCATAGTGGTAGTTCATTTTTTTAAGCTGCTCTGCGTTGCATTCTCTCGTAAATATGTAGGTTGGATCATAATTATAGAGATATTTTGCAACAACACCATTTGTAGCTATGGCAAATTCGGCAATCATTCGCTTCATACGCTGTTCTTGAATATCTATTTTTTCCATATAGATGGATCCATTTCTCTCTACAACATGAGAAGGATGTAGGTCATTCAATATTTTAAATGTGTCATCACGTTGTTTAGCAAGCATATTTGATAGAAGCAGTGCGTGATGTAAGGTTGTTGATGGTTCACTGAGGGTGTGTTGAAGACCCGCCTCTACGGAGGCGTTCGCCAGGGTTGCTGCTTCTCTATAGGAATACCTGCGTGTTTTGTCACACATGATCAGGCTAAAGAATAATTTGCTTCCTATGAATGTTTCTTCGTGCCAGGTATACTCTACTGTAAGGGCACGTTTCTCTCCGTGAATGAGGGACATTTTCTCTACCACATTGTCGGGAAACATATGATGAGGTGGGCGAAATGTTGGATACTGTGTGACGCCGTTTTCTATTATAAAGTTGAATAATGGGTGGTCTCTTGTGAAATATGCTGTGGGATCTGCGATGTGTATATATAGATGTGTTGTTCCATTTGTTGGATGGATATAGAGAGAAAATGCGTCGTCTGCGTCGGTTGACCCGGATGGATCTATCGTATATACGTGCAAATGGCGTAAATCCTTGCGATGACTGTCCATTTCGTCTGCATTCTCTATGAGAGGGCTATTTGCATCGATAGATGAATAATCTGGTATATTATATTGCGTGTGTATATGTGTTGGATGACGAAGAGACATTTATTGTGTGTAAGGAAAGTATTTGATAAATATAAACGAGAAACGCATAAAAAATAATTTTCTATAAGTGAATTATTTTTTATCATAATGCATTTTTATTCTTATGTAGCAGTGGGTGGTGCCTGTTCTTCTACTGAAAGTTGCTCCTGCTTTTCCTCCTTTGCCTCGTGAACCTTCATTGTGCGATACTTGTAGTTGATTGCATACATCAGATGGGAAGATTTCATATCATTGACATACTCAATCACAACTGGCAGGGAAACATACTTCTTCTCCTCCATAAGCTTGGTGATATAGATCTGGTGCAAGTTGTAGATGTGACCTCTAAACTCTTTAGGGAACTGACCAAGTGGCTTTTCCTTCTTGATGTAACAGCGGACATAGCTCTGGTGGAGTGTGTTGGTGAAGTCGTGGACTTGCTTGCGATACTGATGGAAGGGCTTCGTGTATTCAGGATAATACTTCAAGAACTCCCGCACATTTCCGGTCTTACGAAGAGACAGATACTGGAATTGCGACTTAGGCTGGTTGCCTCGCAAGCGACGGACATACTCATAGTTCGGATTACGGATCTTTGTGCGCATACCGTTTGCCTTCAGAACCACACCCATAATGTAGTATGGTGTCTGATCAACACCGGCATATGTATCCTGAGCTTCTTGAATGGTTTCACACTTGAACACATCTGGTGTGCGGAACTTATCACTTAGGTTCAAATCACTGATGTTGATCTCTGAAACAATCGTTCCAGCACATTTGTATACAGCACATAGCACCAGTTTAGGAACACGATGCCTCACCACGATGCGGTTGGATGGATGCTGGATCACAAAGGAATAAGAATATTCCTTGTTCAAATCGTCGAATTCCAGACCAGTCTCATTCATACATTCCAAGAACATTTGCCTGAATGTCTTGCCATCCTTAAAGAACACACCGCGACCCCCTACAAGTGAACGTGTTGCCAACTGCCATTCATCCTTGTGGTAGAACACATTGATCATTGTTCCCTCCACATATTCCTCGAATACAATATCGTCTTCACCTTCGGTGATCTTCTCCTTGAAGCCATCGAATGAATAAGACTTTGGTGGACTAAATGCCACAACTTGCTGTGCCACATTATCAATCACCACAGACCGGAACATACCCAATGTATCTAGGGATCCAGCGTTTAGTGCATTCTTTTTATACTTAAGAATGGTATATTCGTCCTTCTTCATTGCGCTCATAAATTTCTCCTCCACATATTCTCCCTCGCCAATGCGAGCAAAGTCAAAGAGCTTAGACAAATCCATTGTGAATGTTGCAGATGACATAATAAATAGGTATATATGTGATTAGCGTGTATAAATCTTCGCGTATGTTGTTGATGTATTGATGATGGTGTATCCTTTAAATACATTTTCAATTTTCTTCAATTAGATAAATTTTCTGCTTACATAATAGAGAACGATGTCCGCAGCACCTCAAACTCAACAATTAGATCTAGAATTAGGAGACATTATTCAAATGATTGCTCCTACCAATGATGAGATCAATGACAGGATATTTCTCATTGATTACATCGATCAAGAACAAATCGTAGCCATTGACGACCAAAGTTTAGAGAAAAGGAGCTTTAGAGTGGAAAATGGTGATATAGCAGATGGATCCATTCAAGAAATAGCCATTTTGGATAAACCAGAAGAGAAGGGTTATCTGGCACAAAATGGACTGGCAAAAGATCAATGGATTGAAATCCATATCGCAGGGGATGTTCCTACCATTATAACTGGTCAAATTACCGACACAGAAGAGGATATGATGGAAGTTACCATATTCCCTACTAACGACAAGATATACATTGATTTTGCATACAAAGGAATACCTCGTACAATTCCTATTACACAGATTAAAAAGAGAGAAGGGGCTCCTGAAGAGGTTCAGAAGAGAGAAGCACAGGCGGAACTATCAGCCGTCCCTGAAGTCGATGCGGAAGGTATGCCACTGGAAGGCGAAGAAGATGGTGAGGGAGTAGTCCTACGCATTCCTAGAGAGGATGTTCGCGATCAAATCAAGCAAGTTCTCGCTGAGGCAGATGATTTCTCATTTGGAGATGATGTTGAGAGCATCACGCAGCAAGTAGTTGTATCCGATGACGAAAAGCGCTTCAGTATTGATGTGCAGGCAAACGATTTATTGGATGAGATGCTGTCGACAATCCCCAACATAGAGAGAACCACACGAGTTCTTCAATCAATCCATACGATGATCAATCGGTTCAAGGAGCTTCGCAAAGAATATTCAGTATTTGAAACAAATGGCAGCATATCCTCTATGAAGAAGCACGGACCTGGTTACAAGCCTTTAGTGGATCGCCTTGCGCATCTGGATCAATCTGTTTCGTGGCTCATACCTGTTGTAAACAACCGATACAAGCTCTATGATGTTAATGTAAATCCAACTGACCAACAGGAAGATATGGATGTGCGTGTATTAGTTGATGATTTAGAAAACGCTGAGGCGATACTTGCACGCTATCATAGAGATGAAGGAGACAGCGCTAGTCGCTATGCACAATTAGTTCAATCACTAAATCCATACTACACACCATTCGGACAACAAACTGATGAAGCTGGAACAATTGGCGAGATACCTGTAGAGAGAAACATACCTGTGTTGATTGATAATGTAAGTGCAAACTTGCAGGAATTCTATACTCACGTAGCACGAGGAAGCAACATCGCAAAACAGCGATTTGTATCTACAATGTATAACTTGGGAATAACTGGTAGAAAGCAAATAGATAAGACAAACAAAAATGAAACAGTCCCTGTAGATATTACTCGCGCAGATACAGCTGCTGTAAAAGGGTTTGTATCACTTCCTCAGCCATATGTAGCATATGCACACGTGTCTCTCCCTGCAACATCCATCTACAAGAAGGCAAATCTTAATCAAGTTCACGCGAGATACTGGAAAGTTCTGAGAGAGCATACTAGCGTAACATCAAAGGTGGTTGATCAAACATTCGATCCTGTAAATGAAGAGGATCAGAGTTTCCTTCGGGATGTCCTTCATTTTTCTCTCGAAGATGGAGTAAATGATGATGACAAATACAGAATGTTTCTCTCTGCTTTCCTCCCACATACCAATACTATCTTTGAACATATGAAGAAATATATGGAAAATGAGACTACTCTACACGGTTTGCTGCAACACTTTGAACCATTTGCTATCTATCATAAGGATATATCGTTCAAGCAATATGATAAAATGGTGGATTTCATAGATAGCAACATCAAGAATATGTATAAGCGTATGTCTGAGCAATCCAAGGAAACAAATCAAATTCGCAACGTGGAGGTTAAAATCACGTTTGTCGCATCTGCGCTTCTCTCTATCTTAGGATTACAAAAGTCCAGTATAGAAGAAACATATGAACTAAACACCCCTTTCTCCGGGGAAATACTCGAGAAGTTGATGACAACTGACTACGGACGCTACTACAATAACGAGATTTCTCTCTTGGACAGTCATCTCCTTACCAACATTGATATTGAAAAATCACTCGAAACTAGCATAGAGGAATTAACCGCTCGTATTGAGACTACGGAGGCAGATGGAGATGATAAATGCAGCACCGTGGTTCTTGCCAAGAAATACAGTAGTATGGCTGAATTGAACGAGGATGACAACACAGTTGATGTATTCTTTGACCCCAAGTATGATGAGACACAGTATGACATTGTAGATAATTACGCATCACAGAGAGAAGCTATGGATCCAGAAGAATTCCTCGCATTCGTTACTCAGCAACTGATGACCAATATTGGTCTCTCTCAGGAACAAGCATCCTATGACGCAGAAACAATGATTGATGGACGCAAGCGCGTGAAGGAAGGTCAGTATGCAATGCTTGAAACGTTAGACGACGATAATCACCACATCCACTATTACAGACGTGATGGAAACATATGGGCATACGATGCAGATATGACTGGTAAGACCCAGACAGAACAACAGCGCCTTTTCTGCAATACACGTGCCAAATGTATGCAGCTGAAGGAAGACTGTGATAGCATAGAGATTGCAGGTGATAAGATAATGAAGGATAATCTCGAGAAGGTGGTTAGCGATATACAGTCACAAGGTATTAAGGATAGCGAACTGTTAATCAAGTCACTCAAGGATAGACAACAAGGTCTCAAGGCAACCCTTGAACGTCTCATTGCAATGAAGTTCAACCAGATGCTCGCCAATGATGTAGCATTCCAGAGAATAGCCCAAGAGCTCGACGATATTGAAAATATAGTGTCGCCTTATCAATCACTCTTCTTCTCCATCCTAGCTGAGCAGGATTTATCAGTGCGATACAAATACCTAAATCAATATATCAACCGATACACACGTGCTGCACTTCCAGATAGTGAAGAGAGCGAATACTGGCTATACTGTGATGTTACAAATACAAAGCTGGTACCCACATTCTATTCTGATTTAGCAACAGCATACTTCAACACTGCATATGCATACGGAGACAATCTATATCTTCAGGCACTTGACAGAATTTGCGCGGAGAGAGGTGAGATCAGTGATGATGGCGACCGTTGGGTTGACAAGCACAGTGGTTTTGTTATTCGTGCTATCGAGAGTGACGTAGATGAGGGATTTGATGAACAAGGATACCGTCTGCAAACACGCGAACTTCTTGATGGAGATTACATTGTTGCACCCTCTGATAGAGCAAAATCTTCTGAAAAACAGTCTCCCGAAGCAGTTATGACGCGCAACATTGTAAATGCGCTCTCATTCTATGTGGGAATTGATATGAAAGACAACCTTGACTTCATTGTCACTGGTGTAATGACATATCTTTCAAAACAGATGCCTTCTGAGCCAAAATATGAAGCATACGTAGAGAGAATGAAGAAAAAGGGAAAGAAGGTTCTACCATATGAGACAAAGAAGCATCAACTTATCCTATTTTTCGCTGGTCTTTACTTCCTGATTGCCATACAAACCTCTGTACCCGGAGTAAAAACACGAAAGACATTCCCCGGATGCGCCAAGTCGTTTGAAGGGTTCCCAATGGATGCAACTTCATTTGGTGGTGTCCAATATATATCTTGCGTGATGAAGAAAATAAGTAGTTCCCAGAAGCCTTGGAATGCACTCAAAGGTCTTAGTGAAGATAGTCTCAAGAAGAATATGATCAAGCTATACGATGCACTTCTCTCTAATGATGGACAAGTTCAGAAGAAGATGAATGAAAAGGAGATCTATCAACAAGAGAGAAAGGATGGTGATATACCAGAACAAGTGAGTGTAACACGATGGGCTACATTTTTACCTCCTCTTGTCACTATCAAACAAGAGCGTATGATGCAAGTATCAGACGAGTTTAGAAAGCAGTTAATGGAGCGCCTCAAGAGTGGTGATCCCAATCAGATAAACGATATGTCCATTATTCGTGGAAAGATAGTAGGGTTTTCTCTCAATATTGTGGCAAAAATCCAAGATATCGTCGAGAAAGAACCTGCATTACTCGAAACAATGGGTGGAGAACCATTCCTCCAAAATGTATGCTGCGATGGACGGACACAAGAGAAGACAATAAACTTCTTCACCGAGAAAAATTCCGATATTGTCACTTCGAATAAACGTGTAGAGGAACTCACTACCATATATCGGGATGTAACACAACTTGCCAAGTCACCTTATCTTTACAGTAGCGCTGATACTAAGCGTAAGTATCCTTCTCTTTTGGAGGAGTTCGATGAGAGAACCATATATCAAGCGTTCTTACAATATTGCAATTTCTATCGTGATATACCTCTTGCGGATGACTTGCGCCCCATATGCATTGATAATACAAGTGATGTTGCTTCTCTCCAGACCCTACAAGAAAAGATTGCACTACTCAAGAGAGAAGGAAAGACATACACAAGGGAGAGTTTGAAGCAACTTCTCTCTATTATTGCCAAGAGGAATTTTGTCCACATTGAAATGACAGATGTTATCTATGATAAGAAAGCAGCACTTTTACAGTTGATAGAGAGAGTTGAGGAGATGGAAGATGCAGAAGACCGCGAGACTAGAGAGACTGAGATAATCCCATTCCTTCGCGCTGTTGTCACACAATATGATGCAAATGCCAAGAAACACAGTGATGCTTTGAGAGCATTGAGGAACTATGTCCTTAGTGAGATTGATAACAAAAAGAGTCAACTCTATACATTTGTCAAGAGAAATGGTAATATGAGCCGTGTACAGGATGGTAAGATCAAACAGGTTATCGACACATTGTGCACATTCCACGAGAGAAAAGACAGAAGTGGGTTCCGCACGAATGAGGAAATGACTACTATCGAGAGTGTGCCATTCATTCACCAATGCATCAAGGATGCCGCTATTATATATCCAACTATGATACGTAACGAGGTCTCTTATGAAGCAGTAAATGTTCCTACGCACTGGAAACTATCAAAGGTTCACAAGATGGATATTATCAAGATGATGAAGAAGAACTACCAAGAACTGGCAACTCTCTATGGAGACGCAACTGTAAAGGAAGTTATGCCAGTAATACAGAGAGAAGCGTCCTTGATCCTGAAATTGGCAGATAGTATTCGCTATACATTTTCTCTCCACGAAAAGAATGAAAGAGAGAACTTGCTAGAATATGAAGTGTATCGTGAACTATTCGAATATATCCTGTATGACACCCTCGTTCGATACATAGAAGTTGCAGATAATGTAGAGATAGAGGTTGATGTAAAGGAAGTTCAACTGGAAGATGGAGAAGCCATTGAAGAAATAGATCTTCTCTCTGGTGATGTTCGCAGAGCAAATGAGAGCATTGCACAAGTATTGATCGCATACCTTACTGTGTTTGAACGTCAAAAGGGACGCATCAATATGAATAAGACTATGATAAATGAGATGGTGCTCCGCTCCAAAGAAAAGGAGAAGGATATCAAGACAGAGGAGCTTAAGCAACTCAGCATAGAGCAAAGAAAGGCTGATATGGAATTGCGTAAGGCAAAGATGGGTCGATGGGGTGTTGGTCTTCAGAAGGGACTGACACAGTATGTCAAGGACACGTATGACCAAGAGAGAGCAGAGATGGAGAAGAATGCACTCATAGACAAGGAGCTGGGACGACTTGGTGTTGTCACAGATATGAACCGTGAATTGTATGCGATGGACTTCCTTGATCAAGCGCAACTAGATGACATTGCTGAACAAGAGGCATACGATATGAGTGGTATGGCTGATGACGATGACTATGGTGATCGGGATGGTGATGAACAGTTCTATTAGAGAAGTGTATGTGAGTTATAGAGAGAAACCACAAAAATATTGTCAATAAAAATATGTTTTTCAATATGTAATGAATAATATATTTTGTTTACAATCCGGCGTATATGAGAAGATATGGGGTTAGAATGTCCTTTGCAAGTGCGATAAAGTAGCATATGTATTTTCGTGTCTTACATTGCTGACATTTCTCATATATCTCCCAGAGTGTTTCTTCCTTCTCTCTATTAAGTAGACCAGCATTTGCCAACTTATTAATAACAAATGATACGTAGCCTGGTATGTGTTGTTGATCACTCCTATTAGTATAGAGACAGTACTTGTACCAACAGATCATACGCTCATATATAACTTGTGGGTCAATTTCTAACGGCGGACCTTGCATAAACCCTGCATCAAATATGCGATCATATATTTGGTCATTCATAATTTGGCGGATAGATCGAAAGAACCGCCATATTCGTTGAATGCGGGATGCACATTTGTGATATAGATTGCGATATTCTGTATGTAGTCCAATCTTTTCTCTCCACGATAAGTAGGAGATAATATGGTTATCTACTATTTCGGGAGGAATGCACTCTGTTGTGAAACTGTCCACATCACCCATTATGATTAGATGTGTAAATGTCAATATATGATTATGATCACGTATTCTTATTTGTCTTCCTCGTCTTTATCAGTTCTAATTTGCTTCAATTTATATTTCTCTCTAAACTGACGAACTCTTTCTCTCACAACATCCTTGTCAATGCCATCAACCGCAATTAAGTGCATTGTATCAGGAACAGCTTCTTCTTGCAGTTTTACACCGATAAGATACAGATCTTGTTTTGTTGATGGAGAGAAAGTCTCATATTTCGCCTTTGTGTATGCAACGAATGCATCAGCACGTCCTTCGTCAATCAGGCGTTGACCAAATTGATAGTATTCATCTAGATAACCATTTCTATATAGGCAAAGGAATTTAGAGAGAATGGCATAATTACTGTCTTCCCTCAACGCGAGACAGTCCTCTTTTGATGTTTCCCCTGAAATATCCCTCTTCCGTTTCTCTCCACCGTGTTGGCGACGATAACGCTGATTTATTCTATGTTGTGAACCCACACGACGAGATTTTCTTTTTGTTTGCCTTTGCTTTTTACGCGATAATCGCTGTTTCCTCGTCAAACAGCGTTTGTTTCTATGAACCGACTTGCTTTTTCTACTATGTTTCATATATGCGTCCCTACTAGAGTAGCATATTTTATTTTTGTTCGTTGGTCTGTAAATTTAAATATCAAGTGATATATAAGTAGATAGCAACCACATTACATATCAACCATTCATACTATAACACTATGAGATATTCCTATATAAGAAGACACATTGTATCCATCTCAGTAACTTTATTTTTACTGACATACGCAGCCGTTCTGCTCTTTGAACCAGGATTTTTGTATAACCACGACGGTTCCCTTCGCCAATTTGGTCTAAACAACAATCGCAAAACCGTGGTGCCTGCGTGGCTCCTTGCTATCCTAGTCGCTATTGTCAGTTATTTCGCTGTTCTCTATTACATCACCCTTCCTAAATTCCAATTTTAGAGAGAAAGAAAAAATCCCCCATTCCATATGATTATCACAAACTATAATTATCATATGGAATATAATTCATATATTGATATATTTATACATTCATACATTCATACATCTGTCAAATGATTAGGTGTATTAATCACGGACAGCAATGACACGTTGTTTACTCTGTTCCTTCTTATCGGCGTCGTCCTTCTTCTTTAGTGATGCTTCATAGCTGGCAATCTCCTTCTTTTGCTCCTCTAATGATTTTCCACAACCCTTGCTATCAAGAGAAACACTGGATACATTAAACATCAAATATCCAACCATAAAGAGCCATAGAGACTCGGCAATCTTATCCTTTGTGAATACAATCTTCTCCAACTGGTTGCGATATTGCTGTGTGATTGATGATACTTGACGAAGAAGAGGTTTCAACTTTGCCATAGCAGTTGTGAAATTACCAGGCGTCATTGTGTTGACCAAGAGAGAGGAGTCCTGTTTAAGATTTTCCATTACTCTGTTCAATCCAGCATCCTTTGTTGCAAAATTGGACTTCATTATCTCATTTAGAGCAGTTCGCACACCCATCATCCTTGCAGCCAAGTAACCGATTGTATTGGAGAATGGTGACTTCCAACCAGGGAAGTATGTGAGCAACAAAACGATCACTCCAAACATAAGCATAAATGGAACCAACCCAAACATAACTATGTTGGAGATAGAGATTGTAGAGCATTGGAAGAATGGGATGAAGAATTGAAGAAGGAATACAACGCCAATGTAGATGTAAAACACAGTTTGTATGCGACGTGTTGATACTGCCTTTGTATCGCCACCCGACGAAGACGGTCTAAATAGGATCATTTCAAAGACGAATTTTAATAATGTTGCAATCACAAATGTAATTAGGGCTATTGTTGCAAAACTCATTTTATTGAATACAGATATTATAGAATGCGAAACACGGCTTTCTTATTGTCTTATACTATTTGAGTATAAAAAATTTGTTTTTATTCACATAATTAAATAAAGAGAGAAAATCAAAACACACCCAGATAAATAAAATAAACACACAATGGATGTCCCACGATTAACAGAACCAGGTGTCAAATATTTTCTTGGAGAAACACTAAAGCATTGTCAAAAGAAGAAATTTGAATACAATAGTCATTTTATAAATGTTGCATTAGTTGTAATATTTGTCACCCTTTTAGGATCCGTTTTGATAATGTCACATCGAGATAAGAAAACACCAGATGATATTGCTCGAGAGAATGAGGAGAAACAACATTATATTTTGGGTCTTGCGCGCACGATGAATGAACGACGTGTAAAGGAAACGGGAACAAAGATTACGGATCTGCCCGAGTTTGAAAGTGAATTCGAAATAACAATGAAAAAATTTTTATGAGGGTAGTATAGGAACTGAAAGAGAGAAATGTCTGTATCACAACCATCGGCATCACAATCACAAGCCATCACATACGAAGAGGCATTGATGGAGTATTTCACACTAAAGGAGAAATATGATAAAAAATACAATGTGAAGAAAGCATCTATTTTAGGCGATGCTGAACTGACACGCAAGGAGAAAAGAGAGGAGCTCAGGTCTTTAAAAATACCCTGTGTAGCTTGCAAACGACGTGTGAACACCATATTTAGTGATAAGGATCGCACATACTATGCTATGTGTGGTGACCGTATTAAGCCCTGTCCATTGAATATACAGATTAAGAAGGCAGAAACCAGTCAACTGACATCACTTGTTAGAGAGAACAAGGAAAACGAAGGAATAAATAATGGAAACGTTATGAGACTGAAACTCAGCTTCCTTTTTGGATTTATGGACGAGGAAGAGTTGACAGAGCTATATGAAGAAGTAAAGAAAACAATGAAGACCACCTCAGAGGAGACGGTGCTTCTTGAGAAGATTATGGCAGCGCAGGATAATATGGTGGCAAGGAAGGAACAAATCCGCGAAAGCACGTTATCCAAATATGAAGGTGTGCAAGTATTCCAACAAGGGATGCGCGAATATTTAGCTACAAACAATAATGATCTGCTGCACGGACTGGTGGATCTTCTTATCGATAGTATAATGGCGGATGAGGAGACTATACTTCAAAACAGATACAGAGTGAACCGCGTTGAAGAAGAGGGAAGTGGAGAGAAGACATTCTATCGTTTGATACAAAAGGTAAATGCTCTGCAAGACAAGGAATATACAATTGTCCCCGGAGACGTTGTGCATTTTGTCACGTCTTAATTTCTCTCTGTATACTAGAAGATTACTATAGCAAGAAATATTTTTGCATTGCATATAAAAAGAAAAAATGAAGTGGACATCAATGATTGATTGGCGCATATTTATCATTAGTTTAGCCGTAGGATTGTTTTTTGTCTATATGGTTGAACCTGATTACAAACCAGTATATGTATTCCCCACACCGGATAATGTAGGACAAGTACAGTATGTAGACAAGGCTGACACGTGCTTTGATTTTAGTGTGAAGGAGGTACCTTGTCAAGGAAATGGAGAGAAAAATGATGTCCAATACCCAGTCCAATAAAGACTTTTAGAGAACACTTATATAAGATAATAATCTATATGTTATATAAGAGAAAGGTGACAATAAAATAAATATATGGAAGAAAGTAAGGAGGACACACCTATGGATACTAATGGAACAGGTACGGGAACAGGAATAGCAGTTCCCACTGGGTTCCCTGGTATAAGACCACCCAGTGCTCCACCAGCATCATTACTAAGACATACAAGCAGTCTTCAAGATATGACGGAACAAAATGGAAATGGAGAGAGAAAATCGCCATTTCCAGCACAAGGATCAGTAGCATCTTCAGAAAGAGGTGTACCTGCATCAGGTTCTGCATCAGATTCTGGATCTAGATCACCACATTCAGTGGGTATGGGTGCTGGTGCAGGAGATACAGAAATGATGGGAACAGAGGTTACACCATTTGTAAACAGCACATCACTTCTAGAAGAAAAGACGATTGGTGAAACCACCACTTATACTCCGAATATGAATGCCATTGGTGCTGTTGGTATGTATCAAACAACATTAGCAATCGATGGTATGCATGACTTCTCTGATAAATCACGTTCATCATTGAATAAGAATACTGTATATGATCATCTATTTGGATCCAGGTTCAATGGAATAAATAGCAAAAAAATTTCTAGTTTTGATAAAATATATAAGCAAACCGCCGATAAAGAAAAGAAGAAAATGATTAAGAGTATAGATCCGGATACATTACATCACCTTGTTTCACAGGATCAGCGTGGCGATAGAGATAGCGAAGTCACTTGTAATTTATCTGGTAGACCTGATACTTCATTTACGTATAATCTTTTCCCTATCAATAAAATAGATATCACTAAGGATGAGGTTGTTGGTAAAGATCAGACGATCAATAAGATGTATATAGAGCGTAGCAAACTGAAAAATGAGGAAATTATTGAACGAATTCAAAATATATTAGAGATAGAGGAAGGAGGATCAGCCCGGTATACTTTTGATGCACCAAAGATACCAAAGGCTCTATACGAAAGTGTATTTCTTCTATCTAAAAACGCTAAAGGGTCTCAAATCATATCTGATGCAATAGATCCCGCAACCATTACAAATGAAAATCCTGTGGATATTGATGGGAAAACAATAATATATAAGATACCAACTATCATCAATGAAAATGGTATTATGTATTTTAATTACACACCAATTTCTATAAATGAGTATGCATTTAGGGTATCTTCTGAAACTCGGGAAAACAAAGAGATTTCTAGATCAGCCGAATACAAAATAAACACGGGAGGCATAGCCCCTAGCGTAACAGATATATCAGACTACATAAACGCTAGATCTGATAATAAAAACAGAAAATTATTCAGTTGCTTGAAGAAAATCCTTCGCTTTAAGATACAACGTAAGCAATCGAAACAATTTGATGGTTTATTAGAGAGTATTCAAGGTATCATAGAAGGCGAACTAAGTAAATCTGGAAGCATCGCTTCTTCTAGTGGAGCAGGCGCGGGTGATGTCGCCGTGCGTGAGAGAACAAACAACATAGTTTATTCTGCCTTAATGGCATTGAAAACGTGTGGAGATCAATCCAGAATATATGATACGTTCGCTATTGAGAAGTTAAAAGGAGACAAAACATACTTAGTGACACTGGATACCTTTTTAAAGGACATTGCTTATCTCCATAATTCTGTGAATATGATACACGACAATCTTGTCCGACCAAATTTAACTTCTATAAAAAAGAAATATTTAATGGAAGTATTCAAAATAGCTACAAATGAAGAAGCATCAAAGAAGAAATCAGAAAGAAAAGCAGAAGATATCAATAGATTAATAAAAAATATAAATAAGATAACTAATGTTTCTGACGCTATCATAAATGCATATAAACTTGGATTTATTAATGCAGAGGAAAAAGTAGAGGGAAGTGGACGTCGTTCAAAAAAGACATTCGATGTATCACTGAATGGTTTAGTGAAAAATTACAACGAACAGAATTACTTATTCTTGTATTTATCAATTATTGTACTCTTCCTACAAGAGATACATCGTAGGCAACTACAGGAGATTGCAGGACATATATTAGGTATTTCTGATGCTGGCGAAAAAAATACAACATTTGAAGATATTGAACGTGATTGTGGTCGCATATATGGATTGTACGAGCGTCTTACTTCGACTGATTATCCAAACTATATTGGTAGTACAGAATTCAAAAAATTTATTACTGATAACACTGATATAAGAAAGTTTATAGATAATGTAAAGTATAACACATCAATCATATCTGATATTGAATATTATATTCGAACTATCAAGAAGGTGAATAAGGGATTTAATCCAATACCAGGAACATACAATCTTGATAAAAATAAGATAAAATTCCTTGATCAATGTGCTGCATTTGTTCACGTTGTACCAAAGAACTTTAATACGATACTTTCGAATAATGTATTCCAATTAGTTGAAATAAGCACTTCTTTATCAAGGGCTGGAGCTGGTGCTGGCGCGGGAGCCGGTGCAGTGAGTGGTGCTATGGTAGGTGGAGGATTTAGTGCAATAAGTGATCCTTCCGCAGTAGTAGGAATAGTTTCAAACATCGTGAAGAATATATTTGAAGATATTTCAAGAGGTGATATATCAGATAATGAACTTTTTGATGCTCACGATATGATACAGTATTTATGCTCAATTGGTATTGAATATGATGGGTCACTTAATGCTATTTCATATGGAGGGGATGAAGCATTTGATGTATTAGAATTGAATGACATTGATTTAAAAAGATTTGGAATAAACGTGGAAACCGTGTTATTAGATGAAGGTGAAGATGTTAGTAATGTTGTTATACCAGAAGAAATACCAATGGAAGACACTGAGAGTGTAGGAAGTGAAGAAACAGCGAATGTAATTACAGGAGTATATTCTCCAGAAAGGGGAAGTCAAACTGGATCAGATGCAAGTTTAGATAGAACATTAACTGTAGGTACTTCTCGATCAATAGATGCTTCTCAACCATTAGCATATGGTATGGAAGGAGTTAGTCAAGTACCACTTAGTCAATTAGGTGATGATCTATTTGGATCAATGGTAGGGCAACAAAGACCACGTTCTGATGATGATAATAGAAAGGATAAGAGATCTAGGATTGAAGGTGCTGCAGCAGGTAGAGGAGAAGAAGAAGATCTATCAATGGAAGGTGGTAAACGACGAACCACAAGAAAGCGCATCAAAAAGAAGCAGAGCAAGAAAATGACACGCAAGTCAAAAACAAAGAAGCGCAAGTCAAAGCATACTACCAAGAGAAAGTCGCGTAACACAACAAGAAAGCGTAAACAGAAAACACGTCGTCATCACTCTCAACCTCGCAAAAACAAACACAGAAAAAATAAATAACCACACTATATAAGATGAATTTACAACGCATTTTATATAGTCAATTTGGAAAAACCATCATATCTATACTTCTTGGTCTTGGATTGGCTTCTCTCTTCCGCAAAGCCTGTCACGATCGCAGCTGTCTCACTTTCGTAGGACCTCCTATGGATGAGATCAAGGATAAGACATTCAACTTTGACAACAAGTGCTACTCTTACACACCCAAGGCAATGACGTGCAATGCACAGAAGAAGCAAGTTCGCTTTAGTGACACAATCGATATCACTTCTTAATTCGACATTAATCAAATCAACGGATCTACCTTCGCAATATTTTTGCGTCCATATAAGAATGTAAAGTTCTTTAGGTATCATAAGCATACACAAAAGAAACGAAGGAAACAACGAAACAGCATACATTATGGCATCTGGAAAAACAAGCATCGATGATCTTCCCACAGGTGAAACCCCTAATATCACTTTAGAGACTACACCTGCACAGGTTCCAGCTCCTGCCCAACAAGCAAACATTGCACCACCCGCAGCCGCTCAAGGATCACAGCTAAGCCAAGATGACATCAACAAGATCGTAACTGGAATACAGAGCGCATCTCAGCAAAATTTAACTGCGCTTCCTAGTCGCGATATCCCAATGAACACACAGCCTATTACACAGGATGAGCAAGTGAAACCTAACTTTGTTCCCGGACAAGACAAACAAGACTACATCAAAAACTATATGGATGAACAGCAGCTCTACCAGAAGCAAATCCAGCACGAAAAAGAGCGACGCAAACAGGATGATCTCTATGATCAGCTTGAAACCCCCATCCTACTAACAGTGCTATTTTTCCTGTTTCAGCTCCCATTTTTCCAAAAAATGCTCTATACATATGTGCCTTCTCTCTTTGTGAAGGATGGAACATTGGCATTCTCCGGATATTTAGCAAAGTCTGCTGCATTTGGTGCAACATATTTCCTCCTTACCAAAGCAATGAAGGCACTATCCGAAGCATAGTTCACTTTTTAAAGTTCAACACCCGTCTATAACAACATATAGATACTAATATATAGAAATAACCATATCTATGTAGTTACTCTTCATATCTGCTCCATTGTAATCCCCATCATTGTAGCAAAATGTTGTGTGAGTGGATCATTTTTATAGTTTTCCACATACTTAATGTGCTTTATTCCAGAGGCACATAAGATACGCATACATATCACACAAGGATAATGAGTAATATATGCGGTTGCTCCTTCGCAACTAGACCCTCTCTTTGCACAATCGGCAATGGCATTTTGCTCAGCGTGTATGGTAGCCTGCTCGTGATTGTCACGAACAATAGAGTTATGTGGACAACCGGGAAGAAAGCCATTGTATCCTTGGCTAATAATGCGGTTGTCACGAACCAGAAGGCATCCTACTTGCAGTCTCTCACAAGGGGATCGTTCCTTTGTAGCAAGAACAATCTTCTTGAAGTATTCATCCCACGTGGGGCGATCAACTCGAGATATTGACATTTCTCTCTATCTCCGTCTTTGTGTTATAAGAGAGAAAACTTTTTATCCCAATACATACAAGTGTTTCTATTTTCCTATTCAACTACTCGATAATATTCATTTGTATGTATCAAAAACAAATAAAAAATCTACTTCGCAATCTTGCGAAACCAGATGTTCCCAAAAGAGTTGATGTTGTCCTCGAAGGAGGCGCATTCAATGGTGCGTATGAACTGGGAACTCTGTTTTTTCTTCAAGAGATGGATCGCAATGGATTTCTCTCTATTGAGCGGATCTCAGGAACAAGCATAGGTGCAATTATGGCATTAGCATTTCTCATCGGAATACTGGAAGAAGTAGAGAATATTTACGAGGAAAGTATAAAAGAGTGGATTTCTTCTCTCTCTATTCAAACATTCAAGGAGCACCTGGTGAAGCATATTAGGGTTGTCAAGGAAGAAGAACTGCTCAGTACTGTGAATGACCGTCTCTATATCACATATTTTGATGTTACCACAAGACAACACGTCACTGTATCGACATACAATAGCACGGAGCATTTGATAGACACTATTTTCTCATCGTGCCACATACCTTATGTCACCAAGGATACTGCGTGCTATCAACAACACATTGATGGAATCCATCCACACATATTTCGAGATGTAATGCACAATGATGTTAAAGACGTGGTTTATGTCGCCATTCATCACTGGACGATAGCGAACAATATGTTCAAAGTATCGAAGGAACTCTATCTATCTGGAAGAATACTAGAGGGTATACTCCAGTGCTATGAACTATTCCTACACAACCGATCATCTAAGATGTGTTCATTTATGTCACAGTGGTCAATGAGGGATTTCCTTGTTATACGAGCAAAGCACGGATTGGGATTTATATTGATGTATGTCATCGTTATTGCTCAAGTGTTAGAGAAGATTTGTCAGCCATATTTACTACGCATTCCAGGATATTCATATGCAATCTATTTTATTAAAAATATACTTCAAGATGTAGTATACTGTAGTATATAGTAACAACAAGACAAAGTATACATATTCTACCCAAACTAATATAGATAATATGAAAGTAAAGCACGGTCATATACTTGATGGAAATGACATCATCCATTTTACATCGAAAGAGGGGAAACAAGTGGGGTACCTGCAATATAAAGCATATGATGCTTCTCTCTATAAAATAATATTGATATATATCTATCCAGAACAGCGAGGGTGTGGATTTTTCAAAAAGATGATGCATTTATTCGAAAAACATTTTGTGAGAAAACATTCTATGTATGCGCGAATAGAAATTGATGTAAAGGAGGATGTCGTACGGTGGGGAAAGTTGGAAACATTGTATAGAGATTTTGGATTTGAACGTTATTCACGACGAGACCAGATTTGTCATATGGGCGACAGCAGCTACAGGATGTTTACAATGGAAAAATATTTCTAATTATGTATAATGTATTATTTATCATATATTATACATCATATATCATAATTATCTATTTACTGTCCACGCATTATTACATTAACGCGATTGTATAAACCATCACAGACACATTCACCACGGAAACCAGGTATTGTGTATCCAATGGATCCATCGTCACATAAGCATCCTCCAGGACCTAACGCGCTCACAGGTGTTTGAACGCAGAAGTCTTTTGTGAAGCCACGTGCCAGACAGTCGTTATATGTGGTAAATCCTTCTATCTTATCTGTACTATCCTCTGCATCCTCGGGTACTCTCTCTTGACGAAAAATACCTCTTATGTATCCCCACGCAAGAATAATAAATACTGATGCAGAGATAAAATAGCTAATATGTGGTAATAGTTTGCGAAGATTACGTCCAATGCGCATTTTGATAATTCTATATGTTCCAGAGAGAAAATATTTTGTATATTATGTTTCTCTCTATGAATTTATAAATAAATCAATATGTCAATATATGACTAACACTCAATAAGATAGAGAGTATTTCATAGCGTATCCATTCATAATAATGTCATCTTTGTATTCTGGTATGTTTCGCACACTGAGAGGAGGCTCCTTGTAGAAATCAGGGATTGTTTTGGTAAATATGCGTTGCGATACAATTCTGTCAATATAATCTTCTCTCTCAATAATGTCTTGAATACTGCGTGCACGATCCAATTTTCGAAGCCACACTGACAATATTGTATCATTACAAGGAGGCTTTTCATTCACTGGATTAATAAGATGAAACCCACAAACATTCGTGTAGTATGTAATAACCTGCTTTAATGAATGAAGCATAATATATTCCTTTCCATGGAGTTTTGCCAATTCTTTAATAACTGAAATCATTGATTGTCCACGAGGAATAACCGTGTTGCTTCGCCTTTTCATAGTGTGAGATGGTGCTCGACACACAATATCGACATAGTAATTATCCTCAAAGATAGTAAGGATCGCAAATGATCGAATACTTCCCATCCCGTCCTTTTGCGATGATCCACGGTTTGGATATTCATCTCTCTGATAAAGAATTACCCTATCTTCCAATGAAACATCATCACCTGTATCATTAATAATATCTTCCATAAAGGAAGCATCAATATCATAATGACTATACAGTGGAATGGAAGCGGAAAGTCTGCATGCAAACTCCCTGTACTTTTTGTGCCCATAGAGTATATCCAATCCTGTCACATAATATACGGATGAATGACTAGGAAGGGTTTTCTCTCTATATGTATCAAAATCTTGAGATACATATATGGAATGAAAGTCAGTTATAGGATGTGTATGGCACATATTTGTAAAGGATATGTATCAATTAGAATAACCCGAGAAATTTCTTGCGAGACTTCTTTTGGGTCTTTGTTCTAGATGACTTCTTTGGTGCACGTGAAGTCTTTGCCTTGGCACCGGATTTTTTCTCTTCTTCTTGCTTAACCTTAGCAGCGTGGATCTCGGCAGGTATGTATCGCAAAAACCATTCTTCATACTCTTTTGAGTTCCTGTTTTTCTTCAATTTTTGGAACATAGCAGATTTTGCTTTACGGTTGCTGTCCAGTGTTATTTGTTCGCCATAGCAATCCATTGTAAAACGGCGGAGGATACCTTTTTGTTCCAGACGGTTTTGTTCTTGAACCTTAAATAAGTATTCGCTCATACACAGGATACGATTTGCATCGTGGTAGGGAAGACCTGCATACATAAATGCCAGATAGAAGCTCAACATAGTATCAATGGTAGCAATGCGTGCTTTCTTTCCATTGATTTCTACAATGTTGTAACTGTGGCATCCAAGGGGTTCATATATGAATGCAACGGTCTCGCCATCTACACGGAGCTCATAATGAGGAGCCACTATTTCACCTACACCAGCCCGCTTCTTTGTTGTCACGTGCTTGAAGCCATCTGCCTCGAGACGCTCTTTTGCGATCAGTGCAGCTTTTTCTGGATCATCTGCTAAAATGTCAAAGTCGGGGATATTCTTCAACTTGCGACCCTCTTTTGTGTATTGAAGATACATCTTGTTTGCTAGTGCGCCAAAGAATACAAGTCCCTGATTGATAAAGGTATCGCGAAGACTGAAGAATAATTTGTTTTCATCATCGTCACTTACCTTTTTTATATCGGCATCCATCTCACGCTGGATGTGTTGACTAGAGCACTTGCTTCCTTTAAGAGGATAGTTCTTATTGAGAAGGGTAAGGCGCTTAAATACCTTTTCCCATCGTGATACATCCCCCTTTGGGCGAGACAGCTCTAAATACATTGCCATACGTAGATAATCGGGAGATGCATAGTAAATACCAGCAATTCTGATGGCATCCTTTTGAATGTTATTGAATAGATCACGAGGCAAGCTGGTTATATCAGCCACAGGTATGAAGTTGACAAAGACCTTGTATGTTCCGTGATGAACACCAGCCTTTGCTTCCACATCAGTGAACCCGCGCTTAAAGTAGATGTCAGCCAACTCCTTTGCATCGTGAAGAGCATTTGGAGAGAAAAAGTCATAATCGGGGATCTCTATCTCCTTGTCATAGAATTGGTCGTCTACAGGGAGAATATTGTTGATCGCTGTTCCTCCATAGCACACTAACTTTTTGCGCACAAGAAACTCCTCGACTATTCCAATGATCTCCTGAACCTCAGCAGACATAATCACTTTCTTACCTTGTTCCTTTTCGATGTGATCGACAGCTTGACGTAATACCTCCAGTTCACAATCATTAAATGACATACCTCTCTTGCACATTGGTACGTGCTTTCTGGTTCCTTTACTGCCACCTCTTCTATGTTTTTGTGTATATCTGCGAGCCATTCCTAAAATAGTGTCTTCAAAATAGCGTTAACAATGCCTGTTTTTATAATACCTATAGATTAAAATTATAGTATGATTTCTGTAATTTACGTTGTGCGTAACTGAGTTTCTTGTCCTGAGGCTTGGGATCAGGCAGAACTTGAGGAATATAGCGAAGTTCAGCAGGCTTCAGTGCAAACGCGCTTCCTGCTTCATTAAATTTATCGAGGAAGAACAATAGATTATCATCTACCGATTGGAAATTCATACATATCATTTGGCAACCATACTTGAAGTGTAATGTGCTATCCATATTAGCATCACTTACTTGAAGGTCTGGCATAGTGATTGCCATATGCTTCTTGTTTGTATCCATAAGGAGCTTGCCATTGGGTGTGTAGCGGACATTGTAGTCGCGCATCAGCTGAAGAAGTGTTGTATTCGAACAAAGGTTTGTTACCTCGTCCAAAGCAGTTCCCACGAACCCCTTGTTGGATTTGTCAACTAAGATAACAACCTTTCCCATAAAGTTGCTCAGTGGTTCAGCCGTGAGATTCTCAATCGTGCCATCATTACTATATTCATTATTATACTTTGCTGGCAATCTACGTTCATTCAAGAGAGAAGATATTATCTTGCCCATTTTCTCAAAGACAGTGCTATCATTGGTTTTTAGGCGGAAATGTAAAAAGAGAGGGTCATTTGGGTTGGGTGCGTATGCTCCAGAGAATGCATAATCACGGACGGTCTTCATTGCGTCTCCAAAAGGGATGCTGTTGTATGTTCCCTTAAAGTAGTAATTCTTAGTGCTTGATGCAGCAATCACCGGTTGATCATCCTCATTGTATACCTCAAAATCCAATACACGTGCACCGCGATATATCACCGATTTCAATGCGTCTAAACTTACATAACTATTCTTGAAGTTCCCGTTGCAGCAAGAGTTGTAACTACCCATAATATAGTAGTCACGAAGCAGATACTTGTCGTTGCTACCGTAGGTATTTACACCACCAATGTTTCGAGGGATATCCTTGTCGTCCATCAACAAAGATTTCATGCGCTTGTTTTGGCTTCCGTATTCACTCATTTGAGAGCGCACATACATAACAATGTATATTACCAGAAGCACCAATATTACAAATAATACCATATTAAGGGTAGATGATGTGCCAGTAAGTTGCTGACGAGCATTTCTAAGTCCAGTTTGAATAGCTCCCATATATTTATTCATATTTAGCTATGTAGGATGGATAATCGATGTGTTAAATATTCTTATGTATATTACTGTGAGAATAATATATCAGAAATATCTAAATCGCCCGATTTATATATAAAATAATATCGTCATATGTTAAACAGGAAGCTCCAGATATAGTAGCACTAACACATAAATCATAAAAATGGCAGGTGGTTTGTTAAATTTAGTATCACATGGTCAAGAGAATGTATTACTCTTTGGAAACCCCCAGAAGACTTACTTCAAGACAGTCTACAAGAAGACAACTAATTTTGGTCTCCAGAAATTCCGCGTTGATTTCGAGGGTAGTCGCGTTCTCCACACTAACACAGAAACAAAGATGGAATTTAAAATCCCAAGATATGCTGATTTGCTGTATGATAGCTATCTGGTTATAAATATACCCGACATATGGAGCCCTCTTTATCAGGATGCCTCTGGAGATTGGGTAGAATATGGATTTAAATGGATTGATGAACTGGGAAGCAATCTGATTAAGGAGTTGGAAATTCTGGCAGGAGGACAAATATTGGGTAAATACAGTGGGGAATATTTCGCAAATGCTGTTCATCGTGACTATAATAACACCAAGATTGATCTTTGGAATAGAATGACTGGTAATGTAGATGAACTGAATGATCCAGCGAATGCATTCACACGTGTCAATATGTATCCCAATGCATTCTACACAGGAAGCAATAACATTCGCCCTAGTATTCGTGGTCGCAAGCTGTATATTCCTATAGATGCTTGGTTTGGTCAGTTGGCATCGAATGCATTCCCACTGATCTCCATGCAATATATGTCATTGACATTTATGATAACATTTAGATCAATAAAGGATCTCTATACACTTCGCGATGTCACAGATAAGACGAATAATTACCCATATGTGGCACCTGACATAAACAACTCGCTCTTCACACTCAGACGGTTTTTAGCACCCCCAACTGACACTTCAGGAAATAATGGCAATCAAAACGATAACTGGAATGCTGATATTCATATATTGTCCAACTACGTGTTCTTAGATACCGAAGAAAGACAGGTTTTCTCACGCAACAACCAAGAGTATTTGATAAAGGAGGTTTATGAATGGGATTTGCCGAACACAACAGGAAGTTCCGTCGTGGAATTCGATACACGTGGTTTGGTATCAAACTATATGTTCCGGTTCCGTCGCAGTGATGCCAATCTTCGCAACACGTGGTCGAATTACACAAATTGGCCATATAACTATCTCCCCTATGAGATAACAAACACTGGTTCTCCTGATCCATTCCTCTTTATCACTGGAAATTACACATCGGATAACTTCTTACAGAATGACAAGAATATCCTTTTGGATATGGCTATTATGCTTGACGGTAAATACAGAGAGAATACACTCGATGGACAGATATACAACTATGTTGAGAAGTATAAGCGCACGGATGGAGCAGCAAAGGACGGACTATATCTATATTCATTCGCACTTAATACAACAAACAACACATATCAGCCATCTGGCGCAATGAATTTGGATCGATTTGACAAGATACAATTCGAGATAAATACAATTGAACCTCCTCGCAATCCAAGTGCATCCAGTGCAATTGTCGATATATGTGATGTAAACGGGGATATCATCGGTGTGCGAAAGAATGTATGGGATCTCAATGAATATAATTATGATCTGACTATATTCGAAGAACGTTACAATGTTCTTATGTTCCAAGGAGGTATGGTGGGACTGAAATATGCTCGTTAAACTAGTCTTATAGTGATATAGTAAAATATTAAAACACATAAATATCCACATATCATATTACTACTGATATCAGTTATAATATGGTATTCTACATTATGATGATAAGATATAACAACATTTACTAACTATGTTTGATAAGTTGATTAATTAGCGAACCAAACTCAAGTTAAGCTGCTGTGATACCATTACAAATGTGGTGCATTTAGGCATATGTTTAATGCAACGGGCATTGATGTATGTGCAACAGCTGCGAAGACCACCCAAATAGTCAAGAATAGTATTCTCCAACGACCCCTTGTATGATACTTTAATGACGCGTCCTTCGGAAGAGCGATACTTAGCCATCTTACCAAAATGCTTCTTCATTGCGTGTTCCGAACTCATACCATAGAACATCTTATATTGTTTACCATTCTCCTCGATCAATTCCCCCGGATTTTCATCGTGACCAGAAAATACCCCACCACACATTACAAAATCAGCACCCCCGCAGAATGCCTTTGCCATATCTCCCGGGCAGGTAATACCACCGTCTCCAATCACGTATCCACCTACACCGTGGGCGGCATCAGAGCACTCAATGATGGCTGATAGCTGTGGCATTCCAACACCAGTCTTCAATCGCGTGACACAAGCAGATCCAGGTCCAATACCACACTTCACAACATCCACTTTACCATTGATGATCAACTCTTCAACCATCTCACGTGTGGCAACATTTCCAGCAACCAGAATTTTATCCGGATACATAGAACGCACGCGTGCACAGAACTCAACAAAGCGCTTCATATATCCATTTGCCACATCAATGCAAATCCACTTACAGTCGGTGAGTGTTACAATGGCTTGAAGACGTTCAAAATCGCGATCTGTGATGCCAGTGGACACCATATAGTAATCTGGATCTAGACCATCCATTGCGTCAATTGCACGAACATAGTCCTCATACGAATAAAATTTATGCAAAGCAGTAATCACCTTATGTCTAGACAGCTCCTTATATACTTCGAATGTTCCAGTTGTATCCATATTAGCGGAGATGATTGGAACACCCTTCCACGTATAGGTACTATGTGGGAAAGTAAATTCGCGTTCCAAAGATACATCACTGCGACTACTCAATGTAGATCTCTTTGGACGGATGAGAACATTATTGAAATCAAGTTTAGGATCAGTTTCAATCTTCATAATGAGACTAAGAGTATTATATAATTTGTCGATGCAACAAATATGATTATCTTTATATGATATGGATGAGATACATCTATATTATTTCTACCAATATTATTTCTCTCTACTATAGTAGTTGAACAAGAAATATTTCACAGATATAATACCAAACACATAGTATGGTTGCTTCAGTGATTGAACAAAGAAAAACAGAGAAGAGAGAACAAGATCTCAAAGATAAAGTAAAAATAACAAAGGGAACGGGAGAACGTCTTTTAGGGTGGTTTATTTTTACATTAAAAGTATTGGTAGTAATGTTGATTAAACTTGCCATTGTAGTGCCAATTTTATTTGGCGTTCATACTATTACACAAGGTGGTGGATCCGTGTTAGATTATTATAATGCAGATACAATACTTTCTCTCTTTACGAATAAAGGAACTGCATCACCTGCTGTAGAAAGCAACTATTTTATTAAGTCGTTCCGCCAGGGATTTACAGGAGCAAATGTGATAACAACACCTGTATTACACCTCATTCAGAATATGCTTGGTGGAAAAGCTTCGAACACATTCTTCAAAGTAATCCGCTCTATTGCTTATTTATTCTTACCAGCGATCTATATGATTGTTATGTTACCATTGATGGGAGTAGGAGCATTCGGAGGATCTGTTTATGGTCTGTTTTGGAAATATCTAAAGGAAGAGAGTTTGTTAGCCATTATTGCTGCACTAATCCTATTTTCATTCGTATTTACACTTGCAGGAGGATATAGTCTAGTTATTGCACTTACCGTTTTCTTGGGAATACCTTATTTAATGTTCACCAACAAAGCTCTCGTAAATGCCCAATACAAATCATTTGCTAAGGAGTATGGTCATATATATCTTACATTATTTACTGTAATATCTATTGCATCATTAGTGAAGGCTCTCCTTTAGGAATTATCATAATATTGCATGCACTTCTAAAATAAGAAATAATTATTATGTGAAGCAAGCATTTAAAAATATTGTATATCAATACTATAAATGGGAAAGCAACAAAAGCGTGGTAATAAGAAGGGAAAGAAGCAAAATAAGGCTTCTAAGACACCATTCGTTAGCATCTGTACACCAACATTCAATCGTCGTCCATTTATACCCACTGCGATACAATGTTATATGCATCAAGATTATCCCCGTGAAAAGATGGAATGGATTATTATTGATGATGGGTCAGATAAGATTGAAGATTTGGTAAAGGATGTTCCTGGTGTAAAATATTTTGAATATGATGAAAAAATGTCTCTTGGTAAAAAGCGCAACTTGATGCACGAAAAGAGTAAGGGAGATATCATTGTGTATCTGGATGATGATGATTACTATCCACCTGATCGTGTATCCCACGCTGTTTCTATGCTTCAAAGTAACAAGAAGGCTCTTTGTGCAGGATCCAGTGAGATATATATTTATTTCAAGCATATTCAGAGTATGTATCAATTTGGACCATATGGACCAAACCACTCTACTGCAGGAACATTTGCATTCAAACGTGAGCTTCTCAAGCAAACATCATACGAAGACCACGCTGCACTAGCAGAAGAAAAACACTTCTTGAAGAATTACACCATTCCATTTGTTCAGCTTGAACCTAAGAAGACAATTCTTGTATTCTCACACGATCACAACACGTTTGATAAGAAGAAATTATTGGAAAATAAGCACCCAAAGTTTGTCAAAGAAAGCAATAAAACTGTAGATGATTTCATAAAAGAACCTGCACTTAAAAAGTTCTTTATTGAAGATATCGATGAAGCTCTTGCAACGTATGAACCAGGACTTCCAAAGCATAAACCAGATGTATTGGAACAAACAAAAGAGATCGAACAACGTAGAGCTGCAAAAGAGAAAGAATTAAGGGAAGAGGCAATGAGAAAGCAACAGACAGCAGCAAAGATGCCACTTCAACACAATCAAATCACTGTAACACATCCTGATGGAAGAAAACAAGCTTTATCAACTGAGAAGGCTTTGGAAATGTTGCAAAATATGCAAAAGAAGATACATAATCAGCAACAAATGATAAATGGATTGCAGATGCAAGTGACTGAGAAAGATAAGGAATTAATGGAAGCAAAGAAGGAAATCCGCTTGTTACAAAAAGAACACGGGGTGGAAGGGAGTGATGAAGTGACCCCTGAAGATATAGAGGCGCAACTGAGTGAAACAATAATACTTGATATAAAGGAAGGAACAAATGATACAAGTGTATTTGATCCAGTATTAAAGCATCAAGAGAAAGAAAATAAATCAAATGAAGATGAAAACTAAAAAGAAAATGAAAACTAAAAAGAAATAAACTATACTAATACTGCAATAGCAAAATAATATAATATATCAGTGATTGTATTGATATATTATATATGTTACAAGTAAAAATTTCTATCGCAAACTGCGATTATATTTTAAACGAGCTGCACGACGCCTTGTAGTTGATATTTGTTTGTTATTGTATGATGAATTCAATGCAAGAGGAAATGAGGGAGGAGGACAACAATAAGGTTTGGGGGGATCATCTGGAACGATAAATTCAATAAGGAGAGATCCAAACCCTAATAATCTAATAGGATATATTGGTGTTGGAATTATATCCCCCACTTGATACCTATTATTTTGATAAACAAGATAATCTATACCATTATCAATAATATGCCCTAATTGTTGTGATTGTCCATCTATAATAAACGTTATAGTCTCATTTGGTGAAATGGCAAGCCATATAAATGTTGTTCTCAATAACTCCTTTGTTTCATTGATCACATTGATATTATAATTATATTTACTTGTGCATAAAAATCCTTGGTTTCGATCTCCAATATAACCGGGCTTCACAAAAGGTGATATGTCAGTGTATGTAATTGGTGTCCCGAAATCAACGATTTCTCCTGATCTCCACATTTGTAATGCATCATTCAGGAAATATTCATCGTCTGGATTTGTAGCAGCAAGATCATAATACAAATCACGTATGACATCACGAGTGAAACGTTGTGAGGTCCCCTCCCTGTTTTCATATAAAAAGGCGGGGACTATTATATCATTAGATGGGTCTGCTATTTCGTTCTTATAGTTATCTTCGTTCAATACATCCCATGGGAATTGTAACATAGGTATAAATCTAGGTAAACTAGGAATAGTTTGGTCACTATTATTAAATAATGTTGGATCTAGATTTCCTATTCCACCGTTAGATAAATCTAAAACATTATTATCTGCACCTACACCAAAGAAGACACCAAATTTTGGTATACTGAAAACTCCTCGTGGTAGAGAAGAATAGCAATTTGTCTGTGATACATATGGTCCACTAACAGGATAATTTGATATTACTTGAGAATTCGCTATCATGCCTGCACCATTAGAAGAAATATCATCTATTGCATATGAATAACATTCATTCAGTAATAAATTAGAAGTAATCGGCACAGATGAACCAGTAACATTTTGTTGACATAATCCTACTATTCCACCGGTTGTTTCAACTGGTAACTTACCTATGCTATAACATTGGTTGATCGTATATGTTCCATCATCACGTCCCATATAAATATTATTTATAATCCCTCCTGATGTTAATATTGATGTAGCTGAAATATCCCCTACATGAAAAGTTCTCTCTATGATAGGAGGACGGAGTGAATTGATACTAAGTAAATTAATCGTTTCTATAATCCCTCCACTATTTGTACATGTCCCTTTATGATAACTATCTTGAATTATTGATGCTGTAAAAGTTGTATTACTAGATCTATTTAATATACCAGAAGACCCTTCTGTTATATCTCCAATAGAATAACATTTTTTAATCACATTATTACCCTTATCATCTATAATAAAACCAGATGACCCTAACGCTATATTCCCTTCAAATCTACAATTTTCAAATGTTGTATTTACACATATTGATGAAAATCCACAATTTCTATTTACCAAATCGCCTCTAACACTGCAATTATAAATATATACAGATTGTGGTCCTATTAGTGGGGTTCCAGATTTTACTGAAAATAAAAAATATGCACTATTAAATGTTACATTTTGAGGAAATCCATAACTAGTACAATCAAGGAATACATTTTTTATTTCACTAACACTATCTATTTGTGCTGTAAACAGTTCAAATATCATAGGATCACCACCATCATTTATACGACTAATAATATTTCCTGCACCATTAAAATAAAATGTATTATTTCCAGAATTATTAATATTAAAATAAAATGTATTAATTAAACTAATGTCCCCATCTATCTGAACCTTATTATATTGTGGTAAAGTTATGGGAAGGGATGACATAATATTATCAATATATTGTTGATTAATTATTAGGGTTTCATCTCCAATGCAAGTAAATGTTATTATATTTGTTGACATATTGTTTCTATAATAAAAAAAGATATATTTTTAATCATTTTATCACACGAATGCAATATTTCCATATTTTTATAAGATTTTATTACGATATACTATCAAAGAAGTGATTATAATGTGAAATAATAGGGTTCCTTGGATGTAAAATAGTAGTCGAATATTGTTTCATATGATACAATAATTGTTCCTTCATTCTTTCCCGCGTAAGACGATTATATAATGATACTTGCTCATCGAATACATACTGATCTGCATTCACAAATGTAGATAATGACACCATCATAGATCCCACATCTGTTAAACTTCTCTCTTCAATGTAGTTCTGTAACGGATTAGCATATTTTTTCTTAACCCACAAAATTCTGGCGTTTCCACAACGCAATGTCATATAACGGAGTGGTATTTTCGTCTTTTTATGGAGAAATGTAAATAAGTGCTTCCATTCCATCATCTCATTTGGAAATCTCTCTACGTAGGAGCGAATAGTTCCATCCTTGTGAATAATATTGCTAAATATAATTTCCATTGTTGTCATTTTGTAGGCGGTAGGAAAGAAATGTATATTATTAGAAGCAATATTATCACGTATATTTGGTTTACATCGTAATGTCCATTGAAGAAGTAGTTCAATTTTAGTGATGAATAAAATTGAAGAAAACACGCATAAAGAAATAACTACAACACAACACATTCAAAGCGATATTCACAAACATTTGATTGTCGCTTCTAACGAATATACATCATAATGGCAGCTGCATCTACAAACCTCGCAACAACATATCAGAAAAAGACTGATCGTGAGCATATTCTTGATGCACCAGACACATATATTGGTTCTATTGAACCTGATACTGTGACAAACTGGACATATGATGCAAACAAAGAAGTAATGGTTCATAAAGATTATTCATGGATCCCGGGACTTTACAAATGTTTTGACGAAGGGATTGTCAATGCGCGAGATCACTACATCCGAATGGCGCAGAAGATTGCAGCAAAGGAGGACGGCACACTCCCTGTAAAACAGATTGACATCACTATTGACAAGGATACAGGTGTTATCACAATGAAGAATGATGGAAACGGGATTGATGTAGCCAAGCATCCTGAATACGACTTGTGGATCCCTGAAATGATCTTCGGACATCTGCGCACATCCACCAATTACAACAAGGATGAGAAGAAGATTGTAGGTGGAAAGAATGGTTTCGGTTTCAAACTCGTGCTCATTTATTCCAAGTGGGGAACCATTGAAACCGTTGATCACGTAAGAAAGCTGAAGTATAAGCAGACTTTCAAGGATAACCTCTCTGTCATTGAAAAGCCCACAGTCCGAAAGGTCAGTGCAAAGAAACCATACACCATCGTCTCGTGGCTTCCAGACTATGAACGGTTTGGAATTCCCAAGCTAACAGACGATATGTATGCGCTCTTTACGAAGCGTGTATATGACATTGCAGCTGTGACGAACAAAGCAGTAAAGGTGACGTTGAATGGAACAACTGTTCCTATCAAGTCATTCGAGAAATATGTGGATATGTATATTGGTGGAAAGAGTGAAACAAAGCGTGTATTCGAGACAGCAAATGATCGCTGGGAATATGCAGTATGTCTGACACCAGTTGATGAGTTCACACAGGTCAGCTTTGTGAATGGTATCTACACAAGTAAGGGTGGAAAGCACGTAGACTACATCCTCAATCAGATCACAAAGAAGTTGATTGACTACATTGAGAAGAAGAAGAAGGTTCGCGTGAAGCCCACTACGATCAAGGAACAGCTGATGCTCTTTGTGAACTGTGTGGTAGAGAACCCAGCATTTGACAGTCAGACCAAGGACTATATGAACACTGCTACAAGTAAGTTTGGATCTTCCTGTAAGGTCAGTGAGAAGTTCATTGAAAAGGTTGCAAAACTGGGTATTATGGATCAAGCGGTTTCACTGAATGAGGTGAAGCAGAGCAAGGATGCCAAGAAGACAGACGGTAAAAAGACCAGAAGTGTTCGCGGTATTCCTAAGCTCATTGATGCAAACTACGCAGGAACTGCAAAGTCATCAGAATGCACATTGATCTTGTGTGAGGGAGACTCAGCAAAGGCGGGGATTGTCTCTGGATTGTCTCGTGAGGATCGCAATATCTATGGTGTATATCCACTGAAGGGAAAGCTAATGAACGTGAGGGATGCAAGTATCACCAAGATCACAGATAACAAGGAAATCACTGAGATGAAGAAGATCATTGGACTGGAAGCAAAGAAAAAGTATAAGACAAAAGATGATGTGGTCAAGAACCTCAGATATGGAAAGGTTATCTTTATGACGGATCAGGATCTTGACGGAACTCACATCAAGGGTCTGTGCATCAATCTATTTGGTTCGCAGTGGAGCGATCTCATCCGGATGGATCAGTTCTTGGGATGCATGAACACACCTATTCTGAAGGCGAAGAAGGGAGCACAAGAAATCTGCTTCTACTACGAGAAGGAATATAATGATTGGAAGGAGGCGAATGGTGGAACAAAGGGATGGTCAATCAAGTATTACAAGGGTCTCGGCACGAGCACGTCAAAGGAGTTCAAGGAATACTTTGCAAAGAAGAAGATGATGCACTTCACATTCGATACGGATGAATGTGACAAGACACTTGATATGGTATTCAACAAGGATCGCGCCGATGATCGAAAGGAGTGGTTGGAGAACTACAATAAGAATGAAACTCTTAACACCTCACAAGAGTTGGTGTCATACAGTGATTTCGTCAACAAGGAATTGATCCACTTCTCCAAGTATGATTGTGAGCGCAGCATCCCTAATATGGTGGACGGTTTGAAGACTAGTCTCAGGAAGATCCTATATGCTGCATTCAAGCGTAATCTCACAAAGGAGATCAAGGTTGCTCAGTTCGGGGGTTATGTTTCTGAACATTCTGGATACCATCATGGTGAAGCCAGTCTGATGAAGGCAATCGTTGGAATGGCACAGGAATTCGTGGGATCCAACAACATCAACCTGCTCCTTCCGAATGGTCAGTTTGGAACGCGACTTCAAGGCGGTGAGGATTCCGCTTCGGAAAGATACATCTTTACACTTCTCAACACAATCACACGACGCATTTATCCAGAGGCGGATCTTCCAGTGCTGACATATTTGGATGATGATGGAACCCCTGTGGAACCAGAGTATTATGCTCCCATCATTCCGATGATCCTTGTGAATGGAACGCGCGGTATCGGAACAGGATTTAGCACAAATGTCATGTGCTATCATCCACAAAAAATCATCTCCTATTTGAAGGATACTCTCGCACACGGAAGCAGCGATGTCACAATTGAACCATATTACGAAGGGTTCAAAGGTGCAGTCATTGCAGTGGGAGAGGATAAGTATCTATTCAAGGGAACGTATGAAACAGTCAAGAAGGATACCATTCGGATCACAGAGCTTCCAGTGGAGACGTGGACAGACAAGTATAAGGAATTCCTTGAGAAAATGATGGATACATCTGACGGTAAGAAGAATGATGATGCGAAGAAGGCAAAGCGCAAGAAGAAAATGATTGTGAAGGACTACAAGGATATGAGCACAGATACCAATGTGGATCTTGTAGTTACACTCTATCCTGGTGTATTGGATCAACTCGAAGGGAAGAATGAGGATGAACACATCAATGGTCTGGAGAAGGCACTTAACTTGACAACCACAAAAAAGACAACAAATATGCATCTCTTCAATGAGGAACAGCAACTGAAGAAATACAATGATGTGTATGAAATTATCAAGGCATTTATGGATGTAAGACTGAAGTTCTATGCAAAGAGGAAGACACATCAATTGAATGAACTCCAGAGACGTGTCACTCTGTTGTCGAACAAGGCACGCTTTATTGAGATGCAGTGCAAGGATGAGTTGGATCTGCGACGAAAGAAGAAGGACGAAGTTGTATCGCTGTTGCAATCTCACAAGTTTGACAAGATGGAGGGAGACGCTGACTACAAGTATCTGAGGCAGATGCCAATGGACAGTGTGTTGGAGGAGAACATCATCAAGCTGCGGAAGGAACGGGACCAATCGAAGGAAGAATACGAGACACTGATTGCGACACAGGAGAAGGCGATCTGGTTGCACGAGCTGGATGATCTCGAAACTGCATACGGAATTTATAGAACAGAGCGTGAGAAGCGCCAGCAGGGAAGGGATGACAGTCCTAAGAAAGTCGTTAAAAAAGTGAGGAAGCTGAAGAAGAAAATTACTCTGAAGTAAATAAATAGAAAATATCAAATAACATTTATAAAACCGCTAGTATTTAGCCATATTATAACATTTTTTATCTATAGTTTAACGGATAAAATAATAATGTATTCTTATTACAAGATAGAAATACACACCCTATAAAGTAAGATAATAATAGAATGGCATTCACACGTTTTAACTATGACCCGTGCAGAACGAAGAAATTATTGCAGGAATCAACCGGACCTGGACGCTGGGTAATGAACAAACCCGGTAATGGAGAAACACCATTATTCTTTGATGATCCACATATTCGTATGCAACAATGGGGTGCAAATCTTATGTCTACACCAAGTGGTGTCCCAACCGACATAGCAAGTGATTTAGACGGAAGAACACGTAGAGCTACCAAATACTGCACACCTAGTCAGTTCCCCAATCATGGTGTAGTTCCCGCCAGCAAGGTTCAATATCCATCTTACACATCATTCACAGATGAGACACGTGCATCCCATCCCGCTTGGATGTACAGAGATTTAGAGCAAACACGATGGGAATATCCTCTTCTGGATCCTCAAGAGAATGTGTGCAAGCCATTCCACAACAATATGAACACTAGACTGATTGCCATCGACAACTACAAACCCAAACCTCCTTGCCCTTGGAACAAGTAGATCACACTATCAGATGTGTTCAAGATATCATTTTGTCAATATGTTTCTTCTTTGATAGAGAGAAATATGTTGAGATAGAGAGAAGACAAAAAACAAAAATTATTATATAAGACGGTGAAACATTATTTTCACGAATAAATAAATAAAATATCCTAGATATATATCTCAATATATTATAAACGTAACGACATATACGATGGCTGAATTAGCAATTCCTCTTGCCGTTTTAGGCGGTATGTATATCCTATCAAATCAAGAAAAGGATGAAAAAAATCAAGAAAATAAAGGAAAAGAGGGGTTTGAAGCAAACAGAAATCTACCTGAAAATATGGGAAAGGATCTCCCCAACAATAGACCTCGCCCCGTAAATTACCCTGTCAATGGAAAATCCGAATTGAAACAATCACCCAATTATTATCCAAACCCGAACGCAGCCACAGATCGCTATTATCAACAAAGTGTATATGAGAAGGAGGCAGAAGCCGATACTAACAAATATTCTTCCCTCACTGGAGAGACTGTATCTGGTGCTGATTTCAAGCACAACAATATGGTTCCTTTCTTTGGATCTCGTGTCAAGCAATCTCAAGTGTTCAATGGAAATGAAAACCGTCTGGACAATATGATGGGGAACGGATCTCAACACTTTAGAAAGCAGGAGATCGCCCCTATGTTCAAGCCCGAACAAAATATGCAATGGGGTCACGGAACACCCAACACAAGCAGCTTTATGCAATCCCGTATGAACCCCTCACACAAGATGGCAAACGTGAAGCCCTTCCAAGAAATCCGCGTTGGTCCTGGTCTAAATCAAAAAGACGGTGTCCTCGGAAGCGGTGGTTTCAACTCCGGTATGGAAGCAAGAGAACGCTGGATGGCAAAGACGGTGGATGAACTCCGTGTAAAGAACAATCCCAAGGTAACTTACGGTGGAGTTATTTTAGGCGGAAAAGACCGTGTGACAAACCGCGGGGTTATGGGAAAGATGGAGAAGCATCAACCAGACACTTACTATGTTAACTCCCCTGAGCGCTATTTCACAACGACTGGTTTAGAAAAGGCACAAACTGCTCGTTCAAAGCAGATTATGCCAGAGGAGAACCGCGAAACAACTACGACTGATTATTTCGGTTCAGCTGACCAAGCCCAAGGCGAAGCATCCTACGTCCCTGGAACATACATCCCTGCCAGCCGTCCTCAACTCGATGCTGATATAAAGCACGTGGCAAATGGATATGCTCCTAACCGTAACCTGGCAAATAGTGGAGAGCATGGTATAAAAGGATACAAGGCAAGTGTGTTGCCAAACAATCGTGACATCACTACAATCAGAGCACCTGAGTACGGTGCGGTATCCACATTTGCACGCGCAGTCGTAGCACCGCTATTGGATATCCTGCGTCCCTCACGCAAGGAGAATGTAGTAGGAAACCTCCGTCCCACTGGAAATGCTGGCAATGTAGCAAACCATGCGGGATATGTGTATAACCCAGCTGATCGCACACGCACAACTATTCGTGAAATGACAGAAGATCGCCCTGATCATATGTTCGTGAACAACCAGAAAGAAAGCGGTGGTTATGGTTACACTGTAAATGAACACCAGAGTGTAGGACAAGAGCGTGATAGCACAAACGTGAACTATGTAGGTAATGCAGGAAACACCAACACCACACAGAACGCAATGACATATGACTCTGCTTACAATGCTCATCTGATCAACAAGGAGCCTATTTCCCGCGGAAGACAACCTATGGGAAGCAGTGTAAAGATGTTCAATGGACAAAGCTATACTAACATAAAGGTAGATAAATTGGAAACTGACCGCATGAACAACCGTATGTATGTGCCTCAAAACATCACAAAGGCTTCGCCTGCACTCCAACAATATGGACAAATGAGTGCACGCAGCGAATACGGTCAAGATACACATTGCCAAAGAAACACGAGCGATATTTTAAATGCTCATCGCAGTAACCCATACACTCAACCTCTTAACAGCGTAGCATAAACAGTATATGATAATATAGATACACTAGTTTGATATCCACTATATATTATAGTCATTATCAATCGGGATACAAAAGGTATAAATATTTGTCACATAGTAATACTAGTATCTATGAATATAACTATTGAAAAGGAATATCATCCCACCATTCACGAAAAACTAGATGGGTTCCTTAGAGAGAAAAGTGTTCCCCATATACTCTTCTATGGAGAACACGGTTGTGGAAAAAAGACAATCGTTCAACACCTTTTAAATGAAATGTATAAAAATATGTCCCATATTGATCGGAGAGAATATGTCCTCTATGTAGATTGTGCGTTTGGGAAAGGAATAAAATTCATACGCGATGAAGTAAAGTTCTTTGCAAAGAAGAATGTATTTTATAATCAAGATCCTATATGCAAGACCATTGTATTGCTTAACTGTGAACTTCTTACGATAGATGCACAATCTGCACTGCGTCGATGCATAGAGGTATTCTCTAATTCAACGCGATTTTTTGTCATCGTTCAGAAGCGCGAATTATTACTGCGACCAATTGTCTCTCGTTTTTGCTGCATCCACGTTCCTCGTCCAATGATTAAATACAATCCAAGTAATATTCATACTGTGTATAGAGAGAAACATATATCCAAATTCCTCAAGGATCAAAAGCACTCAAAGCAGAAATATATGAAGAAGCAGCTTCAACAATTAGACGTCATATATCCAGAGTTCAAATCAAAACAGACATCTAATGAGACAAAGCAAAGACTTATTGAAATAGCAAGAAAGAATAAGGAAAAGGGAATTACATATTTGGATTATGAAGCATATCTGAAAAAAAGCTGCTTCGATAATGGAAAGGATGGATTCGTCCTTATTGCTATGGAAAAAACAAAGCAAGATTGCAGGAACGAAGAGCTATTAATGTATTTATTTTTTGAACTATATATAATTCGGAGGAATTTAGGGTTAAAGAATATTTACGAGATGTAAGTAATTATGGATGATTTCACAGTATCTACGTTAACCGATTCTAGAAATGAATATTCTGCAATGTTTGTTTCTAAGATTACCCCCCATGTATTGCAGGGAATTCACTCTATCTTCAATGAAGCAGTAACCCTATGTAAAGAAAATGATGAAGATGAGAAATATCTTATGACATTCCAAAACTTCTTAGGTCGCGTTGCAAAATGGAACCAAGATATCGTTGAAAGGGAAAGTGAACGCATTATGAAAAACTCAGGATGTGACTATCTTGAAGATCTCCTTACCTGTGTTCACGTAACACAATTGAAAATCCTTACTAATATGCGCGTCGGACAAACACAGAAGAAGATTGAAATTGCTATTCCCAAGTTGAGTGAGTTCATACATAAGACATATATTGAAGCGTGTCGCCGCATTTATAAGAATGTCTATCTGTATGAACAAGGTATACTTCCACTTCAGCGCCAAAAGAATATGCGTGAATGTGAACTGCTTGTAAAGGACAGCATTCTTACTGTAATCCGTGAAAATATGCCAATTGAACATATTTTGCGATCATATTTGGATGAAAGTGTGGAGGAAACTGCTGATGAGGTGCGTCAAGAGATAAAGGAAGAATTGGAGGAGGTGAAAGAAGAGGCAACGCCTGAAGAGATAGAGCCTGAGCAAACAAAGTTAGAAGCAACCTCTGATATAAAGCAAATTGGTGGATCAACTGAAACATCTGACGAAAGCACCATCAATGTAGAAACATCAGTTCCTGACAGCATTTCTGGTATATCTGAAGAGAGAAAACACATTGTCCAAAAGCTTGATACACCTGCCATTTCAATTGCAACAGAACGCATTGATACACCTCCTCCTGCATCACCGATTGCAGCAAGAAATCTCTCTTTCCAAGATACAGATGCTATAAAGGAGTATAATACTGAAGATCGGTCTGTGGCAGTTGCTTCATTTTCTCCTGTATCTATTCAAGCACCCAAGACGATTGAACGATTAGAGCAAATTAGCCACCAACGCAATGAACAACGCAAAGCAGAAGAAATGGAGGATGATGAAGATGGTGCATTGAACATAATGGGTGATGCTACTTTAGATGTATTGGATATTCAAGATTTAGACACTTCCATTGCATTGAAGAAAGAAAACTTACTAAGTGATGTAATTGAATTGAGATAGTTACAATAAAGAGTGTAACTCTATTATATCTCTCTCTATAATCACACTATCTCGTTTAAATTTCTATAATTACATCCCACGTATAACATAATACAAATACTTACAGATATTAGTTACTATATAGAATTATGTTATCCACCGCATTTTTTGTAGGATTTATCTATTTCATTGTAAAATTCTTTGAAGCAAAGGCATCCACGGAAGCAACATTTGTATTCAAGAAGGCATTCCGTGATAGTGTCCTTGTTACTGTGTCTACAATGCTTGCACTCTTCCTATTAGATCAGATTGAGCCTTTAGCGAGTGGAATACCAAGTGCCCCTGCGGTATTTACTAATGAACCAGACTTTTAGGCGTATTTCGAAACAATAGATACTATAGTGCATGCAACATATACCATAGTTCACTATAAATATATGATACTAATCATCATATCATATATTTCTCTCTATATCAAAGATTTGTTTTGTTTCAACAGACCTATCTTAGTGATTGCATGGTATCAATATCAACTAGTTCCTTCTTGTTAATAAATCTCATTTGTGATTGGAATTCCTTGAAAACACTGCGCTTGAGTTGTTGGTTCGGTGTTGGTTTTGTTACTGTGCGTGAAATCATCTTATATAGCTTAAATCCAGGATATCTCTCCTTACCATTTCTCTTATATAGTATATTATTCCCCTTATCATCGGTGCACCACTGCTCAACAATATCCAATAGGTCATCATTGGAAACCCCCTTCTTTTTTCTAGGTACTATACCAAACTCATCTTTCTCTCCATCCTTATCATATCCTCCTTCTACTCTATCTTGGAAATAATCATAGAGAGAACAGCCAAATCGACATAAATCAAATGCAAAATGTGGCTCTACTGTTTGCTTAGATGTGTCATGGTAAGGTCCAAAGTTGAATTGTGTCACCGCATCTCCGTCCTTACCATAGCTATCGCTGCACAACAAACGTTTCTTGAACTTATAGATAGCACGTCCAAAATCAATAATCTTGAATAATTTACCATATGTCTTTACCTTCCAGCAAGTTCCACCATACTTATAGTAAAGGTATTCCTTCTCTGTGGTAACAAACATAATATTATTTGTATGGAGATCGTTGTGTGTGAAATCAAAGACCTTTTGATATGTAAGTAGCGTCATTATGATCTGCATAAAAATACAGAGCCATTCGTGAGGTTCTACATCAAAGTTTGACATATATTCATCGAGGGTCATCTCCAGCTTCTCGATTGCAATGAAATGGACTGGTATGTTATGCAGCGTTGCTAATATAGGATCTTCACTATCGATAGAGTATCCATCACTTCCGTTACTACCACTTTTTGAGGCATCATCCAGGGAACCAGTCTTCGTATCTCCTGTGCGTCCAGTTGTTTGTGACATACTATCCAATAGCTCGCGTATTTTCTCTCTACGATCCTTATCTCCATTGACTGATGTATTGTTTTCTATATCAATATCATCACCATCACTTTGTTCTCCCGATGCAGATGTATTACTTGTTCTAGATGAGCACGTGCTAGTATCATCACTTCCACGTTTAGATGCCAATGTATTACCACCTTCTTGGTTCTTTCTCTCTTGGAGGTATATTTCATCCATTAAATCCTTAACTTCATCTAATGTGCAGACATTTGCTCCTGTAGCGACTTTATCTTGATCGGAACCTTCATTATCATCATCAAACACTGACGCAAATACATCGCTATCTATATTATCAAACTTCAAATCAGATACACCAGATTTGATTGATAAGTGAGCTTTGCATTTCCGTGTTCTCTGTAAACCCATCATTTCAGATAAATCCTCGTGATCAATTGAAAAATCCTTCCCTACGTGATCTATAAAATAATCGGAATCGTGTAAAAACTCTATATCATCTACAACATCAAACGTAAATTCGTCCTTTACACCTAAATAAGAACCGTAAAATTCTAATCCGTGTGGGAAATGATATTTCGTTCGAAGAAGATTACTTAAATAAAAGAAAAATCCATCTGTATATGCTACATTATTAGGATCGTCTATTTTACTCCACTGTTTCTCTCCAAATCGAGGTATCAAATCAGTGGAAGGAACACCATTATATGATACATCCTTGTATGATCCGGTCATATATTTTACTGGATCAAAAATAGGCACAAGTTTGACAAAACTGTCTACTTCATCCCCATTTTGGAGAGAAAACACATATTGGTTTTGCGAGGAACACGATACAATATTTTTGATTTGTCTCTCGTGATTTAAATTAATGGAATTCCAATTTGTATCATTCAGAGAGAAAAATCTATCATACAAGGGAATATAGTTCTGCATCTTACGTAGTGCACCATTTTCCGTTTTATCAAATGCTTCAAATAGCTTGTTATTCTTATTCTTTTTATAATACATTTCCATAGTTTACTATCAAATACCTAAGTGTTTAGTTATTTATAATTACTCAATTATGCGAATATATATAATCACACAATAACTTTTAACTTATTCGTTCTTGGAAACATTTTATTTTAGCAACATTTTTCAGGAAACACGATATAAACGTAAAACAACGATATTAGTATAAGAATATTATCACAACAATATGGCAAATATGAATTTAGAGCTAAAGAAATTTGATATGAGAAATATCACGTTTAAACCAGACGAAAATAAAGGACCTGTCATTGTTCTTATTGGTCGCCGTGACACAGGTAAATCTTTCTTGGTTCGCGATCTGCTATATTATCATCAGGATATCCCAGTGGGAACCGTTATTTCAGGAACAGAGGCAGGCAACGGTTTCTTCGGCAATCACGTTCCAAAACTGTTCATTCACGATGAATACAACTCTGCTATCATCGAGAATATATTAAAGCGCCAAAAGATGGTTCTTAAGCAGATGCAGAAAGAAAAGACTGCATATGGTCGAAGTTCAATTGATCCACGCGTGTTTGTTATATTGGATGACTGTCTGTATGATCAGTCTTGGACACGGGACAAAGTTATGCGACTGCTTTTCATGAACGGACGTCATTGGAAGGTTATGTTGATCATTACTATGCAGTATCCTCTCGGTGTTCCCCCAAATCTTCGAACAAACATTGATTATGTATTCATCCTTCGCGAACCCTATATCAGTAACAGAAAACGTATCTATGATAACTACGCTGGTATGTTTCCCACATTTGAATCGTTCTGCCAAGTTATGGATCAATGCACGGAAAATTATGAATGTTTGGTCATCAATAATAATGCCAAATCAAACCGCCTCGATGAGCAAATATTCTGGTATAAGGCACAATCACACAAGAACTTTAGACTAGGCGCTAAGGAATTCTGGGAGATGTCAAAGAATTTAGGTAGCGATGATGAGGATGAACAGTATGATCCTAGCAAAATGCAAAAGAGAAGTTCTGGACCAAGGATTAATGTGAAGAAGGGCAAATGGTAATTAATCGACATCAGCATTGTCATCGTCCTCGCCATCGTAGTCCTCTTCATCACTGTCACTTTCACCATAATTATGATAGCACTGGCAAATTGGTTTATCTCCTTCTACACATCCTCTGCAAAATAATACTTGGCACTCAATACATTCTATCTCTCCACAATCATCACATATTGTATCGTTGCATTTATAGCACGATAATTCTTCATTCCCCTCGTGACTACATTCTACTTCCTGTGTTTCCTCGTGATATAGATGGCTCATATTATCTTCACACATAACTGTATTTGATTTTACTTGTATCTTATAATGAAAGGTTCATTTTATTATAAGATAATTTATATTATTTACAGATCAAAGTGATCTAATCAGACTTGTTGGGAATGATGTTGTCACCTTCAAACAGCTCCTTCTTGATGTCTGCACTAGAGACTACTTCGTTGTTTGCTTCCAATGATGCCTCAACAGTGCTCATATTTGCAACACCTACCAAGTTACCTTGCTCATCCACATTTTGGGTCAGCTTGTTGCCACTGTCTTCTGCGATCTTCACGTTTTCTTCGATAGCAGCCTGCTTGGTCTCGCGCACACGTGTCTCGAATTCCTCCTTTGCCTTGCTCTCGTTCTTCACCTTCTCTGACATAAGTTCATTGAGCTCCTTCTCCAGATATTCTACACGTCCAGTCTTGTATGCTTCGGGTTCCCAAGGCATCCACATACCAACAGGTCCTACAAAGATATCGTGGTTAGGATCTACTTCACGAAGCATCTTGCAACGGAGCTCGGCTTCTTCTTGGGATGGGAAGCTTCCACGCACCTTCAGTCCACGGACGCTGGTTTGGAAGTTGTGGGTCTCGCCAAATTCCTTCTCCAATTGCTCCTCCCTTGCATCGACAAAGTTCTTGTAGTCATCATCGATGGTGGTAGATCTCAGGGTCTCAACCTCAGTTTTTGTGAAATCGCGGAAGTCCTCCATAATCTTCTCAAAGTCAAGGTTGTATTTGTAGCTGGTGAAATTGAGGAATTGTTGGAACTTTTCCAAAGACTTGGAAAAATCGTAGTCTTTTAGGAATTGCTCAAAGAAAAATGCCTCACGCTTCTTCAAAATCTTGTCGGGGGACAAGAAAGATACGCATACGAATTTTTGACCTGCAATAGGCTTATCTTCGTCGAGTAGGTCAACATATTTAGGGGTGTTTTCTTGAACTGCCATTGTTTCTTTATTATATACACTATACTATGCGCCTTAATTTAAGTTATTTCGATCGATATATATATTATTTTTTTCTGCCCTATTACTATAGAAATAATATGTTAGATAAAGTAATGTCTATGTTCGACTTAGGTGAACTGGTACGCCGTGCCATCAAGTATTTAGTAGAAGGTCTGATGGTAGCCATCGCCGCCTACGCCATCCCCAAGCGCTCCCTTAACATGGACGAAGTAGCACTCATCGCCCTCACTGCCGCCGCTACATTCACCATCTTGGATACTTACCTGCCCTCCATGGCTGTATCCGCCCGCTCTGGTGCCGGTTTCGGTATCGGTGCCAACCTCGTCGGCTTCCCTCGCATGTAAGTGGTTTCACATAAATAAATTATAATTCTTTCACTTCATCAGAATTATAATTTATCGATTATATTATTGTTAGAAATAGTGCTTTTTCAATTATATTCGTAATACTTTAGAGATCTGGGTCTAGAAATCTTGGAAAAATGCATCCGCAGATGGCTCCCGTCCGAGCAATTCACGCATCATATCAATCGCATCTACTGTGCCGCCTCGCTCAAGAATAGCCTTTCTGTAGCGAAGTCCAACGCTTCTGTTGAAGATATCTCCTGATTGCTTGAACATATGGTATACTTCCTGTGCATAGACCTCACTCCACATATATCCATAGTATCCCGCCTCATAACCGCCCATAAGATGTCCGAAGTTGGCTGCCATACATCCCGGTTGATGCAGAAGAGGACTGAGCGACGTCTGGATCTTATTGAACTCATCCACCACATCCTTTTCTTCTCCACGATGCAGAGACATATCATATGTAGCAAAGATCAATTGTCGCACATAGTGAAGCCCTTGGAACGCGTGCTTGTTCTTCTTAATCTTCCCCATCATCTCATCGGTCATTGTTTCACCTGTTTCATAGTGCTTTGTGATCCGAGTGAGGAATTCAGGTTCATAACACCAGTTCTCAAGTGCCTGACTGGGACATTCCACAAAGTCGCGCTCCACTGATGTTCCACTGAATGCTGGCAGCTGATTGATAGAAAGTAGTTGGTGGAAAATATGACCCAATTCGTGGAAGAATGTCTCTACCTCACGGAATGTAAGCAGAGATGGGCGGTTGGCAGTTGCGCGTGTGAAGTTGCACACCATTGCAGATACTGGCAAGCTGCGAATATCTTCATTCTCGTCGACACCCTTGTTTGGTGCGAAGTATGCATTCTTCAACGTAAAAGCAGCAGCATGTCCATATTTACCCTCACGTGGATAGAGATCAACATAGAAAAATCCAATTGCACTTCCAGTATGCTCATCGGAAACCTGATAGCACATAGCATCTTTGTGCCATACCTGCACCTCGGTGGGCGTATACTCACGGATTGTGATATGGAAGATTTCTTCAAATGTTCCGAAGAGTGCTGGAAGAACAGATTGAAGAGGGAAGAATTCCTGAACCTTCTTTTGATCAAGAGCAAGCTTCTCCTTCTTGTATTTGTTCGATACATAGCTGAGGCTCCACGACTCCATAGCATCTTTTCCGGCATATTCACATAGAGTTGCTGCATCTTCTTTTGCCTTTTCGGAGACGCGCTCTTTCATTTCCGTAAGGAAGTCATATACTTTGTCTGTTGTATCCGCCATACGCTTGAATGCCAGCTTGAATGCAGCATAGCTATCATATCCGAGAAGAGAAGCTTTCTTTGTGCGAAGTGCGATCGATTTCTGAAGCAATGTGTGGTTTTGGAATGGCTCCTTACCTCGGTTTGCAAAGAGAGACGATACACACTTTCTTGTTTCTTCTACGTGACAATATGGCATAATTTCATTGATGTGGTCATACTTCGTGGTGATCTTGTAGCAGCCATCTTCATTTGTTTCCAATGTAGAGAGAAATTCTACGTCTACACCATCCAACTGTTCTTTGGATAGCCAAAGATGATCATCAACCTCAGTCAAGTTCTTACTGTAAGAAATGGAGAGTTTTGAAAGCTCATCGTCAATGGACTGGAGTTCCTTGCGCGTTTCCTCTGGAAGAGTTAGTCCGCGACGCTGAAAGGATTGCATTGAACGCTCGAGGTAGCGATGTTCTTCTTCGTTGCACTTATCCTTGATATTTTCATAGAGTGCCTTGTATGCCTCAAACAATGGGATGGAATATGCCCATTTTGTGCCAAATTCACTCATTTTCTTTGATACTTCTACACTTGCATCGCGGATTTCTTTGTCTGGATGCACATATTGTAGAAATTCTATGCATTCGATGGTTGTATCCAAATCACAGTCATCGATCAATTCCTTGAAATACTCGTCCTTTGTTTTAGATGATGCTGTTTTAATAAAATCGTGGTTTGAAGCCTCATAATGTGCAAGAGCTTTTTCGCACCATTCATTGATTTCTTCCACTGTAAATGAAAAACGAACACTTCCTTCCATAATGATTGTATATGTGAAAATACGCGATGTATATGTATATTACGTGTATATACATATACCAGTTATATTTCTCTCTATGTTGTTTCTAGATTTTGTTTGTCAACATTATTTACTGAGCTGTTAACGCAGAGAGAGGGTTTTGTTGAACGATAGATCGTCTCACTGCAAATGTTGCGGTTTGTTTCTTTTTTGGTTTAGGCTTATCAGGAAGAGGGGGTCGGTTATCCGTAGAGGTAGCAGGTGGTGGTGTACAAGCAACAGCTCCTTTTTTCTGCGAACCAAATCCTGTATCTACATTAGGACGTTGTGTGTTTGTTGGAGAGAAAATGGATCTATTGCTCTCAAATCTTTCACTATTCTGCATTGCAAGATGTGCTGGATTGGTTACTATAGTAGAAACACTTGGTCTTTTTTTCAATGTAGGGACAGGTCTCTTTGATTGCGGTATTATCTGTGGTAGTTCACCCATCTTTTTCTTTGGTTCAACCTTAAATGCTTCACCCATTGCAACAGATATAGGATTGTTCTTTTTCACTGTTTGAATGTTCTGTTCCTTGAGTGCATCATTCGTTTTGTTCTTTCCACGGCGAAATATGGATGTCCACTTAGAACCTTTTGACGAAGCAGGTTGGACTGTATCACGCTTACTACCCAATGGTAACTTTGATCCTTCCTGAGATGCATTGAGTAATCCATCAGAAAAATCTCGTTGCATTGGATAAGATGATATACCACCTGAGTTCGTAGGTTCCACTTCTCTCATAAACGTATTTTTCGTTATATTCTGCAATGGATTTTGCTTGACGTGGATGTCTGATGGAGATGTGCTTGGAGGTCCAAGAGTGAATTCACCCAATCCCTTCTTTCTCTCCACCATTGGAGTAACAGGTTTCATATCAGGAGTTCGCAGATGCGGCATCATTGCTAAATTCTCCTTTATGTCACGCTGCACAATCTTCGCATCTATTGTAGGTGTTGGTGAGCCATTCATATAATGCTGTTTTATTTCCGGAGAGAGACACTCATCCTTCATATCAAGATAAGGTGTTCCATTCGTATATTCACCATAGAATTCCACATTGCCTTCTTTATCATAAGTTACTCCAATTCCGTGAGCAACACCATTGCGCCAGAACCCTTCATACTGCTTTCTACCATTTGTATAGTAGTATACTCCTTTCCCGTTGAAAGTATCAAACCCCCACTGTCCGTGATACAAACGCACGTGATCCGACCGATACAGTGTTCCCTCGCCCTGATTTATTCCACACGAGAATTGTCCAATATAGTAGTTGCCATTATCGTATGTGAATTTCCCCATTCCGTGGATCTCATCATATTGAAATTCTCCCTCATATACATCATTATTTGTAAATACCATCTTCCCCTTTCCGTGCTTCATATTATTCACCCAATCGCCTTCATAGGAATATGGACGATGTAACTCATCCTGTGACGGATCTGCATTATAATACAATATCCCTTTCCCGTGAAAGCTATCCTTTCTAAATTCTCCCATATAGATATTATCCTTCGAATCTATGTATTTTCCTTTTCCGTGTCCTAATAGAACATCCTTTTTTGAGGATACATGTCCACAATATATAGCGTCGTCCTTATAAGGGACAACTTTTAAAGATGATGATCGAATTCCCATACATACTGGAGAGAAAATAATTATAAAAACTTTCTCATTTTTGCCTACATAGACGACAATGAGAAAATCACACGCATGCACACACACACACACACAGACACGCACATACATCAAATTTTAATATATAATGGGAGCTCAAAATCACACCATAATGCAGTGTGGTATGAGAACTCAAGGGGTTGTAATAAATTCCCAATTTAACTCTTTACAAATCTTCTTCCAAATTTCATCTTGTTCCATCCGCTTAATGGGATCCTTTAGCATATAAAAATGAGGCAAATACTCATCTTCTCCTAAAAGCTCACACATTTTAAAGAGAACATAGTAATAATTCAGGAAATTCACTCGCTCATTGGGACAGTATTTTGCATATGGTTGCTGTATTTCAAGAAATAAATTACACAGTTTATGCTCTAACTCGATACTCATTGTGGGTGGCTTTATACCCAACTTCTCCTTTATGAACGGGATATGCTCATAATACTTATTATAGCCCAGATTTTTAAGGATCTGCTTTGTCTTGTCATTTGTCAGCTGTGCAAGAGTAATTCTCTCCTTCTTGATCTGTTTTTTAATTGTATCAATGACTTCATCCGCAATTTGAGTGGATTCCTTTGCCTGAAACTGCGCCAATATCTCACGAAAGTGATTAATCCTCTTGTATGCATAGAAGCACACTTCTTTAGGAGGCTCCTTATACGATGGCTTCTCGTGCTCAATAAGGAATGGTTTTTGATAAGAACATACCTTACATACAGTGACGCCCTCGTGCTCAATAACAACCATCTCACCAGAACACCGTTCACACGACTCATCACGCAATATGTAGTCCTGTATATCAAGATAGCTATCATCCATATTGACAAAATACTTCTTTATCTCAGTCATATCTTCTGCATCATAGGTTGATTGATTACTTTCTCTATATGTTGACTTTTTTGTATCCACACCACCTGTTCCATAATGAACACCCCCTTGTGCTACTTGATATGTCTTCTTATTAAAAAAATTATTCACAACGCGCTTCTTATTTGTATCCTTTGATATATCCTTCTTATTTTCAAAATAGGAAAATATATACTTTGAATTATCCAAATAATACTCCTGATACTTTTTTTCAAGCTGGGTGATCGATTTCTTTAGCTCCTTTTTCCGTTCTCTCCATTCCAATCGCTCCTCCACCGATTTATATTTCTTGGATCGCAGCGCTTTAGAAAGAGCATCTCTTTCATCCTTCCACCCCCGAATTTTTGCCTCATTCTTCTCGAATTCATCCATCATTTCCTCGTGTTTCTGATCCAATGTTATAATCGATTTCTCATCCACAATGATATTTTTATTTGTTTTTGGCTTGAATGGCATTGCTATGAAAGATCCACGAAATAGCAGTTGATGCGAAGATTTCTATTTATTCCTATATTAATTCTTCTCTCTTAATTTAAGTTATTATTTTCTGATAAACATTTACATTTGTGTAGGAATAATCGCAAAATAATGTCCACCACTCTATAACTATGCCATCTATGGATCTTGCAGAATATCTATCACGTCCAGATACAATACAAGACGATACTGTCAAGCAAATGATGTTTCTCTATAATGCAATTCAGGATGGATGGACGGTGACCAAGAAACAACAGGTCTATGTATTTACCAAGAAACATCGAGGGAAAAAAGAATACTTTTCTGAAGAATTTCTCTCTACATTCGTGAAGAAGAATGCATCTTTTAAAAATTTTAAATGCTATTTCTCGGGGGAAAACAGTGAGTGTGGGTAAAAATCGCGTTTTATTATCTTTAGCAATATTATAAAAACTAATAATGGCAGGTGGATTAATGCAACTCGTCGCCTATGGCGCCCAAGACGTATACCTCACAGGTAACCCTCAAATCACTTTCTGGAAGGTGACATACCGTCGCCACACCAACTTCGCAATGGAATCCATTGAACAAACCTTCAACGGACAAGCCGACTTCGGACGTCGCGTGCAATGCACAATCAGCCGCAACGGTGACCTCGCATACCGCACATACCTCCAAGTAACCCTCCCCGAAATCGCAACCACTGATGCTTCTTTCGCACGCTGGTTAGACTTCCCCGGAGAACAATTGATCTCCATGGTAGAAGTAGAGATCGGTGGACAACGCATCGACCGCCAATACGGTGACTGGATGCACATCTGGAACGAACTGACCCTCACCAAGGAACAAGAAGCCGGATACCACAAGATGGTAGGACAAACCACCCAACTGACCTACATCACCGACCCCTCTTACTCTGAGGTAAACCAACCTTGCGCTGATGCCGCCCCCGCTCAAGTGTGCACTCCCCGTAACGCCCTCCCCGAAACCACACTCTACGTGCCCCTCCAATTCTGGTTCTGCCGTAACCCCGGTCTTGCACTGCCCCTGATCGCTCTGCAATACCACGAAGTTAAGATTAACATCGAGCTCCGTCCCCTGGATGAGTGCCTGTGGGCTGTAAGCAGCCTGAACGGTGGAAACAGCATCAAGTCCACCGCTGGTGCATACAACAAGTCTCTGGTAGCTGCCTCCCTCTACGTCGACTACGTGTTCCTCGATACCGATGAGCGCCGTCGTATGGCACAAAACCCCCACGAGTACCTGATCGAACAACTGCAATTCACTGGTGATGAATCCATCGGAAGCAGCAGCAACAAGGTCAAGCTGAATTTCAACCACCCCTGTAAGGAACTTGTATGGGTAGTGCAACCCGACGCCAACGTAGACTACTGCGGTGCATTCGATGCCGGTAACGTGCTGTATGGTGCCCTCGGTGCCCAACCCTTCAACTACACTGATGCCGTAGATGCCCTCCCCAACGCCCTGGCTGCATTCAACTCTCCCGGAGGAGCCAAGGGATCTGGTCAAGTGATCACATCTGATGGTCTGTTCCAAAACGCTGGTGCCGTAAATGTAAGCGGAGCCAACTGGACTTACTCTGGACCTAACATGGTAGATAGTAATAACGCCGGTGTATCCGACGCTGGTGCATTCGTCATGGCTGAGACCGCCCTGAACATGCACTGCTGGGGACAAAACCCCGTAGTCACCGCCAAGCTGCAACTGAACGGACAAGACCGCTTCAGTGAACGCGAAGGCACATACTTCGATCTGGTGCAACCCTACCAACACCACACCCGCAACCCCTCCACCGGTATCAACGTATACTCCTTCGGACTTCGCCCCGAAGAACACCAACCCAGCGGAACCTGCAACTTCTCCCGCATCGACAACGCAACCCTCCAACTGGTTGTATCTTCCGAAGCTGTCGGTGGTGAGAAGACCTCCAAGGTCCGTGTATACGCCACGAACTACAACGTTCTGCGCGTAATGTCTGGAATGGGTAAACAATCTGCCCTGAAAAGCATCCTGCCAGTAGTATTTGGGATATGCTACTGGAAAATACAGTTACTCGCCCAATGCGTTATGATCGAATTAATTCGAACGATCACTAATGTAATGAGAGATGCTAGTGCATTAGAATTATCAATATGACTATCTAATGTGCAAAACCACTTGTTGCTGGAAACCCCTAAAGCTTTAACTACTAAGTATTCTACGAAAGTTGAATATGGCGATGATAAAACATCGATAGTGAAAATGTTAAAGATGATGTCAAATGACAGAAATGGGCAATCAGCAGGTGAGAACCTAAACTCGAAATGGTTAGAGCATGGTTCCGCTTCAGAGACTGAACGGTGGTTGGTTGTCAATGACAGTTTAACCGACTTGAGACGGCTTAAGATACAGTCCGCCCCCTTAGGAAACTCTGGGGATTATTTGGGATTAGCTTACTCGAATTAAATACCTTTATGTTATTATATGTTGTATTTGGTTATTATAACCAGATTTAAATAGGTAACGATAGTATAATATAATTGATTTGAATTATCAAGTATATTATATAGTATATAGTCTACACAATATGGAAGAATTTATTAAGAAATATGCACATTTAGATATGATTTCGTATAAAGTAAAAAATAGAGGGAAAACGGCAAATAAGATGAAAAATCCTATGTTTCGAACGGAAGATGGTTTATATCATATATATTGTGAAAAAGATAATGAAATTATTATCGATGATATATCCCTCGATAAAATTAATGATTTTGAAAAAACAAACGATGTTTCCCTAGTATTCTATATTATGAAGAATGGTTATTGTGCAACATCGTATAGAAAAAATGGTAAAAGTAAGGTCCTTTATATACACCAAATTATTATGAGTTGCTATGGAAATGGTAAAGGAACTAAAAAAATTAGTGTAGATCATATTGATCAAAATCCTCTAAATAATTGTTACACAAATTTAAGAGTTGCTGATAGGAAAACACAAGAAGAAAATACAAAAGGCATCAAAAAGGGAACAAAACGCAGTAGAAAACGAAATGCAAAACCATTGCCTGATGGATTAACACAGGAAATGATTCCAAAGTATGTTGTTTATTATAATGAATGCGTTAATAAAGATAAGGATATATATAGAGAGTTCTTTAAGATTGAGAAACATCCAGGTTTAGATAAACCCATACTATCTTCAAAATCGAGAAAAATAAGTATATTTGACAAGTTAGAAGAAATCAAAAATAAATTATATAAATTACATTCCTAAATAATAAATATGTTTCTCTACTCCCCCTTCCTCACACGCAGCTCATCACACATCTCCTGCAACGTAACGTGGGATTTCGTCCCACACAGCTCAAAAATGTCCACCGCCGGCACCACTGCGTGAACAAACTCACACAGTCCATATCCTACCAAACGCAACCCAAACCACATTGCCTTGTATCCGTGCGTAATATACGTCTCACCCACACTCTCTGGGTGCTCTACAAATGTTTTTCTTATGCAACGATCCATATCTATCATATATTTACCTCATAAAATATATGATACAAACGTAGTTCTCTTACCTACACATTTGCATTTCTATCTCCATCTTCTCCATCCTATTTAACACTTCTTCAGTGTGGTTCTTGCGCTGTTGGTTACACGTTGTCCCTCCTCCTTCTTCTCTACACTCAGCACACTGGAGATCTTGTAGCTCTCAGGAGCATATTCGCGCACAAGTAATCCGTGCATTCCAGTCTTGTTTTCGGCGGTTACGCTTACGCTGCTGAATACTTGAGGGTTGGCGTAGTGTCCCAAACGGACAGACACTAATCCGTGAGCGCTGTTGTTCAGGGTCAGAGACAGCACATCTCCGTTCAGACTGTGAGATACTGCACCGTTGCTGCGGAGAGTTTGGGTGTCGAAGTTGTAGCTGATCACTTGATCCTCGTTCTTGATGAAGACCTCATTTTGCACAACACCATCAGTCACCAGGTTGTTCACATTTACAGCGTCACCAGTCTTGTTCAGGTAGTATGTGCGGATGGCATCCTTCTCAGCTTCTGTGAAGAAACGAGTGCTGGCGTTTACCATCAGATCTTCACCTTCTACCATTCTGTAAGAAGCCTTCACGTCGGGGAGCTCATACACGTTTCCTTCCATAGTCATAATGTGAGGGTCACCAGATGAGTTACCACCAGATGTTCCACCGCCAGATGCGTTACCACCAGGGACAAAGTTGAATTCTTGTCCACCCAAAGTAACTGTGTGTGTGTTTCCATCTAATACTAATGCACTTACAGCATCACTATTCAATTGATATGTGTTACCAGTATTCTCGGAATTACGTGCTACAGTGAGTGTGTCTACTCCATAAGAATACTGTTGACTCTCATCTGCTTCTAATGGAACATATTGAACTTCAGCAGGATTTAGTTCAATGGCTGCACTTGCATTACGTCTATACACTTTAACCTCACCTACGGTTTTTCCAACACGAGCACGCAACACAGATTTCATGTCTTCTGATACTAAGGTATCATCCAGAACATCACCAGCAACTATAGTAGCTGTGCGTACCTTGATTACATCTCTTAATTGTTTCTTAATATTACGCACTATACTATTTTTCACTGCAAGATCTACATTATCATCATTAAATACATTTAAATCAATCTTAGCTTCTAATCTACTTTCTCCTAATCCTTCTTGGTTACCTTGCAAGAAGAGACCCCAATTATCATCATCCAATCCATTTTGGTTCTTCCATCCTTCATCAGACAGGTTGAAGAATATACTTGCGCGAACACCATAAGTGGTACGAAGTTCATCCTTCTTACTCGTTTCTTGGTATGCTTCATACACCTCTTTTAACAGGACATTCGATCCTTTAATAATCGTACCATTATTGGCTTCATCACCCCTCCATCCGAACTCACCTACAACAACTGGCAGTTGCATAACATTTAAATCCTTTAAATTTTGCAGACTACTATTGAATGAAGTGTTGAAAGTAGCTATATTGTCAACCTCACCAGCAAACCAAGGATGGATGTTCATTGAAACGTAGTCTAACTGAGCAAACATTTGGTTCATAAGGGGTCCTTGGTCACCATCTTCTACCATTTGGGTCAGATAGTTGTATGTTACAGGTACGTTAGGAACATTAGATTTACCACCCACATATTGACCTACTTGGTTTCTAGCATACTCTATTGCAGCTTTAGTATAAGATATGTGATTCACAAATTCATTTGCATTATCACTGTAATTATTTTTAAATATCTTCTCATTTCCAATGGAGATTGCCTTTACAATATCTGTATTGTTATATGCCCTACCTATACCAGCATCGATAGCATCTCTATACTCTTGAGTAGTTTGTCCGGGTTCTAACCATATTCCCATTTGCATCTTAATTGAAGCTCCATTTGCGCCATTGAATGCTGATATTTGATTGAATAAGTTTTGGTGAGGAACTCTCCACGTACGAATACAGTCGTATCCGAGATCGTGAAGCTTATGAAGGGCATCTAGGATGCGGTTGTTATATGAAAGATCACTATATGGGAATTGAATAGGATTACCATCAATTAAATCTCCACCATCTACACTGAAACCTATGGAGTTCCAACTATCAAGTTCTGTCTTTACTGTATTAAATGCAACATCGGGAATAGGTGCTATTGTTGGTAGTGCTATATTTACGAGTGTGGTCACACTTGAACCATTCACACCTCCCTCGAAACCCATAGCGATTTGTGCTTCATCATATTCAGTTTCGAGATACATACGTAAGACTACATCTGTATCATTTATAGATGCATCTCTATATGGAATTCTGTATAACCGTCTTTTTCCCGCATGAGATCCACCATTGAAATAATCAATATTTACAAAGAATGCCCCACTTGTATCTGCAGCATCGAATGTTAATGTATTTATAGTAAATTTCATCTCATATGTCTGTCCAAAGTTATACTCGCTAGCAAAGTATTTATTAATAACATAATTAGCTTGTACACCATTAGCACTTGCGTCAGTCAGTCTATTCAAGGTAAATGATCCATCTAAATTATCATTGAATGTGCCACCAACATTAGATGTTGGTTCAACTAATTGGTATGGTACGTCTAAGTCGACTGCTGGGGAAAGGGGTGTGTATGCAGTGTAAAAGGTGTCTGTTTGACCGGATACATCTACCGCTATTGTACGATTTACATATTGTGCTTCACCACTAGGGAAATTAAGTCTATCCTTTTCAACTTGGGATAATAAATTATAAACTCCTCCATTCACTCCTAGTTCCTCAAGTTCTGTATTCACTTCCCATTTGTACTCTACAACATCAGCCACTTCCTCTCCAAATGTTAAACTATATGTTCCATCTCCGTTATCCTGTGCTGGTACAAATCCCCAACTGAATGCACCACTTTGAACTCGTACATTTTGTCCTGTCACACCCCCAGAAAGAGTAAGAGTAATGGTTCTTGCAATGGCAGGTGGGGCATCCCCAGAAGTTTTCACAAGTGACACGTGATCAACGTATACAGGACCTAAATCGTGTCCCGCATCAAAGAATACCCTACCTTCTGTAGCTTGATATGCAACATTATGAATTTCAAATTCATATGGGGCCCAATCTGTTGTGAGAACGAATTCATTTTGATCATTTAGCCAATTAGGACCAAAATTTTGTCCTATTCCTGCTATTAATTTACGTCCTTCTCTACCCTTTGCGTAGAATTTCAGCTGATAACTAGCACCTGTTTCTAATCCTAATGGATAAGATATACTCTTTGTGTAGGAAGGTTGATCTGCTACAGTTTGGTCAGATACCCACATATCTGCGTCGCCTACAAGATTACCTTCTGGTGATGTCCATCCAGCAGGGGCGGAATCACCATTTGGATCATTATACGTGACAGGGTCATTAAGCTGAGCATCAAGAAGCTTGACATTAGTCACGGTAACAGATACATCTCTCTCAACAATATACATTAAAACACTTTTATAAGTCTGAGCACCTTGAGAAGGAACTGTTACAGAATATGATGATGTTGATCCAGATACATTAACGGATACATCAAATGTAATATAGTTTTTAGGGTAGGGTTCATCTTCAAACTTAAATTTTAATGTAGTGGAACCATTTAAAGATGCATCAAATGTTATTTGAGCACCAGATGGGAAGGAAACACTTCCTACCTCTGTTGGTAATGAAGCCCCAAATCCGGCGTAGTCTGCAGCACCAGTTGGGAAAGTATATACATTTGTAACTGGATCATAAGTGGCACCGTTGAATGCGTTGTCGTAAACCAAATCTATGCTAGTTGGTGCAGGTGGGACAATTGTAGTAGCAGCATTTGATAATTTAGTAGCAAGTCCTTCGAGAGTTTGATTACCAGATTGGGTTCCAATATATAAGAGATCTAAATTACCCCCATTACCACCATCTACTTTATATTGTACAACATTAGTAAGATTTACGTCTGGATAATTGCTTAATGGGATATTTACTATAGCAAGACTTTCTGATCCAGGTACACTATAATAGTTTTCTACTCCCCCAATTAGAAAAAAGTTGAAATCTGTATCTGATCTATACACTAAAGTAAGTGTATCATTTGCTCCTCCGTTTGTTACATCTGTACCACTTATATCAGCTCCTTGATGGTTAAGTCCTCTCATAGAGATGTAATCATTTGAACGATCATCTGGTACATATGTGGTATCAGTTGACTGACCCCAATTTGGGTCTACGTTCGTAATAAGTGTCTCGTCTTTTGCGAATATTACTGTAGACATAATTATACAATAGCTATACAAATTATTTTTATCATAAAAATTGATTTTTAATTATAATGGTGCTAAAGCTCTCAAACAAACATATATATATATCCACACACGATGGAGCAAAACCACACTTATATTCTGGTTGACGCCAGCTACTACATATTCTATCGCGTCTTTGCCCTCGTCAATTGGTGGAAGCTGTCTCATAAAGACCAACCCATTACTGATCTCCACGAAAATGAAGAGTTTCTCAAACGCTTCCAATCAGTGTTTCATAGCAAATTGAAGGAAATCCCAAAAAAGCTGAAGTTGCATAAAAAAGCCCCATATACCTTCATTATTGGGCGCGATTGTTCACGAAAGGACATTTGGCGCAGCCAGATCTATCCCGACTACAAGGGCACGCGCGGAGACTACTCGGATGCCAAGGTGAGCCCTGCCCCCTTCTTCAAATTCGTATACAGCACCAACCTTTTCGAACAGACACCTGACGTCGATCTCCACGTTCTTCATCACCCAACCCTCGAAGCGGACGACTGTCTTGCCATCACTGCAAAGCACATCTCCGCAACGCAACCAGACAATCAGATCTACATCATCACAAGCGATACCGACTACTTGCAGCTCATTTCCCCCAATATTCATCTGTATACACTCAAGTTCAAGCCTGTGAATACGGAAAAGAACAGCACAGGGGATCCTAAGAAAGATCTTCTCTATAAAATCATCATCGGTGACAAGTCGGATAATATCCCCGGAGTATTTCCCAAGTGCGGACCGAAACGCGCACTCGCATACGTAAACAACATCGCCTCATTCGAACAGGATCTCATAAAACGCGATGCCGTGGATCAGTATAAGCTCAATCGCACACTGATCGACTTCGACCAGATCCCACAAGAAATGCAACAATCCATCCTTGATCAATGGGAAGCGTGTACGTAGAAAAATAAATCTAATCTCTTATTATAGTAACTTAACAGCTGATATGAAACTAACTCTTCAAAGTATTTTTTACGCCCTTTCCATTTTTGCACTCATTCTCTTCATCATTCAAGTCATTGACACACTGATGGATGACGACAGTGATGATGAATCCGAAACCGTAGATCGCCAAGTTGTTCTCGTTCCCTGGATGTATCACTACCGTCCTTACTGGCGCCGTTTTAGACGCAACGTCCCTTGGTTTGGACCTCGTCCCGGTGGAAGATGGTTGCGTCGTAGAGGTGGACGAGGAGGAAGACGCCACCGCCGCAGATAATTCTTCTCTCCTAACAGTAAGAAACAATAACCCACACGCACACATACACGCGCATATCAGATACACATAGACAAAATGGGAAATAATTACGTAGATCAATATAGCCTTCTTCACGCCGCGGTTGGTATAATGCTGTATTTCTGGAATGTGTCCTTTGGATTAACAGCACTCATCCATACACTCTTTGAACTTGGAGAGAACACGCCTTTAGGGATGCGTCTTATTAATACATTCTTTGTAGGAACAATGCCATTCCAGTGGCCGGGAAAAAAGGAACGCGCAGACCATCTAGTAAATATGGTAACCGATACTATATTCTGTCTATTAGGTTGGTGGATCGCACAGCAGGTTGATAAATACTATTCTTCACAATAGACACTTTTCAGATATTTTCTCTCTAATTTTCATTCTCATTGTATGATAGACGACATATCTATCCGGATCTATCATATCGCATCATATCATACAATGATCCCATCCAATCAAGATGCTGAAACAAGACACATTGTCCCCTTCTCTCTACAACTCGTTCGCAATGACACAGACGCTCACGATCGCAATCCGACCTTGCGTCACATATACAACAAGAAGTGGGTAACAGAAAGCCAAGGTAATCCCACTGGAACAATGAAGGATATTCCCCAATCCTTCCCCGTATTTGCAAAGCCAATTGTAAACCTGAAAGGCGCAAACAAAGATTGCTATGTGATCAAAGATAAATCGGAATTTTTAGCACACTCCCATCGCGATGATATGTTCTGGGCAACAGAATACCAGGGACAAGAAGGCAGCACTGATTTCCTGATTGATCACGGTAGGATCCTCTTTGAACAGTCATATACGATTGACAAGGAACCGGGAACAATCGCCGCAATTATGACTACAATATCTCCATATACAAAGGCACCAGAAACCATACGACACTGGGTAAGAACACATCTTAGGGGTTATAGTGGTCCTTGTAATGTACAGTATATTGGCGACAACATTATCGAAGTGGGACTGCGGTTCGATTCAGGTGGAAACTTTCTCCAGTGGACAAATCACGCACCCATAATACACAATATAAACCACTTTATCGAAACAAATCAGTGGTCACCTATGACATTACAACAACTGACATATAAACCACGATACATAGTAGGATGTTACCAATCATATCCCATTATATATTACCTTCCTGCACCCATTGTGATTGCCATACTGCGCTACTACAACGTGGAAAACTACAACTTCTACGTAGATTTAGACAAAAAGGGGTTGAAATACTTGAATATTGTGGATCCGAATAGAGAGAAGTTAGCAAGAGCCAAACACACCATTGAGGAGATGATGAATATTGCTAACTCTTTCTTCCTCGTGGCATTTTCTCTCTTGGGACTAGCCATACTTCACTATTGTACTTCCAATTCACCACGTATAACTTCTCGACAAATTACTATCTTGTCTGTAATCTTATTTACATTATATAGCACGCGATTTATCAATCCACCAAAGTATCTAAGAAAGATGTTGTAATTGCACAATTTCTCTCTACACACTATAGAGATATTGTGCTAGTCATTTAAAACACTCGAAATATAGATAAATAACCTATAGTATGAAGCACCTAACGCCACGTCAACAAAATATGATAGATAGCTACAAGCATTCGCTCACAAAAAAAGACCTTATTACACGTGTGCAGAAACTACTAGATAATACACTTTCCTTCACAAAGTCGTTTTCCGAGGGTGATCTTACCGGATGGGAAATGGTAAAGGAGCAACCGCACCCCTTCATATTTGAGCTGGGTCACATTACTCTCTTTTATATGCATCATTTTATGCGTCACAACTTTGAATTTACAGTTCCACCTGATCTCTACGTAATGTTTGATAGCCTCCGCAATCCGCCCACGTCCCGTTCCACAAGCACATTCTTCTCCGTGACCGATCAAATAAAGATATATAAAAACACAATGGAAACTGTATTACGGGGAATAAAGCGAACAAGAGGAGAGCGCTGCACACCATTCTTCACATATTCACTTCTCACAGCGCTCCTTCACAACGAGATGCACAATGAAGTGACACTATTTCTTATTGATATGATAGGGCATAAGTCACCCATATCTCGCATTTTCATTCCTGTTCGTGAAGCAAACGTAAGCAATCCATTCATTCAGATCCGCGAAGGCACCTTTACACAAGGGCTTCAATTAAATGACCGTGTTAGAACGTGGGACAATGAGATGCCTCAACATACAACAACAGTGAAGTCATTTTACTGTCAAAAGTATCCTGTTACTAATCGTGAGTTCATTGCATTCATTAATGCAGGTGGATATTCCAATGAAACATTATGGTCTGCAACAGGATGGCAATGGGTGCGCAGAGAGAAGCCACAGATGCCGAAATTTTGGGTGAAGAGAGATGGAAAATATTATAGGAAACACTTCGACCACGTAATATCTATCTCTGACGAACCAGATCATCCTGTTGTCAAGGTGAACTACTACGAAGCGGAGGCATATGCAACCTACTGCAAAGGTCGTCTACCCACAGAAAGCGAATATGAGTATATGGCAACGAATGAAGGAACAACACGATATCCTTGGGGGAACCAATCACGCGATATAGAAGTGTTCGCCAATGTGAACTACACGCAAGGCGACGTAATGCCGATAAAGTATTACGAGCAAGGGTATAATCAAGATGGGATATACGGTCTAATGGGGGACTGTTGGTATTGGACATCGACCAGATTTCATCCATACGATGGATATAAGATAGACCCACTGTATGATACATTTAGCTATCCATTCTTCTATGAACGCTATGTAGTGAAGGGAGCCGCGTGGACGTGTGGAGAAGATTTAGCATACCCACAATATAGAAATGCTCAAGAGCCTGAGAAGCGATTTCACTATACGGGTATACGCGTGGTAATGGATATGATACCTGAATAATCACAAAATTGACCTAGATTATGAAGAGATATATCAACCAAATCAAAACATCAAAAACACCTCGATTACATATCAATTTATTATCAATCCCTTGTTTCTCAATATCAATCTAAAGATACTTTCATTGTTAATCATAGTAAAGAGATATTATCAGAAAACCTAACTTTTAGACAATGACGTACATCTTTTCGATTGAGGGAAACATTGGTTCAGGTAAGTCAACTCTAGTGCATATGCTCCAAGAGACATTTGGTGACACGCGCGATGTGATCTTTCTGGAAGAGCCAGTTTCTGTCTGGAATACAATCAAGGATGCAACAGGAGAGACTATGCTTGAGAAGTTCTACAAGGATCAAGAGCGCAATGCTTTCTCATTCCAGATGATGGCGTATATTTCTAGAATTGCCCTTCTGAAGCGTGCCATCCGCGAAAACCCAAATGCCATTCTCCTTTGTGAGCGTTCTGTCTTTACGGATAAAAATGTCTTTGCAAAGATGCTTTTCGATGATGGACTGATCCGCGATGTAGATTACCAGATCTATCTCAAGTGGTTTGATGAGTTCGTGGATGAAATCCCCCTTACGGGCATCATCTATGTAAGAGCAGATCCCGAAAAGAGTTTCGAGCGTGTGAAGAAGCGTTCTCGCAAGGGAGAAGATATTCCACTTGCATACTTGGAGAAGTGTCATCGCTATCACGAAGATTGGATGAAGCAGAGCACACAAGATGTTATGATCTTGGATGCAAACACGGATTATGAATTTACTCCGCAAGCATATGCAAGTTGGGTAAACATTATCAGAAAGTTCATCTCATATCGCGCACATAATGAGCTTAAGGGATTTGAAGTGAAGGAACAAGATAAAGTAGATTTCGAGCACGCCATTACAGTTGCACGTCTTGGTGTATAGCACGAAACGAACACGCAAACAAACCCACAAACAAAAATAATATAATACGATAAATAATATAATAAACTTCATATTATATTATTTTTATCACATAGATTTTCTTATCATCTCTCTATTAATAAGACTTCCCGCTTTGCACTTTTTGGCTTATACTTTAGTATATCCAATTCACGAGTAGTTGTTTGAAATTCATCATCCCCATAGATATCCTGCAAACAGAGCCATTCAAACAGACCTCCTTTATAGAGAAACACTCGCGTGCAACCCAAACCAATCAATTGATTATACTTATGAAAGGCACTTTCATCATTGCAGTTCTTCCCATATACATAAATGGATGTCTCCTTCTGTGTTGCCAATACTTGGTTCATTATGTCAACCTCTTTCGCAGAAGGGACACTATGTGAAATAAGGCACGATTGTTCACCCTCGTGAAGTGTATTCAATATAATGCACTTATTTTCTATTGCTTGCTGCATATCTTCAAAATTACAAGTCATTGTTGTTGATTGATTTCCCATTATACTAGGGTGTTCACACAGGAACTAAACTACTTATTATCTATACGTAATGTTTAAGTTCTGGTATCGTTAGAAATCATATCATATATACACATCTATCCGTTACAATATCCATATCTATCCGCTACAATATCTGTCCTCTACCATTACTGAAACGAAACAACAATCTCCACATCTTCCTTCTTGATCGTCTTCACAGCAGAGATAGACAATTCCTCCCTGCGCTTTCTTGTCTTATTCTTACTCTTTTGGTCTGAACTTTCATTCTTGCGCTTCGATGTGCTATTGCGTGAATTCATATCATTCTCAATTGCATCAATGTTATCTCGGATATAGTCAAGAATACGATGCTCGAGTGCCCACTTGAAGAAGTTCAATTGACCAAGTGTCGTCTGGATGTAAGTTCCGTCTTTGTAAGGAACACGAATTCTATCCCATCTACAAAATGGATCAAACCGACGTTTGCTGTATGCCTTCAGCTTCAACTTGTAATCGATATACACTTTAAATCTGCTGGTTTCATCACCTCTTTTTACAGGATATACAACGTAGTTCTTCTTTGCATAGTTTGTGACAAACCAATCGATGATACGAATTGACATTTCAGATTGCCCGTTAATGATTGGCAGAATAGTATCAAGACGATTATCTTTTTCATAATAGGAAAGCAAGTTTTTTAGCAATAATTCATTTTGAGTGCTGTAGGTAGGCATATGAGATATTTTATTATATTACTTACTACAACAACAAACTATATTTTTATATTCGTTCCAATCAAATAACTTTTTATTATTTGCATCATACAAACCGCATATCTATTTCTCTCTATGATGCCCCCAATTTTTCCTTCAGATTGGAATCCTGTGGTCGCAAGAAAGATGTTTCCGTATCAAGATGATCTACATAATTTGTTGTATTGACAAATGGGTTGATCCCTTTCTGTATCATCATATGGCGTGTTGATAGCTTCTCATTCTGGGATATGCGTTTTGTTTCCTTCATCATATAGCCCGATGGAATACCAAATGGATCATTCATCGTTGTAGTTTCTTGTATTGAGATATCACCAGGCATAATTGTTGCATCCTGAGAGTAAGTTTCCTTCTGACTGCGTGTGCTTTTTACAAGTGGTTCTCCCTTTGACCACTTCCATTCTACATAGTCCGGTTGCACAGCCACTTTCTCTCTAGTATCTGTTTCTACTTGAGCAATTTCTCTCTGCGTTTGTTGGATATTCTGCTGGTGGTTCATTTTATATTCTATGATAGATAGAGAATGTATTGTTTTGTATCAAACCTAAATACATAAATACGATATAGTATAATAGATACTAGAGAGAAAATCAAACAACGTATATTTACAAATATTCATTCAATATGAATATGGATACGAATACAAATACAATCACCAATCATAGTTTAATCCTTCCATCCCCAATCAATAATGTTCCGTGTGAGGCATACGAACAAGCGTGGAATATCGCCTGTGATAGTGCATCGACAAACACAACAAATCCATCAATTGACACATTACCCACAATATATCGATGGTCAAACAGCACAACGTGGGAACAATTATTTGTCAGGTCTTCACAATCATCCTCTCCTCCAACAATTACACCTACGCCTTCACCACAACCAGGAACCGAACATAATACATCCCATTATACAGGATATCAATCGCGTATGGATGAAATTGTCGCCATCGCCGGAAGTGCATTCGGTCTTCTTACAACAGGGCTACTCGCCTGCTTTCTCCGAAGACGTAGACGGATCCGAAGATTGCACAATCGATCTCAAGTTACACCAAGGCCAAAAGCATTGCTCACTGCAATCCAGATGAACAACCCTATTCATAACACCACTTCATAAACACAGTATTCACTCTTTCTTTGTGAGAACAAACTGCTTTGAAAATAGAAATCGTTTTTCGTCCATTGTTCTTCTCTCCAAATTGCACGCTAAACAAGCGATAACACAGTTTTCCATATTGTGTCCCTGATCGTTGTCGATGCGATCGAGCGTCCATTGTTTGGGTTCGCGAACTTTTTCATAGATGAGATATAGCTGACTCCGACAGTAGTAACACAGCATTTTAGATGCAACAAGAAGCTCTACTATTCTCTCTTCTGTGATAAAGTGGTATTCATCCCAACAATCGCTTTTTGTATCCTGACGCTTGTATGCATTGCGCTTCTTTCGCAATTCTCGGATCATATGCATTGGTTTATTCTCCATATCATCTCCCCGCATATAGTATTCGTGAAGAAGGTCGCGTTGTTTCTCTCTAGATGACACTAAAGATTTCCATACGGGATCATCTCTATATTTTGCTTCCTTGCTCTTTGATATATGGAGCTTCTTCCCTATGACAACACATTTTTTCGAATTACTGTCATTATCTGCCATTCTTGATAATCACACACTTGTTGTTCTCCACGGAAGAAGTTATCTCTCTATACTCTATATAGAATAGCAAGAGATACAAAACATTCTCTTTCTCCGCACATAAATGCCCCTTCCCCATAATCAAAGTAATAATAAATACGGCACCGCAGATCCATATGTGGAAAATAACACATATATACAGGATCACGCACGTGACATTTTTGACATACACATTCCCAGACGTGTTCTCGTGTCCGGGAGAGAAACAATGATTGGCTTCATCATATATTTTGCTATTGTTGTAGTCACTATTCCTGCCATCTTGTTTCATAAGAAAGCATATGATATATTGGAGGTCTATCTTCCCAATGTAGATCTCATTGCCAATCTCCTCAGTTACAGAGGAGGACCTTTAGCAAGCAACATATTTCGGGAGCTATATCTTCCAACACCCACGACATTGGAAGGGTTTCTTTCTCAATCCGCTGTCAATTATCTTGCACTCCTTGGTGTAACTTATATAATTGCTAGAGAGACCAAACTGTCCGGAAGCATTGCCTATGGTTGGTCCGCAGGATTTTTAATGATAGTTATGACCTATCTCCTCCCCAGTCAGTTCATCAGTGAATTGATGGATAAAGTATACTACAGCATTCGAGACGGAACAGGAAAAACAACCAGTCTTGCCTCTTACATACCAGCACTTATTGCAGGGATCATTGCATCCATAGCAGTGGTTCTCTCTGAGCGTGCACTGTTGATGGCTGGACGAAAGCATTTAGCTACTATTGCTTCTTGGATTATTTCATTGCCCCAAACAATATCTTAGCGATAAGGGTTTAAACCTATTTCAATAGAATATATAGAAAGCAACCGTGTAACCATTCAAGATATCATCTCATATATACAAATGCAAACGAATAACCAAGACGAAATACAAAGTAGGCAACCTACATTAGATGAATTCCTTCTTTCAGCTGGGAGTGGTTCCCCTGATAGTTCGACGACATCTAACAATGTAGTTGAAACTGGACAAATATCCCAATCAAATCAAACAAAACAAGCTACACCACAACATAAACCGTGGAGTAAACTGACAAAAATGAAGAAACTAGAAAAACTATATGATTATGCTGACACTATATCTTCGGACCACAGCCTTACCCCTGAAGATATAGATGCCCTCAAAGAACAGATGAAGCAATGGTTGAGCCGCAAGATGCTGGTGCGAGTAAAAGACATCATCTATAACAAAGAAACTGGTTATATCACCAATATTCCTGGTCTTTCACTGCGGAAGGCAAGAACAAATGCAAAGACATCATCGCAACATTCCCCCAAGCGTTTTACTCTAAAAACGGGTGATAAAAAAGATAGCACGTTGAAGCACCTTAGCTACGGTAAGAAAAAGAAGAAGGTTCGTGCCAAGATAAAAGGGTCTGGTGTAACAGTTCAACTTGCACCCACAACCGGATGTAAAGATACAACAACGAGTAAAATTGAAGAAAGTTAGAGACAACAGAACATAGATATATAGAACACAATTTGTTACGTTTCCTTGCGAAACACATCTAAATAAACGTGAAATGCATCAATCTGCTCAAGAAGATACAAATACTAATACACAAGAAGGGGTGATTATAGGGATACCACCAACGCTATCACAGCTAGGGGATCTTGTGGATATCCTTGATACATTCGAACTAAGAGAGAACGAACCCCTCTTTTCCGACGAGGAACGCGACAGTGCAATTGAAGCCATCTGCATTTCTCTCTACGATATTGTGCGCGAGGATCCTGTCCTCTTTATGAAATACGACTATAAGGAAAATCTAGAGCAGCTCATTGAAGGAATTGTAGACGGCATTGTTGAGAATATTCCACGCGAGGAAGACCACGATCAGGAAATCGAGGATATGAGGTATTCTGCACTACAGGAATTCTTTCGCTATGTTCCAAAGCGTTCTCAGTCAAAGTCCAACATCATATTCACATTTCACGAAGGATATCGTTCACATATGAAGGAAAAGCTTGCTGTCATTGAGCATAAGGATGCCACACAACCGGAGCAACGCACACAAGAATGGTTTGAGATGCGTCATAACCTTCTCTCTGCATCGACTGCGTGGAAGGCAATTGACAGCCAGTGCAATAAAAACGCCCTTATTGTGGAAAAATGCAAGCCAATTGACAAGGACAAGTTTAAGCACGTGAATATTAACAGTCCTTTCCACTGGGGGCAAAAATACGAGCCCGTGTCACAGGCATACTATGAATACACATATAGCACACGCATTCGGGAATACGGATGCATACCACACTCTGATTATTCCTTCCTCGGCGCGTCACCAGATGGGGTCAATGTGGATGACGGGTCTCCACGATATGGACGAATGCTCGAAATCAAGAATATTGTGAACCGCGAAATAAATGGCATCCCAAAGAAGGAGTATTGGGTACAGATGCAGATGCAAATGGAGTGCTGTGATTTGGAGGAGTGCGATTTCCTAGAGTGTAAGTTCGAGGAGTATGAGAACGAGGAGGAATTCAAGGGCGATGGCGAGTTCCTGACATCTGCAAATGGTTTTGATAAGGGGATCATCGTGCAGTTCTATCATAATGAGCGCCCCCTTTATGAATATCCTCCCTATCAATGCACAAAAGCCGAATTCAATGATTGGTATGACAACATCATTGAGACGCATTCCGATAAGACCTGGGTGAAGAACGTCTATTGGCGTCTGGAAAAAGTGTCCTGCGTTCTTGTTCAGCGAAATCGCCTATGGTTTGAAGCCGCACTTCCTATGTTCCGTCAGCTATGGGATACTATTGTAAAGGAGCGCGTTACAGGACACGAACACCGTCTTCCCACGCGTCGCACCAAGAAAAATAGTCAAACTCCTCTTTCTGTGACAAAAAAACCTTCCGATAAGTTGATTATTATGATTGATACATAAATTTCCAAGAATATCCAAATGTAATCAAATGGAAATAGATAAACTTTATCAGCATATTTTTAATTTTATTTCTATAGATATAATATAATTACATCTATATAAACAATGGCTGATTTAGAGAATTTAGAACAGATAATCAAGACAAATAATGTAGAAGCCATAAGACAAATCATTCAAGGTGGTAATATCAATGCAGCATACGGAGGGGGATATACACCATTAATGATAGCAGTTGATTTAGGGAATAAAGAAATTGTACGTATGTTGATACAAGCTGGTGCTGACGTGAATATAGAACATAGAGGAGAGACGGCATTAGGCATTATATTTGAGAATATGATAGATGACGATGATAGAGAAATAGCTATGGTATTGATCGATGCTGGAGCAAATTTGAACCAACGTGATATTAATGGCAAAACACCATTAATAGATGCGGTTATGATGGAAGAGCCAAAATTAGTCTCTAAAATTCTTATTAAAGGTGCTGATATGGATGCACGTGACAACACTGGATCAACTGCATTAATGTATGCAAGCGAAAATGGAAATAAAGAGATTGTTACTATGCTTATTGATTCTAATGTTAATTCAGTAGACAGAAATGATCACAGTGCATTATATAAAGCATTTCTAAATAATCACAATGATATTGTTGATATGTTGATACAAGCTGGAGCCAATATCAACAGTGAATTGTTACGTGCTGCTATTATCAACCCTTCTCCTATAATTGATAATCTTGTTCGTAAGTTAATACAATCTGGTGCAGATGTTCTTACAATGGATGATGAAGGAAACACACCACTTATGCTAGCATTACGAAGAAGAAATGTAAACATTGCCAAACTATTAATAAAAAAAGGCGGTATAGGATCAAATATTATTACACAGGATACTAGAGGAGACACACCGCTTATGATTGCATTACAAAAAGGAGATATAGATCTTGCCAAATTATTAATCAAAGACGGAGGAATAGGGCCAAATATCAAAAATAACACAGGAAAAACCGCTCTTATGATAGCACAAGAAAAAGGATATGATGATATTGTCAAAATGATAAAGGATCTTGGAAAGGCAACAGGACAGGTCGCAGAGCAAAAAGCTGACTGGAGAGCTCGTAAACTAATTGGTGAATACACAGGACACCGTGGTGGAAAACGCACCAAGAAACTATCACACGGTAAAAAGAAACAAACAAGAAAACATAAAAGAAAAAATAAAACTCGCGTAAGAAAACATAAACAAAAGAAGCATCAAAAGAAATCGCGTAGAAGCACACGTAAATAACTAGACAAAATAATGATTTTATGTAGTTATTTCAAAATATGTATCATTTTTTCATTTAATTGGAGTCATAGTAGTTCACGCGAACTCCATCATCATTGGGTCCAGAATATTTTTCCTGCATTATCTCCTTGCGAGCGGAATAGAGTGCATTGCACAGTTCAGCAGGAGAGCACGTTCCATTATCAGGCGTAGACCACACTCTCTTGTTGTTTGTCTCCTGTGCATAGCTACTCATCTCAGTATAGCTTTCGAGATGAGAGTTATCTGCATAGGTATTTGTCAGTGTAACAGGGTTCTTTTCGGGGAAAACATCAGCGACGTTTCCTTGATCAATAGAACAAGGGAATGCACCTGGTCGCAGAGCAAATCCTTCCGTGTATCCCCAAAATACGTGGAGTAATCCTAAAATAGCGAGCACAAATAATATGTATGTCACAACTTTCATCATATTTCGATATACTGAAACGGCGATTTATTCTTTACATTCTAGAGAGAAAACAATTCTAGAGAGAAAACACTTAGAATATAATTGCATTATCTCTATAGATACCTAACACAGTTTTCACTCAATCGTACAATATACCACATACACAAGAAAAGATGTCGAATACATACAATATGTGCGTAACCAAAAGAAATGGAGAGACAGAACCAATGTCTTTCGATAAGATCCTCCACAGGATAACAAACCTTGCACAGATGACAACAGAGACTGCTAAACAGCCACTTCGCATCAATGCTACCGAGCTTACAATGAAGGTGATCAATCGACTATACGACGGTATTGCCACTCGCAACATCGATGAGCTGACATCCCAACAGTGCGCATCTCTCACAACAAAGCATCAAGATTATGGAACACTCGCATCCCGGATTGTCATCTCAAATCTCCACAAAAACACAAAGACCTCATTCTCATCCGTGATGAAGGACGTCTATCACTTCAGAGACATTCACGATCTACACTGTCCTATGGTGTCAGAACGCTTCTATCGTGCGGTTTGTTCGCACGAGGAAGAATTTGATGCAATGATTGCACACGATCGCGACTACTTGATTGACTATTTCGGATGCAAGACCCTTGAGCGTGCATACTTGATGAAGATTAACAAAGTGATTGTAGAGAGACCACAATATATGTGGCTCCGCGTTGCTATCGGCATCCATTTTGAAGACATAGAGGCAGTGCGCGAAACATATGATCTTATGAGCCAAAAATATTTCACGCACGCCACACCGACACTATTCAATGCAGGCACTCCGCGACCTCAGATGAGCTCTTGCTATTTGCTTGCTATGGAGAGCGACAGTATTCGCGGCATCTATAACACACTATCTGACTGCGCTGCCATCTCTAAATGGGCAGGTGGCATTGGTCTTCATATTCACAATATTCGGGCGGCAGGGTCACATATTCGCGGAACAAATGGGACGAGTAATGGTCTAGTTCCTATGCTTCGAGTATTCAATAATACTGCGCGGTATGTTGACCAATGTGTAACTGGTGACACCATCATATACACAAAACAAGGACCTATGTGCATCAAGGATGTTGTATCTGGTGTAACTGAGGTTTGTAATGCACGTGGTGAGACTGAAATTGTCGAAAATGTTTTGGAACACGAATATGATGGCGATGTTCTTAAAATAAATACACTACATTCTTTTACAAATTTAAAAATAACAAATGAACATCCTATTTATGCTATTACAAATCAAAAAAAAGGATTAAATTACAAAATTATTCGCAATAGATTAGATAAGAATATAATATCTCCTGAATGGATTGATGCAAAAGAAATTGATGAAAATACTCTTATTGGATTTTCAATTCCTACATACAAAAAGGATATTGAGAAAATAACAAATGATGATTGCTATTTTTATGGTTTAGTTTTAGGTGATGGTTATATCGTTGATAATAAAAGTTATGGTCATATTACAATAAATAATACATCAAAACTTGATGTTTTGTTGTTTGTTAAAAGATATCTGGATAGTAAATATATTAAATATAGCGAAACTTATGATAATGAAAGAGATGTTGTTCGTATTCGTTGGACTAAATCACCAAACAATCCTTTTACATATTCCGAATTATACAATGTAAATAAAGAAAAATATATTAATACTAAGTGGTTGCATCTGCCATTAAAAAAGGCTCAGTATATTGTGAAGGGTCTTATCGATAGTGATGGATGTATACATAAAGAGTTAGTCTTTGATAATACAAGTAAAATATTAGTGGAGGGGTTGAGATATATATTACTTCGTATGGGAATATTAACATCTGGTTATGTAAGAGATCGTGTAGGAGAAACTCACATAAGTAAATATGGATCAACTATTACTAATAAAAAAATATCCTACTGTTTAAGAATACCAAAAACAAAAACATTATGTGAGTTGTGTAATATTAATACATCAAATCAATTTACTAAATATTTCTCATATGGAAATTATTTATTTACTAGAGTTTCACAAATAAAAAAAAGCAAATTTACTGGAATTTTGTATGATTTGCAAATGAAACACGAACATAATTATCTTCTTCATAATGGATTAGTTCACAATGGTGGAGGCAGGCGCAATGGCTCATTTGCAATGTATCTAGAGCCCTGGCACGCTGATGTGGAACATTTCCTTGAGATGCGTAAGAACCACGGCGATGAAGAGATGAAAGCCCGTGATTTATTCTATGCATTGTGGATCCCTGATCTCTTTATGAAACGTGTTAAGGAAAACAAAGAATGGACTTTGATGTGCCCCGATAAGTGCCCTGGTCTATCAGATGTATATGGAGAGAAATTTGACGAACTCTATGAAAGATACGAGGCAGAAGGAAAGGGAAACAAATCCCTCCCTGCACGCAAGTTATGGTTTAGCATTCTCGATAGTCAGATTGAAACAGGGACACCTTACATTCTCTACAAGGATGCTGCCAATAAAAAGTCCAATCAGCAAAACCTTGGCACGATAAAGAGCAGCAATCTTTGCACGGAAATTATAGAATATTCTGACCAGAATGAAACTGCCGTGTGTAATCTTGCATCCATCGGTCTATCTAGGTTTGTTTCACCTCCTGATACATCCGAGATAAACAGTGTTACTTTGTATACAAAGACAAACTGTGTGTACTGTAAAATGGCAAAGAGCCTTCTCGATAAACACAATATCCCATATGAAGCAACCGTTCTCGACGACGACGACGAAAGAAAGGCTATGTATGACCGCGTAACAAAAGAAGAAGGTCTTGACATCCCAATCAATTCCGTTCCACAGATCTTCATCAGTGGTTCACGCATCGGTGGATACACTGCTCTTGCAGAAAAACTGAGATCCAGATTTGACTACGATAAGCTCCACGCAGTCACTAAGGTTGTGACTACCAATCTCAACAAAGTAATTGACTTGAACTTCTATCCAATAGACAAAACACGTCGTAGCAATTGGCGCCATCGTCCCATTGGTCTGGGTGTCCAAGGTCTAGCCGATGTATTTGCTATGATGGATCACGCATTCGACAGCACAGAAGCGCGCGATATGAACAGAAGAATATTCGAAACAATCTATCACGCCGCTCTGCAATCCAGCTGTGAAAATGCAGATGCACGCACCTATAAAATGATGCTGCTCCGCGACTTCTATCAAGGGGGTATGTTCACATTCGAAAACCCTAGCGACACTGCAACGAAGGCATACATCCTGACAGATGACAAATTCGAGAACGACGAAGAGCGCAACTTTGTGGAAACATTGTTGGAAGAGATGAGTCCCACACATGAGGAGCTTACGCAGCTACCCCAAGAGCACGCTGGTGCATATGCAACATTCGAGGGGTCTCCAGCATCAGAAGGACGCCTCCAGTTTGACCTATGGGGAGTAGAGCCATCTGATCATTACGATTGGGATGGACTTCGAAAAGACATCATACAGAAGGGTCTTCGTAACTCACTCCTTCTAGCACCAATGCCAACCGCATCTACCAGCCAAATCCTAGGCAATAACGAGTGTTTTGAGCCATTCACCAGCAACATATATCTCCGCCGCACGATCGCCGGCGAATTCGTTGTCATCAATAAGTATCTTCTGGAGGAGCTTCACGGTGCCGGGCTATGGGATGAAGATATGAAGAACCGCATCATTCTCAACAAAGGTAGCATTCAAGGGTTTGATGATATCCCTTCCCATATACGCAACAAATATAAGATTGTATGGGAAATACCTATGCGATGCCTCATTGATATGGCTGCCGAACGGGGCGCATTCATATGTCAGAGCCAAAGTATGAACTTGTGGATGGAGAACCCAGATTACTCTAAGCTCACTGCAATGCACTTCTATGCGTGGGGAAAGGGTCTGAAAACGGGAATTTACTATCTGCGCACCAAGGCAAAGGCAGCCGCGCAGCAGTTTACGATTGATCCATCCAAGTATAAAAATCAGGGGAATAGTAAAGTAAATGAAAATGCTGGAGAGGAGGAAGAATGTCTGATGTGCAGTGGATAGGTGATAAAAATTTATAGGATATGACATCATAATACAATACATATTTCAAAATAACATATGTATTGTATAGACCTTTCAATTATCAGATCACACATAGATATCCTGTGTGAAGTGTGTAAATGTGTCTGATGTTTCTCGCAGATCAACATTGTGCTCTATCATCATATAGCAACGCAATGTAACCAGTACGTCCGTCATTGAATTATGAAGATCCTGTGCAGCTTCGCCAAATAGATGATTGTGTAGCTCACTTAATCGAGGATACTTTAAGTAGTGTTCTCCTGTCCACTTTCTCACAGCAGATATCTTGCACAGGTCAACTGTTTCTTTCATTGTGCAGTACATCTTTTTACGCTTCAATACATCGAAGAAGTTGATGTATCCATTGCGCTGCAACTCTGCACGAACCATATTATAGTCGAATTCCAAGTTGTGACCACAAATCACATCACACGCCTCTAACGCAGTCTTGAAGAATGTTATCACCGTATGTATGGATACTCCCTCCCTTCGCATTCGCTCATTTGTGATACCGTGTATGCTTGTGCTTTTGGGAGTGATACCTATTCCATCGGGTAATCTCACAATGAAATCCTGTATATCGAGGAACTTTGACTGATCTGCATCATATACAATCCAGCTCATTTGCACAATGTATGGGAAATTCTTCCACCAGCGACCACGCTGAGTATTGCGTGTCTTGGGAAGTCCCGTTGTTTCCGTATCGAAAATCAATACTTTCATTGTATGTGTTTCTTTGATATTCACTTATATATACTGTTATTACTTCTTGTTTATGTAGAGACTAAAAAAATCAATTTTATATACCTATACGCCAAATTATCTATCTAATCGCTCATATAAAGCCATAGATGGGAGTTTTGCATCTCTAACTGATCAAGCCAACTTGAAGTAAGGGTTATTCATAATCATACGACGGTTCGTAAAATGCTGCTGTGTCATAATGGTTCTGAACCGAATGCTGCAACCGTCGTTGTTGGTCAATTCAAAGTCCTCTGTAACGTGTCCATTATTTTCATTATCTTCATTGTTATCCAGATTGGTGTCACGTCTGTTCCACACCTCACGACACTTCTCTATTTGACTATTGATTTCACGATTGGAGATGTGAAACCAAGTATGATAGAGGAAATCATTTAAGAGGTTCTGCTCACACATTCGTGAAATTTGATCGCGATCAATGTTATCTTCCACACCCACTACACCAATAATATACTTGTCGTTTCGCTCGACAAGATCCTGAAAGAACAGTGACGTTCCAAGCCCACCTCCTGTCCCAGCATAACGGGGTGCATTTCCCTGAAGAGAGATATAGCATTGATGTGTGACAAAGTAGTCAGCGTTGTTTCTACGGACAACAATGTGGAACTTCATTCTTGTTGTGAGTGTGTATGTTGTTTCTTTGCAGAAAATAGTTGATACTTGATATGATCGTAGTGTTGGTTGTTTGTTTGTCGCTTATTATAAGTCATTATAAATATTCAATTTTATCAGGAGATACCCTCAAACACATATGCAGACATACACAAATGTCACTTATATGCTGATATATTTGCATATTTGCGACACGTTCCGAATGTCCTCCTGTGCCATATTGTGATTCCGTGTTCCTTGATCCCATCAAGATGCGCCTTTGCACCATATCCCTTATTCTTCCTCAGATTGTATCGCTCTTCCAGCTCAGGATGAGCATCACACATTGCTTCGATATATAGGTCGCGCTCTACTTTAGCAAGAATGCTTGCCGCTGCAATCGGGGTATACCAGTTGTCACCTCCTTCGATGCAAGTATGGGAAATACCATCGTATGGAATGAAATCGCAGCCATCCACCAACAGGAAATCCGGCTTTGTTGAGAGACCACGTATGGCGGAGTGCATCGTCTGCAAGGTTGCCTGACGGATGTTTATGGTATCAATGGTATCCTCATCTGCATACGCAACGTGATATGCGATTGCATTCTCCTTTATATAGTCGTATACTTCCATCAACTTCTTCTTAGATGTAAACCGCTTGCTGTCCTTCATACGAGAGTGGTCAAAAGCCTCTGGGTCTTTAGGGAGAATAACTGCGGCACAATAGACACGCCCAAACAGTGGTCCGCGACCTGCTTCGTCTATCCCACATTCAAATTCAACTGGTTTCCCTGTGTCGGGATCCACATAATCGACTTGATGATAGCATGGTTTTAGTGGATCGGTCTTGTTTCGCGGTTTTTTCTCTCTAGCGCGACGTTTTGATGGCTTTTGAGATGCATTTTTATTGGCAAATGTATGAAATGAATTTTGTATATCACAGATGTCTACATAGGAAAGATCCATTGTATTGTATCTCCTGCTGTCTAGTGGGTATTTGTAAGTCTCACAATACACGATACGATGGTATGGTTATTTTGATTATCAACGGAACAAATAGTGGATTGTTATTCAATTTTTAGACAAACATAGAGAGAAACTGGTGCATACTTTTCTCTCTACACAATATATAGAACTCGCGTGAACCTTTGTTTGAATAATAGATACATCCTACAATGCGCTTTATGAAAATGAAAATCAAATTCTCTCTTAGAAACTTGTTGCTCCTTGTCCTCGCAGTATTAGTGCTTTCCCGTCTGGGTTTAGGCGTGAAGGAATTCTTCGAAAACGCTGAAGGTAGTGAAGGTGCTTCCAGTGCACTCCCCAAGGGCATCTCCAAATCTGAAATCCCCGAAGGAGATGAAGATATGTACATCCTGAAGTCCGAGGTAGTTCCCCCCGTATGCCCTAAGTGCCCCGATGTTACTAGCTGCCCCAAGCCCGCAAAGTGCCAACCTTGTCCTCCCTGTGCTCGCTGCCCTGAGCCCGCATTCGAATGCAAGAAGGTGCCCAACTACAACCGCACCGACGATCAATACCTTCCTCGCCCCGTTCTCTCTGATTTTAGCCAATTCGGTATGTAAATAGTGTATATAGCATCATATTGTAGACGTATTATGTATTACGATATGATGGTGATTAGTGTTGATTTATATGGTGAAGCCATTTAGATTTAGAAGTAGATTTAGCGTCTGTGCTTTCTGGTGCTCTTCTTTCCGTGCTTCTTTCCGTGCTTGCGGCTCTTGTGTGCCTTCTTTCCGTGCTTACGGGATTTACGTCCATTGCGTGCCTTCTTTCCGTGCTTTCTGGTGTGCTTCTTGCGGCGTCCTCCTACACCTGCTCCTGCTCCAGCTCCTGCGCCGGCGGCAGGGGAGGCAGGATCAGCGGGCTCTTCTTCCTCTTCACCTCTCAGGCTAGCAATCACTGCATCCGATACAGGTTCACCTTCTATGCTGCGAAGTCCACCTGCTGCTAAGAAAGCGCGCTTGTAGCGGTTCAGCTTTTGCTTTGCTTGTGCAGGTGTATCGCTTGCCTTGATACCAGCAAGTTCCACGATAGTCTTGTTCACTGAGCGTGCAAGGGGTGCCTCTACTGGAACTGTTGTTACACTGACATAGAGTGCAGGATCTATCTTCTTCACTGCATCCTTGAGACCCATCTTTATCATTGCTCGTGCTAGAATAGTATTGAGTGCTTGACCCTCATTGCTTGGAAGCTGACGAGCAGCTGCCATATATCCCATCTCCATCTCTTCAGGAGGAGATCCGGCCATAGCAGAGATTGACCCTACGCTCTCTTGTGAAGAAGGGACTTCAGCGTGTGCTCTCCCGTAGCGCTTGGCAGCATCAATCACGTCTTGTGATGTCATTCCTGCGCGGTCCAACATATTTTGCACTGCAACAGCATCATACACAAAGTCGGGGTCTGGTTCTCCTTCCCGTTGAATAGTGGCTGCGCTAGATATATTGAGAATTTCTCTCTGTTCGGGTGTGAGCTCGTCCTGCTTATTCACGTAATCTTTGTATGCTTGACCAATGAAAAACAGCAGATTGTTGGCTGCTCCCATTGCAGCACCAACTGCGGCACCCACGGCGGATCCCATATCATCCATTGGGCGACGGCGCACACGGCGGTCACCACCTGGTGCTGGCTCACCAACCTCATCGTCACTGTCTCTTCGTCTTCTTTGTCCTACTCTTGCGTCAGCCATTCTTTATAATGTTGTTCTATATAGTATAGTGCGACATTATAATTTTTTCTTCAGGCATTTTTCATCCATTTGGAACGTATCACAAGGTGTATCGTGAGGCACGATCTTTAAGATGCACTTTGACTTCTTTCCATAGAGGGGACGTGTACAACCCTTCTCCTTCTTGTTCTTCCTCTTCCTTGTCTTACGAGATGTTTTCTTTATGGATGGCAATTTGATTGCACGAAGCGACATACCACTAAGCGATGTTGTGCAACGCGCCCTAAAGTGTTCGTATCTTTCTCGAACATCATCATAGGACAGACCCGACTTTTTACCAAGCATCTTGTTGATGTGCTCGTGAAGGCGATATATGTAGCGTGAAAATGTATCGCGGGACGCCATCTCAGAACGAGTTAATGGGACTTCTTTGAAATTACGCTTCAAGTTCTCTCTGCAATATTTACAGGGGAGGACGTATTTCAGTGACAATACGAAATCCCTGTATTGTTTCTTTTCTTTGGACGTTGGTTTCACCGGATAGTTAAAGCTCATTGTATGGAGGTAATGCCATAGGCTTGGACCCCACACACTTGTTAGCATTCCATCTCCGCTCCCGAAATCTTCCTTCGTGAATACACGGGGTGCTTTCTTTGTTCGTCTTTTATTTGTTCGCGCACGTCTCTTTATTGTATGCTTAGACATACAGAATTACCTACATTACCGAGAGAAAAAAGTATGAAACTTAGTCTAAAAGAGACTTGAGGTGAGTGATCTGTGGATGCTCTGGGGTCATCCCATCACTGGAAGGGTTCACTTTCACCCTTTGTTTGGATTTTTTTACAGCATTTTCACTATGAAAATTGTGCGAAATTCCATACTTTGCATACCACATCATTATCATATACTCCTTCTGTGAGACAAAGTCGTCCTTGTTCCACGGGATAATGCCTCCTTGTTTCGTGCGAATGAACATTCTTATATGGATGTGATTATATAGTGTGAGATATGCTTACTTATGTATGTGTGTTGTATATAGTGATCATCGTTCATTTAACCCATTTTGGAGATGCTTGTGGAGGAATATTTTGGAGTCTCTAGAGAGAAAAATTAATTCGTTATCTCGTTCATTTTTCACAAAATATTTATCACGATTTACATATAAGCATTTTATTATAACTATCATATACAAAAGTAGATCTTATGTTAACTAATATTCGACGTGCACTATCTAACTTTGGAAGTGGTAAGCTGATCACCATTTTGGTGGTATCGGCTATATTGCTTGGTATATCTTTCTGGGTATATCGCACATACATCACACCCCGCCTCAACCCCATATATATCGACAACAAGGAAATTGCAACTGGTGAACCTGAAAAGGAAGCTCAATTATTCTTCTTTTACACTACCTGGTGTCCCCACTGCAAGAATGCTCGCCCTGAATGGGAAAAGCTGAAGGAAGAATACGAGGGAAAGCCAATCAACAACACTCGTGTGTTCTTTAGGGATGTTGACTGTGACAAGGAGGAGGAAGTCGCTGATCAATACAAGGTAGATGGTTACCCCACCATAAAGCTGGTGAAGGATGGACAGATTGTAGAGTACGATGCCAAACCTAACTACCAAACACTTGTAGAGTTCCTTCACACCACACTGTAAAATGCTTACAGTCTGTCATTGATAGTTATTTCATTATATAATAAATAATAAATAATATATTATATAATAATTAGCACGCACAACATCTTATTTTAATCTTAGATTATTTCAGTAAAATGGGATGTTCTTCAAGTAAAGCACGCGTAGGTATATTTGAAAATAAATGTAAACATTATAATTACAAAATGGACGCTATGAATTGCCGTATAAATTCTAGTGAACTAAATTATATGATTGATGGGATCGTCTATGATAACCAGATATTCAATGTTATGAAGAGTATATCAAATGTGAAAAGTGTTGAAACAAATGATACTATTGGTGAAACGGAGGAAGAAGCTCAAGCAAGCACCACTTGTGTTCCTAACAACTCATATAATGATCGCATTGATAGTGATTTATACTCAAAATCAAATTTATCAAATGAATTAATGAAGGAAAACTCGTTTAGAACTCTCAAAGCATTGGGGACATTAACCCCTTCTAATAAGAATGAATAAAAATACATTTTATACGTCATCATTTCTTACCTTATTTATGAACACTTTTCTTGCAATTGTATTCATAATTTTCTTCTTCTTAATTTGTTTATAAATGAGACATAGCTCTTGTGTAAGACCATTTGTAAAATCAAGATAGTCATCACGATCGAGCCAATCTGGATGATATGCCTTCCATCGCTGCATTGCTTCGAACTGTTTATCATTCAAACCGTGCATTGCGCGATTTAATATGGGGTTACCGTCTTCTTCACGTTGCCAGACACCATCTTCTTTTACCACAAATCTCTTTCTTCGGCGATCTGTGCAATGTATGGGTCGCCGTTTCTCTCCAACTTCTTCCAATGCATCTATAAATAGTTTCTCAAATGCGTGTTGAAACCCTTTACGTCTTGTGAGAAATAGACTTTCATTTGTTACCTCAACCGAGTCAATAAAATCAGACATATTCATTGCATCTGCACACTCTGTATTGAGATAGTTCATTAAGTTGAATTGATTATTCACTATTTTTGGCTGCATAGCAACCTCCGTCAACTTCTCTATGAGTTGTTGATTTTGGCTCATCATTTCCTGATTGTGTATCATCATCTCTTGCTGCTTATCCATCATTTTTGTGAACATATGCTCCACATTGGATGACATTTGAGGAGGACTTTCATTTACGTGTGGAATTTCAGAAGGTTGTGATTTTTGCCTTACCTGTTCTGGTAAGGGTGAAATGCACTCTTTCAAAAATGCACATTTTTTCTTGTGTGTATGTAAACTTTGTCTATGTTTATAAGATAACCCACATTCACAAATAAATCTCTTATCATTAATAGTCTGACTTTTATCATCATTATTCATTTTTGCACATTTTTTAGATATGTGCTTTTTTGTAGAACAGTGTTTAATATAACTGGACTTACGTGACGTAATATAGTCACACATTTCACAAATATAATTTCCATTATTATTAGCACAAATAATGTCAGTATTTTCACTTATATTTTTTGACGTCTTATTATTGCATTGTTTTTTTGACATTTTATTACTATTTATCGTAATGACATTAAAATTTTTGTTTTTGGATCTCGAATTTTGCAACATTTTGTAAGTATATTATACTGACATAAAAAGTTGCTAAAATTAACGAAATCTTCTCTGATCCGCCATTTTGCTCCGGATTCACTGAAAAAAATGAACTATAAAATTTTTGTAAAATCACTAAAATATTTGTTACTTTTTAATAATCTAATTGCTTTTTATTTTCAAAGGGAATTGTGACCATAATGAAAAATCACCAAATTCGTGTTTTTTTCGTTTTTTTGAGTTTGATTTTGAATTTTTCAAAAATGCACAAATATTTGTGCACTTTTGGATTCTGCAAAAAAAAATATGAAAAAAATGCTCCGCGAAAAAAAAATTTTCAAAATTTCACCAAAATTTCATAACAACAAACCATACTTTCGTTTAGTTCACCAAAATCACAAAAAATTAGCGTGCACACCATAAATTTCCATTTTGCTCCGGATTTTGCACATTTTTGGTGATTTTCCCAAAAGTGACAATTTTCCCAAAAAAATGTGCACTTTTGAAAATGCACATTTTTTGAGACGTCGTTATGGTCACGTTTTTAAAACACTGAAAAATCGCCACACTGAAAATTCACACCATACACTGCATATTTGTCTCCTCTGAGCCCTCCTGATCCCCACATTTCTCTCCATTTTCTTCTATAATTTCCTCCTCACAAACACTATCATCGCTATCCTGAATGCGTTCGCGCCCAGTCTTGTATTCGTGAAACATCTTGGCGAATGATGCACCATCCATTATCATCTTTTCTCTCTGTGCTTCATCCATTAATACATGATATCCATCGTTCATATTCATCTCTTTGCACGGCAACATAACCTCATTTTCCACATGCACATATGCGTGCTTCTCTCTATTCGACTGTATCATTTTTCGATAAAGGAAGTAACTATACTGGAATAGGTTTGCATCTTCACCAATCTCGGTTGTTCTATTCTGAATGTCGAACCGCATCGTGAGAAGCTCATTCTTATCCGGTTCATATCTATCAAGACACATATCTGCGGGGAAATTGTTGAGCAACCCACCGTCAATATAGTATTTCCCCTCGTGAAGCACTGGTTGGAAAACATACGGCAATGCACACGTCATCCTTATACCGGTGACAACAGACATATCAGGCGTATTATTTGCACATAGCTCACAGAGAGAAAACTTGTTTAGATCAATGGCATAGACGTGAAGGTCAACACCAGTTCTCTCTTTCAGCTCACCGAATGTGATATCTTCCTCCATATCAGCAGCTTTCATAAGAGGAACGAGTGCCTTTGCAATGAGCTCAGTATCGAATAACCCCTTCTTCTGGATCATATCGAACAGAGAACTAGGTGTCACCTGTGCCATTTTAAACCACGGTCGCTTCACCACATAGTGAACCACGTCTTCCCACGGTAGACCCATCGATACAATGAAGCCGAGGAACCCACCAATGGATGTTCCGTGGATGGATACCAATTTCTCTCTACTGTAAAACCCAATATTATTCAGATATCGCAATGCACCCAGTTCATATAGCCCCAAATATGCACCACCAGATAGTATAAGATGTTTGATTGTCATTCAGGAAAATATATATTGTAACCAAAATTATTTCTACTTCTAGAGAGAAAACGCGAAAGTATTTTAGGTCTTTTTTGGGAAAAATATCTAAAATTTAATCTTACAATAGAGGTAAGAGACACTACCTACGAAAATCACATCCCATATACGCCCAAAGTAAATACAATATGGATCATTTTTTCTCAACAAACCCTTTTGATGAAGATCTCAATGAAAAGATCAGTTTAGATGAACTCTATGATCGCAAGAGAGAAGTGGAAGTAAGCAGGATGAACATATATCGTCGCATACTCAATCGCGTCCACGCAAAAATAAAGATGGCATCCCGTCAGAAAAATAACGACCAATTTACATTCTTCGTTGTTCCAGAGTTCCTCTTTGGAGTTCCAAAGTATGACGTATCTACGTGCATATCGTACATTATAGATAAGCTCGAAGAGAATGGTTTCTTGGTAAAGTATACTCATCCTAATCTTCTTTTTATATCGTGGAAGCACTATATCCCAGCCTATAAGAGAGAGCAGATCAAGAAGGAGACAGGCAAGGCAATCGACGGATTTGGCAATCTTCTCCCTGAAAAATCAAAGAAGGATACCAACAGTAAGGATCCTGCATCCATTATGCTTCAGATGAAGGACGCATCAGGCAAAACAACCAGTGGTGGCGGTGGCTCGTCATCATCATCCAACAGCGCAAAGAAGTCTGAATATAAGGATGTATCTACTTATAAGCCAAAGGGAATATATAGCATTGATCTTATTACGAAAATCAATGATAAATTAAAGTAACTTGTATAGTCAATCTATATTTCTACGCATATGCCTATGCCTCATCCAAGTATTCCTCCTCCTCCAGTTCCGAGTCGTAGAATTCATCTTCCTCATCGCTTTCTTCCCCTGCCAGCAGCTCTTCTTCATCCGTAACGCTTCCTTCGGATGAACTCTCCTGATATGCTCCTAGTTTCTGATTGACACCCCCATCCGTAGATTGGTAGGATGTATCATCGTCCCCGCTGACAACGAAGCCGTCCTTTAGGTATCCCTCCTTGGTCTTCATATCATCGGGGACGCCTTCCAGTTCATCGCTTTCGTAGTCATCTTCGGACTTGCCAATATCTTCGAAGCCACCCATCAGAACACTGTAGTCTTTATCCCATTCACCAGCGTTATAGTCCTCGATGTTATCCATTGTTAGTGACTTTGATGTGCTCTTGATCAATGCAATCGTCCCAAAGTAGAGGGCACTATCCACCGGCGGGGGAAGATCAAATTTGTTCTCGTGTCCTGCACGACCATTGTCCTTTGCAAATACGTGAATATAATGCTTTTTTACCTTAAATGTATGGCGATGACTGAACCCCTTTGCACTCTTGAAATCACATTTTTTATAGATAGTGTCTATAGAAAATGTCTTGCACTTCTTCGTGGAAAAAGATCCACCTTTTTTGATCAAAACAATGGATTGTGTTTGTGTCATTTTATATGTAAAAATGGTATTTTCCGAGTTTTCACTTGAGCTCACTACCTTATTTGTATGACTATGTGCAAACGGTTTAAACCCTTTCTGGTAACAATAAATATTAGAACACCAATCACAGTGCAGTATCACACATTATTACTATATCTAACATCTACTATGAATAGAAACGCACATAAAGGACAACGAACCAACTATAAACCAACTCATAAAAATAAGCGACCCAATCATGTAAAAAAAGGAAAATATCATAAAAATAACAAAAATAATGGGAAGTATCAAAATAAAAACTTCACATATGAGGAGTTGCTATTCGACGTCCAGATGACAACAGCATTCAAAAAGGGGATTGAAAAGCTCGAACGCCAATCCCACGTCGTAACAAAAACTACCACAAACCGTATTCTTTTGCACGAGTTTGGACGCATCAGTGTTCACGAGCCGACACAGACACTTCGTGATGATCCCATTCCTAACTGCAAGGAATGCACCACCATTCAGCTTCCCCAATCCACCGGTGACCCGATCACTTGCTATGTTAATACCCTCACCAAGGAACGTCAACAGAGACACAAGCAGCGATCCCATATCCCGTTCCATCATACAGCTTGCACAGAGACGATTACGACCTATAAATTTGGCGCGCAGTCACCGGTGTCGCTCGTGCTGGAAATCCTCGAAAAGAACATCACCGAATATACGACCAAACCACATTACTCCTTTAGCATTCGGGTCGAGGCACCGTATTCCATCAAGGATTTCCAGATCAAAGAGGATGTAAATGCGTTTCTTGCATACATAATGTAATATGTCGAATGTATAACTTGACACGGAACTAGCGTGACGTAATCGATCACTATATATCTCACATAATATAACATTGCAATGTTAGGGACAATTCTCATTCAAGCATTTCTTTCTTTCACAATCATTTACATTGTTCATTATTTATACAATTACTTTCGGGACACTCTGACAACCCGCAGAGTTCTTGACTATGTGGAGCAGCCAAAGAAGGAGTACAGGGACATATATAAAACCATATATGCCGCATCTAGTGGAGCGGGTAATGCAGGAAGCGCCACAGGGTCATCTTCCAATAATGACACATCAACGTCTCTCCACACACCTCCTCCTGCGAGCACAAAAGATAAGGAGCGAATGAAGAATGAGCTGAAGCAGTATATGAAAACATTGAGCGCAAGCAAGTCAAAAGATACGCTCACACTCAAGAGCCAAGATCAGAAGGGACAGGCACACGCCCTTGGAGGAACACCGGGTGGTGGAAATATGATGCACCCAAGTTCTTTAGCCACATATTCCTCTGTGCCTCCACCTTCTGGACAATCGAACTCCACAAAAGGAACACTTCGTGAGCCAGTTGCCTTTGGAGATGCAGGATCAGGAGACAACGCCCCTATTAGCGATGACGGCATTCAATCTTTCTCCACCGGAGCGTTTGGTGGCGGCGATTTCTCCACCGGCTTTTCAACCTTTTAGGGACAAGCTCCATCAAAGGAACAGTGAAAAAGACATAAAGACAATCCATCGCATACAACTATAGATCAAGTAAGGAAAATCAAACCTGTATACAAATATTGTCTGTGACAAATGAACGTAGATCCAGTTGCACAGAACGCAATTCTTTCAAAGCTACCATCCATCGAACTTTGCCATGAACGCGTGGTTCATAACAAAGTTCCTTATGCTCAATGTGATATCCTACGTGTTATACCAAAGGGTCGACGAGGATTTCTCTGGATCACATACGACAACACCACACCAAAGGTATATTTTATTGAGCTGGGACGGAACCAGCGGGGGAGACAGCACGGCTCACATCATAGAAACCGGTATGATAGACGAAATGGGAATGCAACCACCCACGATACTCGAACAATTAATGTGTATGGGCGTCCACGCCAAGTCGAGCAGATATCCCAGTATTCTCTGTGCTTCGATGAATATCTTGCATCCTCTCACGGCACCCTCTTCTATGGAACGTACCTCCTCCCACGGGCATACAGTCAGGATCTCTCCCAGCCTATCTTCGTCCCAGAGCAGATCCTCTACTATCGCGGACACAAGCAGAATACATCCCTTCTTCGCCAGCAGCTCACCACAATGCACACCTGTTTGACGAAGGACATTCGCAACACATCCACCACGCGCAACACCATCCTGACATTCCTTCCCGTGATGAAGGAGCTTCCCACTCCAATCCAGCAGACCCTAGGTGAGGTATCGTATCCCATCTTCGAGACGCACTATCTGTCTCTTTCATCGGGGACGATCTGGAAGAAGCGAGTGCAGCTTCAACCGCGACGTGAGCTCCTCATTCGACCCACACTCCAGCAGGATATCTACGAGGCGTATACACGGGATGGAAGCAAAGAGATGGGAACCTGCCACATTCCGACATACAAGTCTAGCGTAATGATGAACGCGATCTTTAGAACCATCAAGGAGAATGATAATTTAGATGCGTTGGAGGAAAGTGACGATGAGGAAGAATTCGAAGATACCCGCGAAGAGAAGTTTGTGGACTTGACAAAGGAGTGCGTGTTTGAGTGCGAATTTCATAAATCGTTCAAAATGTGGACGCCGCTGCGCCCTGTTCAACAAGCGACCTGTGCCTGAAAAAAAATATCGTGCTAATGTATAAGAAATATTATCTCACCCCAAAAGAAATGAGCGAAGGAAACACATTACTGAGTAAGATCACGGGTGACGTGGGAAAGGCAGCCGGAGATGCCACTAGATACGTAAAAGGTTTAGGCGCAGCCGAGCAAGTGACCTATGGTAGCAACCAAGGCGCAGTCGATGGATGTGTAGGAAGCAGCTGCGGAGGTCCCGGTGTAAACATTGCTCGCGCAGGATATGAAGAAGCACCTGTAGCCCAAGGACAAAAGGGTGGATACTACGCCAAGCCCGACTTTGATGCTGTCCACTCTGGAGGACCAAGCGGTGGATACATCGGCGTCACCAAGGGAACCAACTGCGGAACTGACAGCCAAACCAATCTGGGAGCTAGTAAGCAACACGCTTACGAGATGAAGGGTGGAAACCTCACCGGTGGATTATCCAGCGAAGGCACCGCTCGTTACGGATTTGACGAAGCATCCTATGATCTGACCGCTGATCTCCGTGGAAGCTATGCCCCTATCACCCCCAGCACTGTCCAAGCGTGCCCCGTGCCTGCTGCCAAAGCACAAAAGGGAGGAAGCCGCGTATGCCACGACCTGCGCAAGGTCAAGCACTACCGCCAAGTGAGAGCCTTCTGGTCATCCATCTGCCCCGGTGCAGTGATGATGTATGAGAAGCACCTCGCACACAAGATCCATAGCGACACTGCCGCCGTGCAAGGTATTGTAAAGCACTACACCAAGGCTTTCTGCCACGAAGTGAACGCCCTTGCCAGCACCAACAAGAAGACCATCGAGAAGGAATACCGCGAAATGCGCAAGTCTCTTGCCAAGGCAGGTGGTCTGGTAAAGAAGGTAGAGCCCCGTGCTCTGCGCCTGCACAGAATGGTTGCCCGCCGCCACGTGAACACTGTAAAGGCACACCACCAGAAGCACAAGGCACTCACCAAGAAGCACCGTGCCACGGCTCGCAAGAACGGACGCAGATCCAGTGGAACCAAGAAGCACGGTCGCAAGAGCCGTAAGAGCTCCAAGGGAAAGAAGAGCCGCAAGCGCCGTTCCACTCGTTCCAGAAGACGCAGAACAATGAAGGGAGGATACCATCAATTCAACAGCAATGTCCCCAACACCCCCTCTTACGCAGTCTCCACAGATGGTGGATGGAAGATGGGAACCCCCGGTGCTGATATGAACGCCCGTGGAACAGGATGTGTGGACAACTACAACCACTTCACTGGAAAGGGGTTCGACACACCTATTTTTGACAAGGCAAACTAAGCGTGATACTAGTTAATATATTTCCTATAAAATCATAACTATTGCATATTGTATATTACATATTACATATTCCATATTGCATAATATAATAAAATACTTTTCTAGAGTATTGTATTATATATGAATACTATTCACCTTTTTATCCCTACTTTGCTTCACCGGGAGCAGTAATTCTCTCTTTTCCTGCATCGAAAGAGAGAAAGCACTTGCCTTGTAGGTTCTTTGCCTTCTCCTTCACTGCAATCTTTCTCACGTATTTCTTTGCCTTTGCCCCGGGTTCGTATAGCGTCTCCCACTGAGCAGCGTGATATTTTCTCTCTGTGGTAGTCATAATTTTATACTTGCACTTCATATAGAACCTCCTCCGCTTGACAAACTGTTTCTGGAAAACGTCGTGTTGATCCACTATGTCAACCACAATAGGGTGCTCGTGCTTCATTCGTAGGATCCGACCCACTGCCTGCGTAACATCCGTTTTAGGTGTGGCAAGGATGAGACTGGCAAGCGTCTTTATGTCGAGTGCTTCCTCTGCCATAGCATATGTGGCAATGACAACTTGCTTGTTCTCGGTTTCCTTGAGCGCGGCTTCCTTCATACCACCCACATAGTAGCCAACGGTGGCAATATCGCGGTGTTCGATTGCATCGTGTAGATATTTGAGCAAGCTCTTGTTATGGGCGAGGATCATAACTTGTTGATCGGGGTTTTCCTTCAGCATATCCTTCAGGACGGTGAGAATGAATTCGCTTCGATGGTTAAATTCGCAGAGCTTCCTGATCATAAGAGCATAGTGTGTCTGACCCTTGAAATTGTAGAGGGTTTCGGAGAATTCGGGGTCGGGATGCTCATACTGGATCGCCCGCACAGTGACAGCGTCGTCTGTATTTCTCTCTTCCTTGTATGCAACATTTCCCAAAAATAGCTTGAACACCTTAGTAAGACCGTCCTTTCGGTTCATTGTGGCGGAGAGACCAAGCATATACGGTGTCACTATTTTGAAGAGAGAGCGACAAAACACTTCAGCGGAAATATGGTGACAATTATGAACAAGAATACCGTGTGGCATTGTATCATATTCGGGGTCACATACTACGTAATTATGATTATCCCTCACTTCAATATCATATACAAAAGGAACACGTCGTCTAGATGTTCGAACTGAATATACCTTTGTAACATCAGATATATAACCTCGATCAGGACAATACCGTATCATAATAATGTCTTCTTCATTGATTAACTTGGCAGCTTCTATATACCCACGTTGAATGGTGTAAAATTTATGATTAGCCGTGCAAGTTATAGTGGTGTGTGAAAATTCAACATCTACAAGTGACTTTTCTTCACCTGATGGTTTTTTCCAAGCATACTCTAATTCTTTATATTCAGTTTGTCTAGTAGAATGATTATAACTGTAAATCAGTGGTAACTTATTTGTATCTTTATCTTCACTCCACATTTCATATAAGGTCTCAATAGAGAAATATCCTTTATTTGTTAGAATGAGTGTCTCAGGAACGAAGCATTCGTCACTAATCGTGAGACCAAAATCAGAAAACGTCCCAGCAGGATACTCCTTCATAGAGAGAGACTGAAGCATACCGATCACAATGTCCTTTCCCTCGACATCAATCACCTTCCCTTGGATCTTCCCGACCTTTGCATCCGGAATAAACTGTTCAATACGCTCAATCCACTGGTTCATAAGGAACTCCTTGTGCACGATAACAAGTGTCTTCTTTGCCAGTCGCGTGATAATGTTCAGTGCCATCACAGTGTTATGTGTTACAGTGTGATCTCCCAGCAAAAACCGCCTATTTCTATCCAGTTCAAAGCCATAATACATTTTCTTGCCCGGAACAAGTACAATTTCTATTTTACTGAGTATAGTCTCGTTTTGTGATATATGACGTATCCCCATAAAGCGTTCTGGTTCATCATAATAGTAGCGTCGTAGAAACTTTTCAATGGCAATATCTTTGTATTCATGGAGAACTGTATCATATAGTGTCAAGATATGAACATCATTCACTTCATAGTCCATACCGTTGCTCTGGCATACGCGATACATCTTGCTCATACCGCGGGTAATACCCGATACAAAACGCGGTGTGAAATCGTCACCCATTACCAAATCACCCTCGCAGACATCTTGTACCATTTTTATGGTATGGTCAGCCATTAGTACAGGAGTGTTCCAACCCAAGCATTTGCCTCGCCCACAGGGGATCTCTAGGAGACCACATCCACTTTTCTCTGCCTCCTTCATATATGCGGAAATGATGGTCTCCTGATAGTCACGCAATCCGCCTGCAAATGTAACATCAATATCTTCTCCTTCGCCAATTGTTTCACACTGAGGTTCTCCATACCGTTCTCTCCCGTAAAATCGAGGCACATACAGTTTTTTACCACTCTCTCTGTAGAGAGGAAATTCCTGCGCTTGTTGGATAGAATTAGGAGGAACGAATGGCTTTACCATAAGCTCTTTCTTGATGGAATTCTGCTCTGCAACAGTGATACTATCCTTTTTGATGGTGTACCCCTTTGGACCGAGATATGTGACAGGTGAACTTTTCATCAATGCTGTATCAGATGACATATTTATATTGGATGGTTGATAATGAGGTTTATCTTTCTCTCTGGGTAAATAATCTACTCAATATAGAGAGAAATCTTTATCTCTCTTCCCCAAAGGATATAATGGTGACCACATCCTATATATTTCATCCTCGTTTCAGATAAAAATAATCCAAGAAATAATCTCTCCTACTACTATAGAGAGAAACCCACAAACGTATTGATCCCTACGTCCCATCTACAAATGAACCAAGTATTACGTATGATAAAGAAAGAAGCAAAGGAACATACCGCAATCGCACTGATGATCCTTTTCATCGTGACTGATGTGAAAGTCCCCGCAGTTTTAGGAAACCTCGTTGATACCCTCCTTGGACGCGTGGTAGTCATCGGCATCGCACTGTCTTTCCTGTTCCACCACCACGCTTTAGGCGTAATTGCACTGATCTTCGCCTATGAGCTGATCCGCCGCTCCGAAAAAGCAACCGGAACATACCAACTGAGACACTACGTCCCTAGCCTGACCAAGATGAACGGACACCTCAACGCAATGAACCAGTTCCCAGTAACCCTCGAAGAGAAGATGGTGAACAACCTTGTCCCCCTTGTGAAGGATGGACCTCCCAGCACTGCTAAGTTCAAGCCTGTGATGAACCCCCTGCACCAAGCAGCCAAGCTGTAAACAGCGAAACATATACGATCATACCATAATTGAATACAATGCATTCACATATGGTATTTATTACTGTGTCATCACAAATTATTACGGGTGATTTAGTTATCAGAGAGAAGGTATTTCCTCACTGCACGACGGATCAAGTAAATGAGTGCTAATCCGACCAAGAGCCCTCCTGCTCCATAGAGGACAGCTTCGACCGTTTGCATTCTCTTCTTATCCGCAGGGGAGACACTAATCTTCTTTCCCTCTGCGGATGCATTCATTGCCTCATCAAGAGGAACTACATTTCCATCGTCATCGACAGGGTTGCATTCAATGTATATATCGTCACCTACGGCTCCTTCATTGTTTGTGGTTCCGCTCTCATTATATCGCAACTTCACTGCTTCAGAAGTTTGATGTGTTCCTACACTCACGGGCGTGACTAAAGATTTAAGTACAGAGAGAGTATCAGAACTCATATTGACCTTTCCATCCGCAGGGAATACAATGATATTAGCGGTCTTGTATACACAGGTGCTTCCTCCCGTGGCAGAGTAAGGGACATTGCCTTTGTATTGATAGAAGTCAGTCAAAGGAACAAATGCATCCAGAGAGAAGTTGGGTGCATTGATGGACTGTTCTTCACCGTTGTTTTCTATGGTGGGTGCAATAATGGATGAAAACGTCTGAGATGATCGCGACACACCTCCGCCCTCTGCAATGGGTATGCACAGAAGTAGGTTCTCGCCGGTCATCTGGTTCGTATGGTATATAAACATCTCCGCCACAGCTGCACTAGATGCCCCACCGATGGTGTATTGTGTCAGAGGAGGTGCATATATGCGGATATGATCCACTGTATATTTAGACGTATCATCGGTAGCGTTGAATGTGACATTTGTGATGCCGTCATATTTGTATTCCAAGAAGTCTCCTTGTGGTGTTACCTTGCAAGTGCTTGTTCCATAGCTGAATTGGAACCTGCAGGTCACATCACATTTGTTTGATTTGTAGCTCGTATCGAGCTCTATGGGTGCTTTATCTCCAGAACATGCCATATTTATGTGTCAAATATATATTACGATTGTAAAATGATCGTTGTTTTTACTATTTCCTATACTACTAAGATAAAAAAATTCTAACTATTATACATATATGAGAGTATCAAGAAAACGTCTTATCCAGCTAAAGAAACATAAACATCAAAGTCGCAAGAAGATACGGGAAGCCTTGCGCAAGAAGCGTCGCACAAAGACCTTTAGAAAGGGAAGGAAGCTCCTATTGAATAAGAAGACACTGAAAAAATACCAAAAAGGGGGTGTAGTTGCAAGAATGATAGATACGCCCTTCGCATTTGTACAGGAGGGAAACAAAATAATCAAGCAACTGCAGCAATTTAAAGATGGAACAGCACCATCACGTACAAGATCAACCATTGGACATCCTGAAGGTCGTCGTGTATACAATGCGGATCTATACAAGGATGCCGCACGGTTCCTCTCTCGTGTAGCACTCGCATCTATGGAAAACCCTCAGATGGATATCAACACCCTTGCAGAAAATACAAACACAGTGTTTGTGGGTGGTGTTCAAGATAGACAAGTATCTAGTCCAAAGAAAATAGTTGAGAAGTTAACCGAACTATTATCGGATAAAAAGATTGTCAAGCGCCGTGATGGAACCTTTGAAGAGGCAACAACGGCAGAGCGTATGGCTGAATATATTAATGAAAACCTTGGTAGTATAGGGAAATTCCGTAAGCTTATGGGGAGAACACCTCGTAATATAACGGCAAATGACTATAATAACTTTAAGATAAAGTTCATGAGACAAGGAGATAAGTTGACCCCCGATGGTGAGAAAGAAATATTTGGAAGTGATGTGGAAGAGAAGCAAATACTGCAAGAACTGCCTGCTGGTGCTGAAGTATCTGTCATCGAGAATATGAGTGATCCTGAACCATCTATGTCCAGTGCATCATCTGTTGTCACTGAAGATCAAGAGGATGATCGTGTCGAAGATGCAGAAGAACGAAGCAAGGAAGGACAAAGCATTGTAGAAAAGGCACTCGCCGAAGCAGCCAAACGGGCAAAAGAAAGTGGTGCCGCTGCCAGTGGAAGTGATGATGTAATTGCAAAAATGGCTGCGCCACAAGGAGAAGGAGTTCCCGGTGCATCTCCTCTTCAAATATCTCCATCGTCAACAGAACGAGGTTCTTCGGTAGGAGAAAGCAGCCCCATAGCATCACCTATACCTACTGCAAATGGTGGCGTTGAAGAGAGCAAGGATGGAGAAGAGAGAAAAGAGGAAGAAAATGAAGATTACGAACAATATCCCTCCTCTACAAGAGGTTTAACTCGTCGTCGCTTAGCAACACGATCAACAGTATCACCTGGACGATCAAGAGCGTCTTCTATAGGATCAGTTGCCCCTGTAGAAGAAGACAGTCCTTTGCCCAGTCCAGTTGCACCAGCAAGTCCTGTTGTCGCACCTGCCTCCACCCCAGCACCACCCCCACCCCCTGCATCTGACCCCCAAACATCACTTACAGCAAGTGTAACATCTGCTACTGAACTCTTAAAGCAACCCGCACAAATGACAGATGTTGATGTTCTTATTTCTGAACTCAAGAGTGTAGCTGAAGAATATCGCAACAGTCAAAGTGCACGTCGTGAGAGAGATGCGACACTCGCTCCTTTGATCAATGCTATTAAGAGCCAACAAACTGCGTCTTCAGGAACAAACAATCTGGTTCGCGTGGAACAAAAAGATAGCACAATTATCCCCACTATACTTGGACTTTCACAAGAAGTTGTGCAAGCAAAGAAGGCAAGCGACGATCTCACACAACAAGTGAAGGAGCTTCAGTCAGAAAACAGCAAGCTAAAGAGAGAAAATGCCGTATTTAAGAAGAAGGCATCCCTCCAAGCCCGTGATTTGATCGTGCGTATCACAATGCCTGAAACCGCAGGCGCCGAGACAGAGGAGCAAACAGGCGATCAAGGAACGCTAAACCAAGCCGTGGCACGAATTGAAGCCCAGAGTGTATCTGCTGATAGTTAAATAATCAAATGTGTAAAATCATATAATAATACAACTAATTTCATGGTATTATTATATTAGCATCTCTACTTCTAGTTTACAGTAAAATCGAGCATGTTATACATCACCTGTATCACACCAACTGTTTCTTTGTCGTCAGAATACGTGTTTCTAAGATGCGCTAGGCTCTTTTTAAGCATCAAATTCTGCTCATATACACGACTATATAGCGCAAACATCTGATCTCTTAAAGTTTCTCTTTCTACATCAGACATTATTGGCTTATCATCATCGCTTGCAAAGCTCTCACTCCTTGACTTTCTTTTTTGTGTCTTCCAACGACCCTTGTTCTTATGACGTATTACACTCTTACACGCCTTATCGATAGCATTCATACCACATTCGACCATTCTAGATAGACGCGAATAGTCCTCCACAACAGTGTGCAATTGTTGCATTGTATTTTTTCTATTGTACCCATAGATCCAACGGGATACTCCTTGTGAATATCCTACCGCGTCTCTCTTTACAACAAGTTTTTTCTCTTCACCAACGGTTTCATTCACTACTCTTATTTTATCACCTTCCTCTACACTGATTAACTCTTTTAATTGATGTGAAAAGGTCTCAAATGTATCCCTCATATTATCATAGTCGAGCGAATTGGCGATTTTTTGATATTGACGTTCAAACGATGGCATTCTCTCTATGATATTAGATAACATTGAAATTTTTTGTTTATGTTTATCTTGATAATTTTAATATATTTCTTTCACTACTATATTCTAGAGAGAAAATAAGACATTTCTCTCTACATCTCTACAAGAATGGTATGTATCGTGGAGTGTCATTTTCGTAGATGGTTGCTTTGAATGCATCATTGTATCCTTCTACATAAACACTGTCGCCGCTAAAGATCTCATCACATCCATATTCGTTTGTGCAACTGCGACCTCCTTTACTGAGTGGAAGACGGATCATATTGTTCTTGTCAGTCATTGTGTAGTATTGCCACTTGTTGCGATTGCTGTGGAGGGGACGTCCAAATACGGGGAGGATAGTCTCTTTTCCTTGTTGACGTGTGAGTATTCCTACTTGCTTGTAAGAGAGATCATAGTGACTGGTGTTGACGTTGATGGGAACACCGCCACGCACATCACCACCGGCACCTATTCCACGTGCATACCCATATCCTGCTTCGATGGGTCCACCGTGGGGAAAGAAACGATTTTCTTTCAGTGGAGGTTCGAATGGATTGAGAAATATACTGCGTCCTAGAGAGAAAAGAGAGCTGGGTTTGGAGTGAAGACCACTTCCATTATCGCCATCACGTACAACGACGACGTTTGTTTTCTCTCCACTTACACTTTCAAATTGACGGTATACAATGTAACCAACGAGTGCAACCATACACACGATGAAGAATAGGGTCACATTTTCTACACAGATAACACCAGGAGGACACTTCTTAGGCATTGCTTTATATATTATTGTCTATATTATACATACAAAAATATATTATACGGTATATCTGCATCTATATCTCTCCTTTCTGTGTTTTATGTTTCTCTCTAAATCTCGAAATGGTTTTCGTTCATTGAAACAAAACACCATCTATACAATGCGTTGTGCAATGGCACGAGAGGTAGAAAAGAGAATGCCACCCCATACGATGTCAACTATGCTGACAGGAATAGACCACTTGGTGAAAAGTGCGTATGACGTCAGATCAAACACAGCGTACACACCCGCGCCGAGGAGGAATGCATCAGTTGCATTTGTGGGAAAGTATGAAGCCAGAAGAACCATAACGGCATATACTAAGATAGCGGGTGCAAGGCGAAGCTTCATAGAATGTCCTTGTATTCCTTTCACCATAGAGCGCCACATAGGAGTGATGAATTGGAAGTAGATAAGGTCAAGAAGAACCATTGCTACTCCCATTGCAGAGAGAAATTGCCACGAAGGAAGTTGACGAGCCATATTTAATATATTACAATTCTGTCGTGTGTCAATCGCACAATTATATTATCCTTATTGATTTATAGAGAGAAAAGTTCTACTTGTTCATTCCACCCAGCATATCCATCATTCCGGTAAATTTGCCTGCCATTTGTTGCATACCAGAGTTGTTCATAGCTTCCATCATAGTCTTGGCGGTTTCTACAAGAGGACCTACTTGCTTCATACTGTCCATAAGGGTCTTCTGTTGCTTCATCAGATCCTGTGTCTCCTTGGTGAGGTTTTGAATACCGTTCTTTCCTAAAATGCTGTCAAGATTGTCGTATGCTTGTTCGAGAGTGGCTGCGTAATCGACACGCTTTCCGATAACTTCGTCCTCTTCGCTCTCATCCGCAGGAGCGGGACCACTGCCACGGATATTCTTTTGCACATAGTTTTCCTTCTTTCCGCCATTCTTTTTCTCCTTCTTTGATGCCTTTACCGCGTCCTTCTTTGAACCCTCCTTGTCTTCATCATCCTTCTTACCCTTGGCACCCTTTTTTCCCTTCTTTGCATTCTTCATACCTTCACGCATTTTGTTTCCAGCAAAGACAACGTTAGTAGCAACAATAGCAGCTCCAAGGGCAACAATCATATTCTTATGGAAGAATGTAGTTAAGTATGCAACGGCAGCGAAGAAAATCACCGAATTCAAATCTCCCATTGCAAGGTATCCTACTACGTTGGTGATTGCTAAGAAAAGCACCACGTATAAAACTGATTTATTGCGTAACAAGCGTTGGAATTTCATTAGTTTGTTCTATACATATAGGAGACAAAAAATTGATATCCAATAACGTAGATAAACCATCCAACAAATTATTCACTTTATTCCAGTGCAGCATTTCGGTAGTAAACCAATACAGTAGTTTTCTCCTCAACATATACTATGATCCTTGCATTGTGTGAATTGTACAACCCTCTCATCCACGGGGGTGGTAATACGTATATGAACCGCCAGTATATGGTGACCTGGGAGGTGGAACCCGAAGAATTCTTTGAGAATGAGCACGAAACACTGACAAAGATGATGAAGCGCGCATACGAGACGAATGGATACGAGCGCTATAGTGATATTGCATCCTATCGAAAGATTGTCAACAACCCTAAATACTATCAGTTGCAGATTGTGGAGGCGACTGAGTTGGATACGATGGAGATGGTATGCATTCCTAAAACGTTCCATTTGTCCTGTTTGCAGCGAAAGTGGAAGAATTGGTGCGCCCACAAGAAGCGTGTGATCCAATCCAGAAAGAGCCCTAAAGCACAGATGATGCGACAGCTGTATGGGAAGTGGCAATGTAAGTCGCGAATGTAATTGCAACAGCACTATTTGGGTAATTACGTTCAGTGAAAATATAAATGTGTAATAGAATGGAATAGAATAGAATTGAATACAATGCATATGATATGAATATAAATTCACTACTTCATATCATATTTTTTAACGGCGGCGTTGCGTGGTACGCTTGGATGGCTTGCGAGAAGAACGCTTTGCACGTGTTGATTGCTTGGTGGAGCGCTTTACACTCTTTCCACGGGAGCGAGTGCGTGAACGACTGCGAGATGCACTCTTGGATCTGCTGGGGCTACCATATTTGTATCCACCTCGCATGCCAGGGGGAGCACGTGCAGAGGCGGGAGGAGGTCCTGGGGGAAGAGGAACGGCATCTCCTTCTCCACCTTCTCCAGCTGCGGCACCTGCACCGGGCCCGGCTCTGGGAGGTCTTCCAGCAGCTCCAGCGCCACCAGCTCCTTCCTCTCCAGTAAGACGGTTAAGATCAACAACTACTCCGTTAATTTCACCGGCTTTGGTGTTGATTTGCTCTTGCAGGCGTTGGATAGCGGGTCCTACATCGGGGAAATCGCGAGCCAGAGCAGCGAACAGTTGACGAAGCTTCTGGTCAAGGTTAGTCTTGCTGGTGTTAAGACGTTGCAAGTTTTGGTTCAATTGACGCAAGAATTGCTCATTGTTGATGTTTATACCACCAGCAATGGCTTGCAGACGCTGAACGCGGGATAAAGCTTGGTTCAAGTTTGTAATAGGGGCTTGTGGTTGTGCCATAGTTTTCCTGATATATTACTGTGATAAAATAAATTTTATAGAGAGAAATGCTTGACACACAACTCACATAACTTCTTCTAAATCGCTCTGTATCTTTTTGATTTGCTTTACAAGGGAAGCCTTTTCGTGTTTGGCACGATCGAGCATTGTTTCAGTAATTCCTGCTTCTGCCATAGCCTTCTCTAAATACAAGAGCAAATATTCCATTTGTTGTCCTTGTTGCATCTTCAATTTGCGCATTTCGCTATCATATGCATTATATTGGTCGACAACCTTTTCCAATAGGTCATTATCTCTTTGTTTCTCCATCAATTCCCGCGTTCTCTCCATTTTGTAATTAGAGAGAACATTCATTTGCTCTTGTAATGCACGTAAAATAGTCTCTTGATTTGCGATATCCATTATTATATTCGAAATCTGTCTATGCAAGCTAAATATAATGTTCTTGCGTTATATATCTACTACTATATGCTAGTATAATAATTCATAATTTATTCCGAACTATGAAAAAGCTTCTCTCCAAAATATATTCAAACATCAACATAAAAATCTCAACCTATATTATTTAGTTTAGAATGTCAAAAATCGCCAACGAGCCCCTTCTCTGTGAAAATGAAGATCGCTATGTAATGTTCCCCATACAGGATAATGACATCTGGCAAATGTATAAAAAACAAGAAGATTGCTTCTGGCGTGTGGAGGAGATTGATCTGTCAAAAGACATTGGGGATTGGAATTCCCTTACGGAGAATGAGAAACACTTCGTGAAGATGATCCTCGCCTTTTTCGCCGCAAGCGATGGAATTGTATTGGAAAATCTAGGAATGCGTTTTATGAGCGAAGTGCAGCTAGCAGAAGCGAGAGCATTCTATGGTTTCCAGATTATGATGGAAAACATCCATTCTATCACATACAGCACACTAATTGACACGTACATCAACGATACAGAAGAGAAGACTACACTGTTTAAAGCTCTGAATAACTTCCCCTGCATCAAGAAAAAGGGAGATTGGGCAATCAAGTGGATCAATGACAAGCGCAGTTCATTTGCAACGCGTCTCATAGCATTTGCCTGTGTGGAGGGAATATTTTTCAGTGGAGCATTCTGCTCTATTTTCTGGTTGAAGAAGCGTGGACTTATGCCAGGATTGACATTTTCCAATGAGTTAATCAGTAGAGATGAGGCTCTTCACACGGAATTTGCAGTGCTGTTGTATAGCAAGATGAAGAATAAGTTGAATAAGAAGCGCGTGTATGAGATTATTAAAGAGGCAGTTGAGATAGAGAAAGAATTTATTTGTGAAGCACTTCCTTGCCGACTGATTGGAATGAACGCAACACTTATGGCAGAATACATTGAGTTTGTGGCGGATCGCCTTGTTGTGCAACTCGGATATGATAAGATATATGATGCAAAGAACCCATTTGATTTTATGGAGATGATTAGTATGGAGAAGAAGACTAACTTCTTTGAAAGTCGTGTGGGAGAATATTCACTCAGTAGTGGTAAGAAAGATATGGATGCTCTTACATTTGATGGAATGGAGTTTTAGAGAAGTTATACTATAAGATTTACATATTCAACTGTCTAACAATAAATACCTAACAATAAATATCCTAATATAATTATCCCAATATAAATATAATAAGCTATAGTAATACATACAACAATGCTTTCTCATAAAGATTATTATCAAGTGATTGAAAAAACTCCTCTTACAAGTGTAGACATATACTTTGTATATAAAAAATCTATATGGTTAGGGTGGAGAGCGAATAATCCAGGAAAAGATCATTGGTTTACACCTGGATGTCGTGGATACAAGAATGAGCCAATCAAAGAACTGATAAAACGAGTTGCATATACAGAATGTGGACTAACAATAGATCCGGATGATTGCAATTTGATAGATGTATATGATCATATATATGAAAATAATTTCAAAGATGATACATTCGGTACACACTATGTAAATGCAGCATATTTTTATAAAGTCTCTGATGGACAAGTTCTTAGAATGAGATGTGATCAACAGCATTCATATTTCACGTGGATGGAATGTGAAGAAGCGTTAGCAGATGAAAAAGTTCATCCATTCGTCAAAAAAACGATAAAAGATCTTGTGAAGATATTGTAAATCCACTTAAATGACAATGCATCAAATATTATAGATAACACATATACTATTTGATTAGACCAAATAAATAATAATTCAAATGACGCAAGAGATAGTGCAATTATCTTCTACAATATCACTATTTCAGACCATATATTTACTGGGGGCATTGGGTGCAGGATATGCAACAAATTATGTATGCCATATGCTGGGGGTATATTACGGGAAAAAGGGTGTCAAGTATTATTCAGAAGTTCACATAAAAAAACAGAATATTATAGTCCATGTCATTGGAATGCCATTTACTATATATGGTATGACGCTCTGGTTGCCGGCACTCGCTGAATATGCGTTGGAGTATGACCCCCTTCTTACGCGACTTTGCCTATATTTGTATTACAATGGACTATATTCATACATTAGTTTGGATGACTGTGTATATTTTAACTTTATGTATTTTCCTGCAGTGCTTCTATCTACATTTTACTATGTAGGTGGATTATATGATATCATATGGGGACTTAGTATTTCAACAATTGCGCTTGTATTTCAAGAGGTGGTGGGGCATAATATGTCAGGAGATCCACCAAGTCGCCCAGAGGCAGTATTGAATGCCATCTTATATGCAATGTATTTTTCCGCTCATAGTTTGAAGAGGATCCTGCGTGGTAAATTATTATTGTATAAAAATGAGTAAATAAATATAATAAATGTAAAATATATATATGAAGTCTTTACAGGATTTCAAAAATATTCACAAAAATGGTGATATTTATATATTGGCATCTGGTAAAAGTGTTGATTTTATAGATAATAGTTTTTTTGAAAATAAAATAGTTATAGGTATAAATCAGGCATATAAGAAATTTGAATGTAAATATCTAGTAAGAAAAGAATGTAAGTTGATAGATACGGTTTTGAAAGATAATAAAAATGCAGTTCATTTTATTAGTAACGGTGATTGTGGTGGAGGAAATAATAAAAATACTCAGTTTATAAAAAAAAATAATTATGATAAGGCAAATAACATAGTTATATATCATCATAATAATAATACATGTAAAGTACCAAATAACTTGCCTGAAAACGATAAATTAGTAACATCATATTCTACAATAACTACAGGTATACATTTAGCAGCGTATATGGGTGCTAAAAATATTATACTAGTAGGACACGACTGTGGAACATTAAATGGTGAATGTAATTTTAAAGGATATCATACAGATGAAACTTATAAAATAACATGGAAAAATGGAAAAAGAGACTATAAAGAATGGTTAAAAAATATAGAAAGTCAAACTATAGAAGTTCGTAGGCTTATAAAAGATAAGTATGGATGCAATATATATTCTTTAAATCCATTTATAAATTTTGGGTTAGAAAATAATGAATATAGTAAATAGATATTATCTAGTTTAAATAAATAATAATGTATTATACTATAAATATAATACATCATAATGGTAAAGATTATATCTGAGATTGGAATTAATCATAATGGTTCAATAGACTTATGTAAAGAACTTATTATGCTATCAAAAGTAGCAGGAGCAGATTATGTTAAAATTCAAAAGCGTAACCCGGATGTATGTGTCCCAGAACACCAAAAATCCAAACGCCGTCAAACACCTTGGGGCGAGATGAGTTATTTGGAATATAAGTATCGTATGGAATTTTCCGAAGAACAGATCAAGGAGTTATGTGAATACTCAAGAGAACTTGGAATAGAATTTTTTGCTAGTGTGTGGGATGTAGATAGCGCAAAGGTAATGTCAAAATATACAAAAATTGCAAAACTAGGTAGTGCATCTATTACAGACACTGAGTTGTGTAAGGTTACGCGTGAATTATTTGATTACGTTATTATTAGTACTGGTATGAGCACTGAAGAAGAAATAGAAGCAGCTGTAGAAGCATCACAACCAGATGTAATTATGCATACAAACTCAACATACCCTTGTCCTGTAGAGGATTTGAACCTTCGTTATATAGAACATATGAAAGAAAAATATGGCGATAAAGCGGAAATTGGTTATAGTGGTCATGAATATGGATTAATTACATCATTTGCTGCAGTAGCAATGGGAGCTACATGGATAGAGAGACATGTAACATTGGATAGGAATATGTGGGGAAGTGATCAATCCAGTAGTATTGAACCAAGTGGATTAATCAAATTAGTAAAGGGAATTCGTGATATTGAAAAGGCAACACAATATGAACCAGGTTCAAGAAGATTATTTGCAGGTGAGAGTTCAAAACGCGATAGTCTTAGAAAGAAGTAAATAAAATATTATTTTATTAACTGAATTATATAATCTATATTTTCTTTTTTCATATCTACAGTACATGGGATGCATAGGATTTTATTATAAATTTCTAAGGTATTCCTTGTTTCTTTTAGTGGATGATAATATTTTCTACAGAAAATATCATTTTCTAATAAATTTTTTTCGACTTGTACAGATTTTTCTGGTTGATTAAAGAGTAAACAAAAACAACTAGGCATAATGTTATCATTATCGTGAAATGATGGAAAAAGTTTTAGTGGTAATTCTTTCTCAAGTATTTGTGCTTTAAAATATTTATATAATCTCTTATGTTTTCCCACTATTGTTTCAAAATTTTCAAGATACTGAATTATATAAATTGCAGCTATATCAGACATCTTATAATTATTTCCTTCTCTAATCCAATATTTATCTGACAATCCAATTCCAAAATTATTCATACATCTGATAGTTTTTTCATATTTCTTATCAACAATAATAGCACCTCCTTCCCCAAAACCAAGTGGTTTTGTATGATGAAAACTTATAGTGGAACCATTACCGTAATTACAACAAGATTTACCATTGTAAAAAGTAAAGGGGGTTGCAGCATTATCAAATATTAAGAATTTATTATTTTCATTTGCCCATTTTTCATATTTATCTATATCAACAATATTACCAAATATATTTGTTACTATAATGCCGTTTATTGTTCCATCTAATTCATCTAAATTTAACCCTCCATCGTTATCAATATCTATAATTTTAGTATTTGATAATGATCCTTGTGACGATGGTGGAAATGTGAATGATTGTGTTGCCCAATTTATTTCTTGTTTATGAACGTATCCAATTGAAGTTGCAAGTGAATGAAGTGCAACTGAACCATTTGTTACTGCAATAATAGCTTTATTGTCATCAATCTGTAATTTTTCTTTAATAATTTGTTCTAATAATTGAACGTTCGGACCATTATTGCAAAATTGATTTTTACTAATAGAATTATTTAATAATTCTTCAACTTTGTTTAGATTGATCGATTTTTTTGGAACCCAAGATATATTCATAATATATATTCATAATATATATTAATAGGATATAATTGTATATACTTATATCCTATTAATATATTTTTTAGCTTGTTCATAAACTATCATACCAATAACTGATGATGGAACAGTTCTAATATAAATTGGCGTAATTCCTTTCCATAAATTAATAATTCCATAAATACGTATCCGTTTTTTTAATATATATATTATATCTTTATTTCTTAATTGTTGTTCTACTTTAATAGTTTCAAGAGGATACGTTATTGTCCAAACAGAAAAACCTGATATAGTTGAATTTATAATAGACTGATATATATCGTTTCCATACTTATTTCGAAGCGAACCATATACACCTAGATATATCGTTGATGCAACAATTGATCTAATTAATTCTGGTTTAAAACCATTATATATATTTTTTATTCTAAAATCATTCTTAATAAATAACTTTAAATTTGTTGTGTGTTTATTTAAAATAAAATTGTTACATATATAACTACTTGGTAATGAAAAAATAGTATTTATAACTCCACATAGAGTGCCACATAAAAAAGGGTTAATGTTTTTATTAATTAAATATTCATAACATTTAAATTGTATAGCTCTTTCAATCGGAACACTTAATAAAGGGATAGAAACACCTTTATATAGATTATATAGTTTTATATTTTTAAATACATCTCTAATATGTTGATTTTTATTTGTTTGTAGATGTAATCTTATATAATCAAATGGATGTGAAACTAAAACCCTAGATATACCTTGACAAAATCCAGGAAAAAAATCCATATATACAATATGATATATATATATATATATATATATATATATATATATATATATATCATGATAACAACTATTATAACTGGTGCATCTAGAGGTATTGGTAGAAGTATATCCAAACATCTTATAAATAAAAATCATAAAGTGATAGCAAAAATGCCTTAATTGCTTTTAATAGATGTTTAGCTATAGAAAATATAAACAAAAATATACGTTCTAATGTGATTTAACCAGGATATATTGAGACTGATATGGTAAACAACATACCTAAAAATATTCTAAATGATATAATCTCAAGTATACCAACAAAAAGGTTAGGTAAACCAAATGAGATATGTGATATTATAGATTTATTACTTGATAAGGATTATATAACTGGTGAAAATATAAATATAAATGGTGGTCTATATATGAGATAAAGATTTAATAATAGTTTTATATTATTTTATATCATATTTTATAAAGAGAAATAGATTTTTTTACGATTTTTTATTTTTTTTGCAGGATTTCCCACATAAATACTCCAAGGGTCTGTATTTTTATTTATTAAACTATTCGCACCACTTGCTGTACCCGTCTCTAATATACAAGATGGTAACACTATACTACCAGTCCCTAAAATACTATGTTTTTTTATAAGAATATCTCCTGTATGTATATTTGTAAATTCCTTTGGCACAGTAGGACCAGTCATGTAATAACCATTATAGTCATCGGAAGAACCATATATCCTACAATGTGATGACACTCCTACATAGTCTTCAAGATGTATTATATTATCTAAAGCTGATGTAATATATGAAAATGCACCTATATGTACGTAATTATTAATTACTATTTTACCATTTGCTGATAATATACAATTGTCATCAATCCTAATATTATTATTCAAATATATATTTTGTGGATTATATATACTAACTTTTTTACTTATATTAATATTATTTACCTTTTTAGATAAATTAATTCCTAACTTTCGAAGCTCTGATATAGAATACATTTTATATATATAGTATTAATATATATATATATATATATTAACTATTATGTTTGATAATATATTTTTAAATATTATTGTGCTATTTTCACCGAATTATGAAAATAAAATAGTCACTGGGACTGTTAAAAAGAGCATTTCTTTACTAAATCAATTTATAACATTTTATAAAAGTATAAAAAAAAATTTAAATTTAATAAAATATGATATCTCAATAGTCCATTATAAAGATTTTAATAATGAAGATTTAGATAAATTAAATAGTCTTGATGTTAATATAATTAAATGTAATGTTGATAATTTTGATCAGTTATGTGTAGAGAGATATATTGTTAAAACAAAAATTAAAGGAACTCATAGATTATTAGCGGAAACTGATATGCTATTATTGAAAGAACCTAATTTTAATTGGAATGTTGATTTTCAAAAAATGTATGGTGGTATTGCTAATATATTTCCTATCTCAGTAATGAATAAAATTTATAAAATGTTTGACATTAAGAACAGATATATAAAAAACTATAATATAAATCAAGATTTATTCATTTCATATAATATAAAAAAGAAAAATAAAAATAACTTATTTCCACATTTTAATAATGGATTAACGCTTATAACAGAAGAGTTTTCAAAAAAATTTTATGAAAAAATGATATCCCTTGATTGGATAAACAAACAAAACAAATACTTTGAACCAAAATATCATCATTTTCTAGGACAGGTTTTACATTCTTTTGTACTATTAGAATTAACAGATAATTGGGAGCCATTTGAACCAGGAATTAACTATCTATTGAAGACATATGATGTAAATAAATTTGGTAAGGAGAACATTTCATTATTACATTATTGTGGCATAGGTGCTGGAAAGTTGGTTTTAAACAAATTCCCTGAATATTTTATCTGAATATTCGCAAGCTATACTATATTCTGGTGTAAAACAAATATCAAACTTAAAAATTCATCTGTGTAAGTCTTTTATATAATCAATATCAATATTATCATATTCATTCATGATATATGGGTAAATTCTATCACCACTTATAGTATTATTTTTCAATATAGCTACATTGAATATATCTATATATCCATTATGTAAGTAACATTGTGGGAGTATTTGTCTTGCCTGATTATATGGCTCTGTAATATCATTAACTTTGTTAAATAATGGTTTTAATAAATTTTGATCTGTATCTACAGAATACATCTTATATGGTGATTTATCAATTGGAATAACACTCCTTAAACTATCATATTTATCTCTGTTTTCTATAAATAACTCTAAACATCTATCTACATCAATCACTTTTCTACATGGTTGTGTTGGTCTTAATTGAAGTATAATATCGGGGTTATAATTTTCATTCTCTCTTAACCAATCAACACAGTGTTTTATACATTCAAAATCTGTTGATAAATCCCCTGAAATTTCGCGAGGACGTAAAAATGGAGTTTGAGCACCATATCTCCGTGCAATCTTAGCATACTCTTGACTATCTGTTGATACAATAATCCTTATATTATTTGCATATTTAGACTTTTGTGCATGTTCAATAGACCAAGATAACATTGGTTTTCCCTTGAAATTCATAATATTTTTACCAGGAAGCCCTTTTGAACCACTACGCGCAGGGATAATACATAATATTTTTATATCAGTTATCATTTTTATTTAAATATAACTAGTATACTAGTATTATATTTAAATGATAATTTTTGTAGATATAGATGATACTATATGTTATTATGATAGTTCAAATAGTAATTTAGATTATAATACTGCAAAGCCACATAAACAAAGGATACAAAAAATAAACAGTTTATATGAAAACGGTAATACTATTATATATTGGACTGCGCGCGGCACAAAAACAGGTATTAAATGGTTTCATACAACTTTAACCCAATTAAATCATTGGGGATGTAAATTCCACGAATTAAAAATGGGAAAACCTGCATATGATCTATTTATTGATGATAAAAATATTAATTCAGAACATTATTTTTCGTAATAAACATTGTTAAGTAATATAAAATAATAAAAATATAAAATAATAAAGATCTTATATTACAAATATTCATATGAACATATTGATAACTGGTGGATGTGGATTTATTGGATCTAACTTTGTTAATTATGCTGTCAGAAAGTATCCAAGATACAACTTCGTCAACGTAGATGCTATGTATTATTGTGCATCTCACGATAATATTGATGATGATGTGAAAAGGTCACCCAATTATAAGAGTATTGATGCAAATATAAATGATTTTACATTAATGAAGTATGTCCTAAAACAAGAAAATATTACCCACGTCATTCATTTTGCAGCGCAATCCCACGTAGATAATTCATTTGAAAATTCACTACAATACACATTTGATAATGTAAAAGGAACACATACATTATTAGAAGCAGTGCGACAAGTAAATAAAGAAATAGTATTCCTCCATTTTAGCACAGATGAGGTGTATGGAGAAAGTGAATTAGATGAAGATCCAAAACACGAGATGTCCCTTCTTTGTCCAACAAACCCCTATGCAGCGAGTAAGGCAGCTGCCGAGATGTATGTAAATTCTTACATGCACTCTTATGTAATGCCTTGTATTATCACGCGTGGAAATAACGTGTATGGACCAAATCAATATCCAGAGAAGCTTGTTCCCAAATTTATCCAATTTCTCAAGGAAGGTAAGAAGTGCACTATTCATGGAGATGGCTCATCATTGAGATCATTCATTCACGTGTTTGATGTATGTACTGCTGTTGATACAATTCTTCACAAAGGAAAGATTGGAGAAATATATAATATAGGAAGTGATCCAAAGCACGAAAGATCTGTATTAGATGTAACTAAGCTACTTGTTAAATATATACATAATAGCGATAATTATGAAGACTACATTACATTTGTTAAAGACCGTCCTTTCAATGATAAGCGTTACTTTATTACAAATGAAAAATTAAAACAACTTGGATGGGACATCACATTTGACTTTGAGAGTGGATTAAAGAAATTAATTTGATTAATAATATAATAGGTATATATATGAACATTATATATACATATGGATAATTTATTATTTGTAATTAATACTTGTGAAAATTATTTTAAATATAATAAAGCATTCCTATTGAAACAAATTAAAGAATCAAAATTATCAAATGTAATCATAATATCAGGACAAGAAAATAATAATGAAAGCATTTATTTAGATGGAATTAAAGTAATAAAAGTAAAATATACTGGGTTACATCATACAAGTGCAATATATATAACAGAAAATCATTATGAATTCAGTAAATTTAAATATTTTATGTTATTGCCTGATACAATAGAAATAGGAAAAAATTTTAAAGATAATATATATAAATATTATCAAAAATACCTGGAGAATAAAAATGTAGAAGCATTAGGCATTGTAAATCCATCAATAAGACCCACAATGGATATGGGAATTTTTAATATTGATCATCTTGTAAATATTTCAGAATATTTCTCTAAAATTAAAACATATGATTTATCAAAAAATAATCTAATAAAATTAAAAAAAACATTAATATATGATGAAAACACTATATTTGGCAATCCTATTAGTAAGAGAGGCACAAACTATAAGTCAAAGATAAAAGATAAAATATTTTTGTGCAATGATAGAAAGGATATTATTGAAAAAAGAATAAATGAAAATATTAATAGTGTATATTTTCCTTTATTGGATCTAACTAAATTTCAAAGAAATTTTAAAGGTCCGAATGTAGAATTAGTTTTAGAATATAACAATGACCTCTCTGATTAATCGTGATATTCTGTCCTATTTGCAAGGTTAATTTAAATATAATTTATATCATAGATATGAATAAAAAATTATTACTTTAATGAAAATGCTATATTTTTTAAGAGTTAAAGTATGGAATGGTAGATAATGATAGAAATAAACAAATAATAAATAACAAATAATAAATAACAAATAATAAATAACAAATAATAAATAACAAATAACAAATAATATAATACAAATATAAAATTATTATATTATATTATATAATTACAATGAAAGTTATTGTATTTGGATACAAAGGATGGATTGGATCAATGATGTGTGCTCTTCTTGAAAAAGAGGAAGCCATAGATATTGTCCGTCCTACAATTCGCGCAAATCACCCATCACAGATAGAAGATCTTATCGTAAAAGAGCAGCCTACCCATATAATGTCATTCATTGGACGCACACATGGATCCATTGGTGATAAACAATATACAACCATTGATTACTTAGAACAACCTGGTAAACTTGATGATAACGTCCGTGACAACTTATTCTCTCCACTCACATTAGCAATATTGTGCAAAAGACACAACATACATTTTACTTACTTGGGGACAGGATGCATATTTTCATATGATAACAAACATCCATTTGCAGATGAGGGAACAGGATTTGGAGAGAGTGACACCCCTAATTTTACTGGTTCAGGATACTCTACTGTAAAAGGATATACAGATCAGCTAATGCAACTTTTTTCAGATAATGTCTTAAACTTGCGCATAAGAATGCCAATTACATCAAAACACGAACCGCGAAACTTCATTACAAAGATCACTACATATGAACGTATATGTTCCATACCGAATTCTATGACAGTATTAGATGAATTACTTCCCTACGCACTTGATATGGCAAAACAATCAATTACAGGAACATATAATTTTACTAATCCTGGATTAATAAGTCACAATGAAATATTAGATATGTATCGTGAACTAGTGGATACAGAATTTACCTGGAAGAACTTTACTTTGGAAGAACAGGCGAAAATTCTAGCAGCAGATCGCTCGAATAATTGTCTGGATACAACAAAAATAAAGACATTATACCCAGAAATTATGTCAATTAAAGAGAGTGTTAGAGAAGTATTGAAAAGGTTTAACATCGGGAAGTAATAATATTTTTGTTTTTATTTTTATTTAAAATGTAATATATTAATATATGTAGACGTTAATATATTATTATGAAAATAGCAGTATGTTTTTGGGGATTAACGAGGAGTTTAAAGTATACAATTAATAGTTTACATGAAAATATTTTTGATGTATTTAAAAAAAATAACATAGAATATAAAATTTTTATGCATACATATAATGTTTATGGTAAATATAACAATAAGCGTTCCCTTGAACACAATATTACATTAGATAATAATGAATATAAATTATTAGAACCTGACTATATTTCTATTGATAATCAAGAGGAGATAAAATCTAATATTAATTTTTTGAAATATAGAACACATAAAGATCCATGGGATAGCCAATATCAAACACATGACAATTTTATATTAGCAATGTATTCAAAAAAATGTTTATTAAAATTATTTCAAGATAATGATGATGGTACATATACTCATTTTCTAATGATACGTTCAGATGTAAGATATTTAAATAATTTTGATATTAGATGGTTATCAGATATAAAAAATAATGAAATATATGTTCCTATATTTCATTTTAAACCGTTTAATTTTAACGATAGGATGGCTTTAACGAATGATAAAAGGGTTTTCACAATCTACAATAATATATATGATATTATGTTAGAATATAGTAAAAAAAAACCGCTACACTCTGAAACTATTAACAAAGTTAATATGGATAACAATAATATAAATGTTATACCTATAAAATTCTTCTTTAATAGAGTAAGAGCGAATGGTATTGAAGGTAAGGATGTATCGTTTATAAATGGAAAATTTACTTATAAATAATATATAATTACACTTACCTAATAAAATATTTAAACGTAATAATTAATATATTATACATATATTAATAGTAACGATTATGCATTGTTTTAACACAAAACACTTATTACAGACATATAACCTGTTTTGGCAATATCCGGTCATTACAGAGCAAGAATTCTATAATCAAAATAAACAAAACCCTAATTATTGTGGTATACCTTGGGCAACTTTTATTGATAAAAGAGTAGATACAAATACCATTTTAAAATTAGTTATTCCCTATGTAAAACACAAGAATTATTATACTTGTTGTCAGCATATATCATTTAGAAAATTAGTCCCACTAATGAAAATATTAGGAGTAAAAACAGTATACACACCACATAAAGTGAAAGGAGAAGATAAAATAAATGGCGTAAATATATTCCCTTGCCCTCTATATGCTGTTAATATAGAAGATCCAAAAAAAAATAGTTTATTCAAAAATACAGATCTAATATTATGCGAAAGAAAATATTTGTATTCATTTATGGGTGGTGTTCAAAATAACTACATATCTAATATTCGCCACAAAATTTTTTCTATGAAACATCCAGAGAATACATATATTAAAAATACTGGACAATGGCATTTTAATAATGTTGTATATTCAAATAAACAAAATAATAAGGGTGAATTAAATATCGACCAGGAGCACATAAATAAAACAAACGCTTATAATAAGCTGTTATTAGACAGTAGATATAGTTTGTGTCCTAGTGGTAGTGGACCAAATTCGATACGTTTTTGGGAATCGTTAGCAGCTGGTTCTATACCTATTCTATTAGCCGATACATTGGAATTGCCTTATGGGCATAATTGGAATAAAGCCATTCTTAGAATTCAAGAAGGTTCTATTGATAATATTAATGAAGTCTTATCAAATATTACAGAAGAACAAGAAAATTCTATGAGAAAAGAATGCATTTCAATATATAATTCATTAAAGAAAAATTATGTATCGTCTAAACAAAATATCATTCATTATTGCTGTGGTTCTTATGATTACGGTGATTTTGGGGGCGTCGCTAGGTTTGATCATCATATATCAATTGCATTTCCACATAGAATATTCGTTCAAGGACCTCAACATAAAAATTATCTGCTATCACTCGTAAAAGAATTAGATGATCCTATTATAATAACTGATAATCATTTATCATGCGATATACCAAATTCTTACAATATTATATTAGTTCATCACGGATCAGCATTGACACATGCAGAAAGAGAGCCAGATTGGTCACCTTATTGGAAGAAGCTATGTTGTGAGGGACAAAAAAATATGTTAAAATATAGAGATCCAAAACGGACAAAAATTTTATCTGCTAGCACATTTTGCATTGATGAATTTTCTAGGTTCTTCCCTGAAGACTATAGTAAATTTGTTAAAGATACTCTGTTACATACATCTGAATTAAAGCCTATATCAAAACGTAGTTTTAATGATGAGCCTATTATTTTTGGTAATTTCAAAGGTTTTTTAAAAGGAGAGCACATATTCAAAAAATTAGAAAAAACAAGTTATAAAGTAGAGAAATTAAACTGCTATTTTGATAAGAAAAAACATAAAAATTATGAAAACTATAATGATGAAAAACAAAAATTTTATCTAGATCGCGATATATTTTTGCAACTATCACTCTCAGAAGGAAATTCTTATGCAACGCTAGATGCTTTTGTTTGTGGAAATGTTGTTATTGCAACTGATGTAGGATTGACATATAATGATGTTCCAGAAGATTGTTATGTAAAATTAGATCATAAAAAAATAAATGATCTAGAATACTTGAAAAAAAAAATAGAATATGGTTGGCAACATAGAGATGAATTATCAAAGAACGCAATAGAGTATTTTAATAATCTATGTTCTTTTAAAGGTTGGAAAAAAAATATAACCAATATTGTTAATAATTATTAATGTCTCTATGAAAAACACAAACCATATATGAATTAAATATAAAATATAATTAAAGAATAGATTTTTAAGTTAAATATATCTCATATCTAATATAATATTATAATATAAATTGATCTAATATGAATATGAATATGAATATGAATAGGAAAGTTCAAGTGTATCAACAAAAGAATGATGATAAACTAGCAAAAAATCCCCATAACGATGATCCGATTTACTTGGTTTTGCAATACTTTGTTCACTCTGATAAGAAACGTCATCAAGAATTACAAACTTGTATGAAAAAGAATGTTGAACTAGGTCTATTTGAGAAAATTATTTTATTAAATGAAAAAATTTACACCTCCGAACAATTAGGTATAAAACAATCACAGATGTCATCCGTTGAACAAATTAATATTAAGGATCGCTTAACATTTTCACACTGTTTCAATGAAATAGAAAGACTTCAGAAACCAGGATACTATGTCATTGCAAATTCAGACATTTTTTTTGATAAAACTTTGATAAATGTTCGTAAAAGTTGTCTTAGCAAAGAAAAATCCCTCTATGCACTTCTAAGATTTGAATACACAAATCAGAAAAAATTAGGATACTGTAAACTATTTAATCATCCTAGAACAAATGCTCCGCGTCCTGACTCGCAAGATGTATGGATATATCACACGTCATTTTCCCCCAATGATATAATAAAGCAGCAGACAAACTTTGCTTTTGGAAAGCCTGGATGTGACAACAAGCTACCTATCATTTTTGCATCTCAGGGTTATAAATGCATTAATGCACCTTGGAATGTAAAGACATATCATTATCATAAAACGCAAATAAGAAACTACTCTCAGAAAGATACGATACCTGACCCCTATTTATATCTCCATCCTATCTTATAGTTACTATGTATAGTTTCCAAAGGTGTAATAAAATCAGTTGTATATTTTTATAATGTAATATGTATATAATCATTACATTATAGTGAAAATATTATAGTAGATATTTGCGTAATATTTATATAATTAAATTACTATTTCAATTAATTATTCTTTTACATATATTTGAATATATAAAACGCCGACTAAAATTATTTTCTTATGTATTATAAATAATACATAAATTTATTAATATTTATTAAAAGTTTCTCTAAAAGGTTTAGGTAATATTAATTCAAAATTAAATATTTTTGAAGTATATCATTCATCGTAATTGTCTTGTCATTACGTAGTGTTTTTAAATTATAATCTATCTACTCTTTTTTTACTTTGTATGCTTTTGGTATTCTGTTTTTCCGCGTTATATTTTTATTTTTGTTATACTTGTCTACCCAACACATTAGACACCGTGGATGGTACTTGAATATATTACAAGTTTTTACTAGATTATTATTTTTAGATATATAATACTGAACTGACGTAATCTTATAGTCTTCGCTTTTGTGTGGGGGCATTTGCTATATAGTATTATATCTTATAATTTATTATTTCTCCATAATCCTGTGCAGATGTGCATTCCGTAACACCCATCTTTTTTTAACTCTTTTATATATTGATTATTATTTTTTGTAGGTGGATGAAATAAACTTCTCTTACTAACACAAATATCATCGTTTATTTTAGAATATCTTTTCCACATAGCAAAAACAAACATAGGTCCTGTCCCTAATATATTCCCATCTATATTTTTGTCTGTATTATAATCTAATTTTGTTCGGTCAATTGTAAATAATGTATCCATTAATGACTTCCAATATGGATGGTTCGGTTGAGATGCAAAAATACAATTTCCTAAACAAATAGGATTACCATTTTTGTCTTCTCTATTACATGGTATAACAAGTTTTTCATTAAACAAATCAAATGGGTTAAACATTAAATAGTCCATATCTGTGTATAATCCTCCATATTTATACATTAAAAAATATCTAAACATATCTATTTTCATAATCATTC